TAAGGGGTGTCAAACAGTAGGTATTTTTGTGAGCTATACTAGCACACCAAGGCATTGTGGAGCGTGTTACCAAGACGATTTTTTGGGGCTTAAAGATGGTGTTTTGATGGTTTGCCAAGATGGTATTCAGGCGCTGTCTAGACAAGCAATTTTGTAACTAGATTTGATCTAGGTTTGAGAATCGAGATTGCTTGTGTAAGGTTTTCGTTTCTAGATTTGGTTGTAGAATCGCTTGCGTCTAGATCGTTTTAGTAAAGGTGTTGTTATCTTTTCTGTTAGTGGTGTACGTATATTAGATGTATTTGGATATGATCTAGATTTATGTGAGAATATATCTAGATGTTTTTAAGATTTGATCTGGAATTATTCTAGAATTGAGATTTGTATTTAGAAAAAGTCTAGATCTAAAAAAATTTGGATAAAGAATTTGCTGGGCATGGAAAATAGAGCTAAAGAAGATGTTAAATAAATATTTAATAAAAATAAATAAGTTTTATAAAACAATTATTAAGTAGTAAATTGTTTTATATCAAACAATTTTTTAGGCAAAAAAAAGCATCAATTAAGGTTTAATTTTAATTGATGCGGTTTTTTATTTTGGTTTGATTAATAAGTATGGTAGTTTTTTGCATGGGTCTAACCCATGCTGTATAAAAACACAATTATCAGATTGATTTAAACCGGCAGGTTTAAATCTGTACCCTTTGTTAATTAGTTTTTTTATTTCATCCAGACACAATGTTTTCATTGTATGCTTTCTTCAAAAGTAAAATCATTATAATCTATATTAAATAGATTAATTTTAGATTGTTTAGCATGGTACTCACACCATGCTAAAATACCGATTAATTCTGATTTCTTTATAATCTGGCTTTGATTTAATGATAAGGTTAATTTAACCTTATCATTATTTAATAACATTTTCATTTTATACTCCGGTTTATTAGAATAAGGCATTTTAACCAGATGCCTTTTAAACTGGTATGGAATGATTAAGCGTAAATCATATCATCCCAAAAATTATTTGTATCGTTTTGTGTGTGCCTAGGTTTCCCGTTCCACGGAATTACACGACCGTTATTTAAACGCACTAAAGGTTTAGAATAGGCTGGAGTATCCCGCCAGCATTTGTTACCTGATTTATTTATATATACCTCATGGGCAAGAGGTATCTCCTTTACGCCAAATTTATCACAGGCCTTCCTGATATTGTTATAACCATTGGGATGGTTATATCTTTCTGTAGCATTATTCATTTTTTACACCTTTTTATTAAATAGGGCAGTTTTAACCAGACTGCCCTGATAACTGGTATTGATTGTTACTTGTTTTCCGTTCCTGTTTTAGCAATTGGTATTTTAACTTCTTTAAACTTTTTACCAATTATAACTTGGTTAAATGCCGGTATATTATCAATATACCAGTCTGCAAAGTCTGTAGCTGGAATACCTGTATCTTTACCATTATCTTTTTTAGTTGTGCGGCCACCACTTCCGAGAGTACTAAACTTACCGGTATTTGGTAATGGTTTATTACCTAGTCTGCCTAGTAATACTACAATACCAATAAATGCCAACTGCTCTGCCGACAATGCTGCCATTGTTGGAACAAACTTCTTAATGTAAGCGGTAGCTATTCCGATTAAGCCATCCATATTAGTGATAGTCGGACAAAAATTCTTTAAAGAATAATTGGCCGAATTACTAGATACACGGGCGTAGCCAAGCGTACTCATTATAAAATCATTTGCTACGCCTTTTACAGATACCATGTTATTGTGACATAAACTGCTGGCAAGCCATTGATTTTTAATAGCTTTTTTACAAAGTGTAAAAACCAAAGTTTTAGAGGAATCCTCTGATTTCACTTCTAAGTTATTATTTTCATTGTTTTTAATATTCATGTTATGCACTCTCTTATAATATTATATTGTTTTAAACAGACAATATTAAACTGTGAAATGTTTTATATAAAACATTTTATTAATACTACTATACCATGCTAGGTTTGCAATCGGATAATATACTTATGCTTAATGGTAGTATACAGTATCTATATAATAAATTAGATACAATACATAAAGAATATACACAAGCGCACCGACGTGCTTTCTATGACATCACGTTGATAGAAAGTATTAATAAAACATTCTAATAAAATGTTTTATTGTCATATTATTATAATGATGTTATTTAATACTGTTTAATCTAAGTATTAAAAACCTTCAATCAATGGTTTTAATATGTAAGCTCAAATTGTTAAAAAGCTAACTTCCTTTTTCCTTCCTACTTTTCCCTTCCTGCAATTTAATTATAGTATGTTTTAAAAATTATGTTGTATATAATGTAAAATAATTTCAAAATAAAGTTAAGTATTTGATTTTATTGATAATTTATTTTTAATATGCCCAGCAACGGTTGCGGTTTCCAGCTTTATCCATCCTTTTTACTCACTTTTTTAGAATAACCCACTAGATTGATATGTATTTTACTAAAACTTGCCGAATATAACTATAACACCCACTTAAAATTTGTGTAAAATTGCTTGCCCAACTAATCAATAACACCAGATTGATATGTATTTTACTAAAACTTGCCCAACTAATCAATAACACCAGATTGATATGTATTTTACTAAAACTTGCCCAACTAATCAATAACACCAGATTGATATGTATTTTACTAAAACTTGCCCATCTTATCAATAACACCCACTTAAAATTTGTTTAAAATTGCTTGCCCAACTAATCAATAACACCAGATTGATATGTATTTTACTAAAACTTGCCGAATATAACTATAGCACCCACTTAAAATTTGTTTAAAATTGCTTGCCCAACTAATCAATAACACCGGATTGTTTTACATCAAGCACCCAAATAAAATTTGTACGATTTTTATAGCAAACTTTTTTACATAACACTAAAACATGTTTGATATAAAACAATTTGTAAATATTTTGTTTGATATAAAACAATTTACTATACTACTTTTGTTTTATAAAACATATACTACCCATACACTTAACGCGTAATAAAACCCATACCATTATCCCGTAACCACCCAACTCCATAAATCCAACTCCAACCCCACAAAACAAATCCCAAATCCATATCTACAAAAACTGATCCTAAAAAATTTTTTCAATAACCCTTGACAGTACCATAAATATTATATATAATAAATAAATAACTAAAACTACTGGAGTTATTTACAATGTTTACAATTACCAAAACCTTTGAATTTTGTTACGGCCACAGGTATGTTGACGCATAAAAGACTTACAGAGAGATTAGAGTATGATCCCAATACAGGACTATTTGTGTGGAAGTACAGAAATCCATCTGATTTCAAAAATACCTTAAGATGCGCTAGTTGGAATTCTAAACATTGTGGAGAAATTGCTGGAAGAAAAGTAAAAACAAAAACAGAATACATTTCTATTGGAATAGACTATAAAACATATCTAGCACACCGACTAGCTTGGTTCTATGTATATGAAACGTGGCCTAATAAAACACTAGATCATATAGATACTATAAGAAGCCACAACTGGATTACCAATCTTCGTGAAGCTACTTATGGAGAAAATAACCAAAATATAAGAGTAGCAATGAAAAGAAATTTATCAGGATATTTAGGAGTGTGTACAGATAATGGAGGTACTACGTTTAGAGCAAAAATCCAAGTAAATGGAAAGTCACACTATCTTGGATCCTTTAAAAATCCTGAAGATGCCCATGCAGTATACTTAATAGCTAAACGGGTGTAATTCCCGTTTAGCACAATAGAGGAGTAACACATGTTCGTAATAGAAAAAGCATTTCAAGTGACCTACGGTCATCGTATCGCTACGCAAACCTTAAGTGATAATAGAGAATGCCAATGCAGGCGTTTACACGGTCATGGAGGATCGTTGGTAATAGAACTGAGTTCTAAAAACTTAGTCCGAGGCATGGTCTTAGATTACAATGAACTAGATATAATAAAAGCGTTCATTGATAAGTTCTTAGATCACCGTATGATCTTGGATAAGGATGACCCCATGCTAAATTACTTGATAAAAGAATACGAGATAGTAGATTCTCAATGGCGATTTAGCAAAATCAGAAAAAGTAATGACTATGAAGATTTAGTTGAGCAAGAACTTTATGAATCACTAATTCTGATAGATTGCGAACCGACATCAGAGAACTTTTGTAAAATCTTATATAATGAGCTGAAACAAATAATTCCATGGGTATCCAAAGTTTCGTGGTCTGAGACTGGGAAAACTAACGCAACCTACATGGAGTGAGATGATATTATGTTAAATGTGAAGGAGATATTTTGGAGTGTGCAAGGCGAGGGACCTTACTCAGGGACACCAGCATGGTTTATAAGATTGGCTGAATGTCCGTTACGGTGTTTCGGCTGCGATACGAGTTTCTTGAATGGTGTTCTTATGGATGAGAATGATATTCTTAAAACCATTAAAGTGAATGTAAATCCTAAACAGTGCCAACTGGTCGTGATTACTGGTGGGGAGCCGCTTGCTCAAAACCTAAGTCCATTACTTGAATTACTGCATAGTGGTTATTCTTATTTTGTACAGATTGAGACTAGTGGGGTGACTTGCCGTGAAGAGAATCTTGAAATGTTGGAACATTGTGTAATAGTGTGCAGTCCTAAAACTCCTAAGATTGATAAAAAGCTGCAACCCTTAATAGATTTTTACAAGTATGTGGGTAGAGTGTCTGAATGTGATGACGATGGTCTGCCTAGTGCTTTGCTGAATGGAGGCTCACCATTCGTGTATAGAGATAAACATCGTCTGGTTCATGCACCGCATACGGTGTTTCTTAATCCTTTGGATGAAGGTGATGCCGTCCTTAATCAAGCTAATCTAGTGTTTGTGGCTGAGGTTTGTATGAGGAACAACTGGAGAATGGGAGTCCAATTACATAAACTGGCGAACCTTCGTTAAGAATATTTTTAGTAAATTTTATAAATAATGAGGAAAATGAAATGTTTGCTGTGAGAAAAAGAAGTGAGAAAAAGTCTGATATTAGAATTGAAGATCATAAGAATGGTCATCTATTGACCGCTAAACAAGTGGAATATTTATTTGGAGTGACTCCAACGTCTATTCATAACTACCGAAGAAAGAACCAGTTGCCAGTCCATCACTTGCACAGTCCTGGTTTGGTGAAGCCACCCGTTCGGTTTGACGAAGGTGAGATTCTTAAATGGGCTTCTATGAATAATATCGAGATTAAGAACGATTTAGCGAATTATCAGTGAGATGACGACAGGAGAAATCTTAATCGGGCTGAGTTCTTTGTCTAAAAAAGACTTAGAACTGGTCAGGAAAACGGCTACTCTGTTACTGGCTAAAAGTTCTGTAATTGATTCTAAGACTGAATTGTTTTATGACAATCTAACTTTAAACTTACAAAAGGTGGATGTGAATACTATGAATATCCACATCTATAAGAAACAAAAGCCTGACTCTTATGTCTCTTTAATAGAGGTCTGTGATGAAGTGTTTTCATTTATGGGGAAGTATGGTGTTTTAAAGTTACTTGAACAGAAACTGTTTTTAAGTCTTTTGACTCCATTAGTAATAGATAAAATTTTAGAAAGCAATGTGCCTTTGCTAATGAATACGTTGATAGCATTTTACAAGAATGCTCCCAGTTACTTTAGAAATGCTTATCCAAACTACGACAGAGTAGCTGTGCAATTCTTGATAAAAAGCCGCTCTGTTAACGAAGCGATAATACACCATTATGAGGAATGAAAATGACAACAAGGAATGAATTACACGGTAATCTAGCAAATGGCACGTTAATGAAGGATAACAAACCCAGTTATATTATAGATGGACATGGTAGAGGTTTCGTAGGTGCTATAGTATGGAAAGTGGTGCCTGGCTATGGTAGATGTAAATTTATAGTAACTGCGGGTGGAGGATTAGAAAGAGTGGAATAAATTTAAATGCGTCGTAGATTTAGTATTATTGAGTTTCTGAACAAGCATAATATTCCCTATATTGAAGGTGGAGTCAATGTTAAAAGGGGCGAGGTTAATATCCGTTGCCCCTTTTGCATAGATGATCCATCTGCTCACTTAGGGGTTGATGAGCAGAGACAGATTTTCTCATGTTGGAGAAACCCGAGACACAGGGGACGACTTGTTAAGTTAATCATGGTGCTGGGTAGGATAAGTTACAGCCAAGCATGTGCCCTGTTGGGGCAAAATGACCATTGGTTTGATGGTGGGGCGTTCAGTAATTTCATAGCTAATCCCGAAGCATTTTTTGAAGCAGATAAAATCAAAATAAAAACACTTCCAAAGTACCCATTTAAAGATTATAATGTCAAAATTCCTAGACTATTCGTGGACTATCTCATTAGCAGGGGCTTTTATTATAAGCATATTCCTGATCTTTTCAATGAGTATAGTATTAGGTATTGTGTTGAAGGACTTTATAGAGACAGATTAGTTATTCCTGTAACTCTAAGAGGAGAACAAGTCACATTTACAACTAGGTCTATTAGTGACGGTATAAGGTACTTATCCTTATCAGAAAAAGACGGTGCTCTGCTTTCAATAAAGGAAACTGTATGGAACTTCGATAATCTTTTAGATTATGGAGGTGAGATATTGTTCTTGTGTGAAGGACCACTAGATGCATTAAAGTTAGATTATTATGGAAAGAAAATAGGGGGGCGGGCGACTTGTTTGTTTGGGAAAAATATTAAAATGGAACAGATACTCCTTTTATCTGAACTTGTTGAAAGGTTCAATAAGGTAGTACTGCTTTTAGACAGGACTGAATTTGATTCTATGCTCCGAATGGAGCGTTTAGTCTCCTTCCTTAAAAAACCAGTAGTAATAGGAGAATTACCAGATGGAGTTAAAGATCCAGGTGAACTGTCAATAATACAAGTGAGAAATCTTGTAAGGAAATATTTATGACTAGGAACCCATTAATTGATCCATTACCTGGAGATGTTATCGAGACTTATAATGAGATGTTGGGGATAACTTCACTCAGAAAAGTGACTAGAAGAAATGGTTGCCAGGTGTTTTTTACTGTAGACGATAACCAATACATCGTATGTGTCGATATATTCCGAGTTATGTGTAAAAACGGGAAAATACTTTTAACTAAATAGAGGAAAGTAATGGATAGATTTATAGTATTTAATGGTAAAGATGAAACTGGAATTACATATTCCACGTTTCGAGAAGCTGAAGTGGCTTTAATAAATTTTTGCAAAGAAAATACTGACTTAATTCAGTATAGTTTTATAGGTTGTTTAACCCATAAAATAACTATAGTTAGCAAACATCATGAGCTAGCACCTATTAATCAAGCCTCTACAAAAGAAGGCTACCTTCCACAAGAAGGGGACCTATTTCGTAAAATGCGAGGTTATCGAGTTAAAAGTACTGGAGATCTTGTTTTTGAAAGAAGAGTGGTAAAGGTAGGCCCAGACTTTGTCGTTTTACAGAATGGTGATAACGAGAAGGATTTACAGACCATGCCCCAGTACCAATTCTTTCGTTGGATCCGAGGTGCTGAATTTGTTGAACGGGCAGGAAAATTACTATGAAATTTATACAACTTAAAATTCAAGGTTTTAAATCGTTTGGAGAAAATCAAGTATTAGACTTTCCTAGTGATCCTGGTTTGTATTTCTTAACTGGCAAAAATGAATGTGAGCCAGACCTTGAAGCCAATGGCTCTGGTAAATCTTCTACATTTGATGCGGTCTGTTTTTCTTTGTATGGCAAAACGCCAAGAAATTCAAAAGCAGGGGATATCTGTAATTGGTATGCTGATGAAAAGACTGTTGTATCTTTAAAATTTGAGATTAAGAATCAAATTTACGACTTAAAAAGGACATGGTCACCTAATTCTATTGTCTTAAATGGTAAAAATGTTAACCAAGATGAACTTTTATCTGTCATTAGACTTGGATTCGATGATTTCCTGTACTCTGTGCTGTTTTCACAGTTTAGACCTCAATTTTTTGACCTAAGTGCTGCTGAAAAAACAACTTTATTTTCGTCTATCTTGAACCTTGAAGAGTGGGACGAATACAGCAAAAGAGCAAGTAACCAAGTTTCTCATTTAGGTGGTATTGAAAATGATCTAAAACTTGAAATCTCACACATGAAGGGCATGAAGGAGTCGTTAAAATCACTAAAATTTGAAGAAAAGATCCAAAATTGGGAAGAAAAACGTCAAAATACTATATCTGGACTTGAAACTGATATTTTTGTAATTCAGACTGATCTTGAATTGTTAAAAACTAGCACTTTAGAGCTTTTATCTGAAAAAAATACTTTTATTTTAGACAAAACTGATTTTAAAGATAAACTTGATGAACATAATAAAGACATACAGTCTATTTGTGACGATCTAAAGGAAATTGTAAAGGTAGAAAAGCAAATTGATGAAGATATACTTGATATTAAAACACAATTAGGTGTTTATAAGTCACAAATCTTGAAATTTGAGAAATTAGGTGATAATTGTCCCTCATGTTTGCAAAAAGTTGATCCAAAACACGTTGAAAAGGAACTTAAAATTATAAAAGAAGAAATTACCACTCTTTTAGTTAAAGATAATGAATTACAATTAGAAAAACAAGAAGCTGAAGACTTAAAAGTGGATCTTATACTTGATAAAGATCTAATTAATGAAAAGAAAGATGAAATAAACTCTAAAATCTTAGTTATTCAACGTGAAAACAATAAAAAAGAGCTTTTAATTGCAAAAGTAGATGCTCAAGTTAAGATTAATAAAACAGAGGTATCAAAACTGCTGCTTACTATTAATAAGAAAAATTTAGAGATAGAAAAACTAAAAGAAGAAGAAAATCCTGTTTTAATTGAGCAACAGACTACTAAAAATCAAATAAAGATTCTCACTAGTGAGATATTACAAAAAGCAAATGAATCTTTAACACTGGCTGGTACAATTGAACAAACAGCTTTCTGGGTCAAAGGTTTCCGAAATATTCGACTATTTCTTATCAGTGAAGTGCTTACACAATTGGAGTTAGAGTCTAATAATGTTTTGTTTAGACTGGGTTTACGAGACTGGTCAATATCTTTTGATATTGATAGGGAAAATAAATCCGGCACAATACGAAAAGGGTTCAGTGTTCTTATTACTTCTCCTTACAACGATAGTCCCGTAGCTTGGGAGTCATGGTCGGGAGGAGAAACACAACGTTTGAAACTGGCATCCACTATAGGGTTGAGTAATTTAATACTAGCCCGTTGTGGTATAGATTCCTTCGTTGAGGTATATGATGAAGCATCCAACTGGTTGAGTACGAAGGGAGTAGAACAATTGGTGGAATGTTTGGATAATAGATCACAAGAATTAGATCGCCAGATATGGATGATAGACCATCGTTCTTTAGAAAGTAGTTCTTTTAAAGGTGTGTATTCAGTAAATAAAAATGAATCTGGGTCTTATTTTGAGCATATAATATAATTAATTTGGAGTTTAAAAATGAGAGGACAAAAACCTACAGTAGAGATAATTTATTCTGATAACTACGATTTTGAGAAATGGGGGCCACTAGTCCCAGCTACTGAAGGTGCGGCTGGTTTTGACGTTCGTGCCTGTGCATGTACAGACGTTATAGTTGCACCGGGATCTACAGTTAAAATAGATTTAGGAATAAAATTGCATATAAATGATCCACACCTGGCTGCAATGCTGATACCTAGATCTGGTCTAGGTGTTAAAGGTCTGGTATTAGGAAATACTATTGGATTAATTGATTCTGATTATCAAGGCCCCGTGGTAGCGGCGGTTTTCAATCGTCTACAAAAAGAAGATCACATGTTTTATGACTCTTGGTATAAAAATGAAAATAATATAGTTATTCATCCTGGTGATAGAATAGCTCAATTAATATTCCTACCTGTAATCATACCTACATTATTTAAAGTGAATCATTTTGAGGAAACAAGGCGTGGTGAGGGTGGGTTTGGTCATACTGGAGTAGGAGATTAGTTATGCAAGAATATCATTGTGAGGACTTTCTTTCACAAGAAAAATTAAAAGAATTATTAGAATATAATCCAGATACAGGAGTTTTTATTAGAAAAATTAGATCAGGTAAAAATGTTAAAATTGGAGATGTTGCTGGATGTCTTACGAATCATGGATATATAAGTATACGTTTATTTAATAGACCTTTTTATGTTCATAGATTAGTTTGGTTGTATATCCATGGAATATGGCCTGAACATGATATAGACCATATAAATGGAATTAGAAAAGATAATAGATTAATTAATTTACGAGAAGCTGCTAGATTTCAAAATATGCAAAACGTATATAGAGCAAGAAGTAATAATATTTCAGGTTATTTGGGTGTATCTTATGATAGAGTAGGTAGAAATTATTATGCACAGATTACTTTAAATGGTGTTGTAAAACATCTAGGTCATTTTAAAACAGCAGAAGAAGCAAGTGAACGTTATCTTAGTGAAAAGGTTAAATTACATGAATACTACAACAGGATATAGATGTGAGGACTGTAATGTGTTTCATTTGGATTTAGATAATCCAGAACAAGTTATTTTTAGATGTAAGTATGAAAAGGAACCATTAAGTTTTGAACCCAAAACAAAAACACCTTGCAAGCGTTTCATGCCAAAAGAGTACATTCAAGCACTTAACTTTGATACAAGGTAGAATTTTATGTCTTACAAAATGTCAACAAGAGCACAAGTCATATTGAGAAGAACTTATAACAGACCTTTAAATGATGAAGGAACTCTATTTGAAACATGGTCTCAAACTCTAGATCGGGTTATTAATCATCAGAAATGGCTTTGGGAAAGAACTTTAGGTAAGGAATTAAATGAAAATCAGTTAGAAGAGCTTGCTGAATTACGACAGTTAATAGAAGAATGTAAGGTATTTCCAGCAGGACGTGTTTTATGGTTAGGAGGCACTGAAATAGGTCGAACTAGGGAATCAAGTTTATTAAATTGCGCCTTTATAAATGTAGAAACTATTTGTGATTTGGTAGATGTATTATGGAATTTATTACAGGGTTGTTTTCATCCAGATACTAAGATTCAAACTAGTGAAGGTATTTTAACACTTAGAGAGTTTGAAAAAAGATTTAATACAGGTGAAGAAATTATAGTTAATTCGTTTAATGAGGAGTTACAAGAGTTTGAATATAAGCCTGTTTTAAAAACTAATTTTTCTTTAAAACAAGAAAAGTTAGAGTTAACATTTGATGATGGTTCTGTTTTTAAGTGTACTGAAGATCATGAATTCTTAACAAAGAATAGAGGATATGTTAAAGCTGTTGATTTATTAGAAACAGATATATTGTAAATTCTTTTGGTTCCTGTTACAATGTTATGGTTCATAATTTTGGAGCAGGAACATGGGAATTAAAGGTGTTATTCAAAAATATAGAAAACAGTATTGGTTAATTAGGGGTTTTTCAGAAGAAGAATCTGCTAGTAAGGCTGATTTTTATTCTAAACTTAGAAATTCTTGGACTCTTGAATATTGGATAAGTAAAGGATTTTCTAAAGAAGAATCTTTAGAAAAATTAGAAAAAAAACGTTTAGAAGTCAGTGAAAGAAGAAAAGCTAATCCAATAGAATTTAAAAGAGAAAATTGTAAGAGTTGTATAGAGTGGTGGTTAAAAAATTATTCTGAAGAAGAAGCAAATTTATTACATAAACAACATTTAAAGTCTATTCAGAAAGAATTACTAATACCACCATCTCAAACTAGATATTGGGTTGCTAAAGGTTTTTCAGAAGAAGAATCTAAAGTGAAAGTATTAGAATTTAATACTAGAAATAAAGAGTTTTTTATAAAAAGATATGGAAAAGAAGATGGTGAAAAACGACATAAGGAGCGAAGTGAAAAGTTTAGTGAAAATACAGTCTTTAAAAAAGAAACTGGAAGGGTAGAAGAGATTCAAAATTTAGCAAGATTAAATAATCCATTACAAAGAGACTATTGGGTTGCTAAAGGATTTTCTGAAAAAGAAGCAAAAGAAAAATCTAATGAAGTTAGAAGATATACTTCTCCAAAATTTAAAGAATATTGGATTGAGAAAGGATTTTCAGAAGTAGAAGCTGAAGAAAAGAAAAATACATATAATTCTTATATGTGTAACGAAGCATTAAAGAGTATGTATACTAGGGAATTTAAAAATAATTCTAAAGGTGAGAAAGAGTTATATAAGATAGTAAAATTTTATAGTTGGACTGCTTTAAGAAATCAAAGTTTTAATATTGGAGATAGATGGTGTTTTCCAGATATAGTTATTGATGATAAATTGGTAATAGAGTATCAGGGTGACTATTACCATGCTAATCCTGCTTTTTACGAACCTTCAAGAAAAATGTTGGGTAGTACTGCTAGTGAAATACATAAGGTTGATGAAAGAAGGAAAAAATTATTAGAATCTTTAGGATTTGCTGTAGAAATTGTTTGGGAATATGACTGGGTTTCTTGTAAAGATAAACATGAATTGGTTAAAAATTTATTAAGGAAATATGATGCAATTAGTGGGCAAAAGATTATTAAAAGATGAAGAAAGTTATATAGACATAGCTGTTAAGGACAACCATAACTTTGTTTTAGAGAATGGAATAGTTGTACATAATTGTGGGGTTGGATTTTCTCCCATCATTGGCACATTAACAGGATTTCGTAAGAAAATATCAGAAATAGAAGTTATTCGTTCTAAATCTACTAAAAAAACAGGGATTGATAATAATGAAGAAATTTGGGATCCATTAACTAAAGTTTGGACTATAAAGATAGGTGATAGTGCTGAAGCTTGGGCTAAAGCTTTAGGCAAGTTAGTGGCTGGAAAGTATCCAGCATCTAGATTAGTTCTAGATTTTTCAAATATAAGACCATCAGGTGAAAGACTTAAAGGGTATGGATGGCTTAGTTCAGGTGACGAACAAATTTCTGTTGGTTTTAAGAAAATATCAGAAATACTCAATAGTAGAGCTGGACAATTACTCACTAAGATAAATATTTTAGATGTTGTTAATTGGTTAGGAACTATTCTTTCGTCACGTAGGTCAGCACAAATCTGTTTGTTTGAATATGGTTCTCCTGAGTGGGAAGAATTTGTGGTTGCTAAAAAGAATTATTGGGAAACAGGAAATCCACAAAGAGCCCAAAGTAATAACAGTCTAGCGTTCAAATCTAAACCTTCAAAAAAGGAATTAGAAACTATTTTTGAATTAATGGCAGATGCAGGTGGATCGGAACCTGGATTTATGAATATGGAAGCTGCTTTAAAAAGAGCCCCGTGGTTTTCAGGATTTAACCCATCTTTAAGAAAAGGTACTAGAGTTTATACAAATAAAGGTATTATTCCTATTGAGACTTTAGAGAATGATCTTTTTGAAGTGTTTACTATAGATGGACAATATAAAGAGGCGCGTTGTAAATTATCTGGTAAAAATCAACAACTTTACAGAATAATTTTACAAGGAGGCCATGAATATTATGCTACTAAAGAGCATAATTGGCCTATAAATAGAAAAAATAAACATAATTATGATCTTAGAAAAGATTTAATTAAGGTTACAACTGAAGAACTTAAATCAGGGGATTTACTTGTAAACACTATGAGAGATTCGTTGTATCCAAATGCTGTTAAAGGTTCTTATGATGATGGATTTTTTATTGGATGGCTTTTGAGTGATGGTTGGATAACAAAAAGATCTCAAGGTTCAACTTGTTTAGAAATTGGATTAATAGTAAATCAAGAAGATTATGAAAGTTCTATAAGAATTAAATTAGAGGATTATTTAGAATCTTTTGGTAGTGAATGTAAATTTAAAAATCCTAATAAACAAAGTTCTTGGGAATTACAAACGTCTATAAAATCTTTAAGTGATTGGTTATTAGAGTGTGGTGTTACAAATAATGAAAGATTACCTTCAAGTTTGTTTTCATCAGAATATTCAGAGGATTATAGAAAAGGTTTTATTGATGGAACTTTTTCTTCTGATGGTGGCTTAGATTTTGGTGGTTTAAGAGGTAGGGAAAGTAATTCAGTTAGGATTATTCTTAATTCTAGTAAGATTGAAAGAATTAAAGATATGTCTGAATTATTAGGTTTTTATGGAATAAGAACATCTGTGAGATTTGTACAAACTACAGGCATTTTTCCTAATGGTAAAGATTATAAAAAATTGTATGATTGTTATTATTTGGGTATTTCAGCTCCTGATTCTTTAAGGCATTTTTCTAATTTATTTCCACTTACACACGTTAGAAAACAATTTAGGATAGAGAGTGCTGATTTAAGTAAGAGAGGAAAACTTCCTGGTTTTATTAAGATAGAATCTATTGAAAAAACAGATTTATTTGAAGATGTTTGGGATATTGGAGTTTATGATGAAAGTCACACATTCCAATTAGCTCATGGATTTACTGGTAATTGTGGTGAGGTACTCTTAGCTAATAAAGGTTTTTGTAATCTTACAGAAGTAGATGTAAGTAAGTTTAAAAATAACCAAACAGCTTTATTTAGAGCGGTTTATATTGCTGCTAGAATGAATTATAGACAGACTTGTATAAATCTTAATGATGGTATTTTACAAGAAGCTTGGAATCTTAATAATGATTTTTTAAGATTGTGTGGTGTGGGATTAACAGGAATAGCTAAACGTCCTGATTTACAATGCTACGATTATACGGATCTTAAAAGAACTGCTACGTATGGTGCCTATGGTATGGCTGATGAATTAGATATGCCTAGACCAAAGAACGTTACTGTTGTAAAACCTTCTGGCAGCACGTCAAAAGTCATGGATACTACTGAAGGCATACATAAACCATTAGGTAAATATATCTTTAATAACGTCCAATTTAGTAAGCATGATCCATTGGTAAAACTGTTGCAAGATGCGGGTTACAATGTTTTTAATCATCCTATTGATGAAACAGGGGTTTTAGTTACATTTCCAGTGAAATGGGAAGGCGTTAAATTCAGTATTGTCGATGGTAAAGAAGTTAATCTTGACAGTGCTGTTATGCAGTTAGACAAGTATAAAATGTTGCAAGATCATTGGTGTCAACAAAATACATCTTGTACCATATCTTATGACCCCACAGAAGTTCCCGATATTATAGACTGGATGCTTTACAATTGGGATTCTTATGTTGGAGTTTCGTTTTTGTATAGAAATGATCCTACTAAGAATGCAAAAGATTTAGGTTACTTGTATTTACCACAAGAAGTTGTCACTAAAGAAGAATACGAAGACTATGTGGCTAATTTAAGTGAAATTGACATTGAAATGGGTAATTCTCTCTATGAATTACAGAACGAAGGGTGTTCTTCAGGGGCTTGTCCTATTAAGTAGTCTTGACAATCAATATTATTCTAATTATATTAACTATAAACTCCAATATTTTAGGATTAAAAGATGAGTGAATTGATACGACAACGTTCCAAAAGTAGTGAGTTAGATTTTAGTAAAAGTGCAGTTAATGCCTTTGAAAGGACTTACAGCGTGTTATTTGAGCAAGCATTGACCGAAGCTGATAGGTTACAAAGAATTAATGGTGCTATGACTGCTTTAGAACAAGAGTTATTAGATCCAGATCGTATTGCTCAAATGGACAACAGTCAGAAGTTGATGGTCTTTGATTTATTAACGCGAACGTCCAATACATCTATAAAGAATTTAATGGGTTTTGGTCAACTCTTTATGAATATTAAAACCGTTGTCAGTATATTGGAAAATACTAAGACTTCTACTATTATAGAACAAATACAAGATGATGTATTAGATATAGAATTTACATCTGAAGACTATGAAGGGATAGATTTTAAATGAACACTAAAGTAAATCTTAAAAATATAGAAACAGTAGATGTCTCAGTTCTTAAAGATTTTGTCAAATCATCTTCTACTTCTAAACTTATTAATTTATATTCTGGATTGAATAAAGTTTCATCTCAGAGTACACAATTATGTCAAAAAAGAATTCAACAAGTTCTTTATCGTGTGAAGCCTTCCAATAGATTTTTAAAGTGAGATATTTATGGCTGAAAATTTACCTTTAATAGAGAAATGCTTAGAATACTACTATAGATTAGGTCCAAATAGATCTCTTTTAACTTTAGAAGAAAAATCAAAAGTTCCTTTTGCAACGTTAAAAGACTGGTGTGAAGGGTTTGGTTGGGATGAAAAGATTATTGAAAGGGATAAAGATCTTAATAGGCAATTGGAAGAATCTTATAGAAGCAAGACTATTCAAATACGAAATAGACTGGTTGCCCAAATGGATGGTTTGATGAATGATATGGAGTCCTGTTCACTAGGACTTCCATTTGCGGTGACTTGTGTCGCAGATCTTAAGCAACTTTCTCAAGCCTACGAATCGTTAGTCCGGGCAAATATACTGGCTCAGACTAAGGCACAAGATTTATTAGGTTCAGACAAGTCACCTAAGACTTGGTCTGATTTGTTAGCACATGTTGAGGGCGATCGCCCAGAGGAGTTAGAATGAAAAATCAAGAAGAAAATAAAGAAAAATTCTTTGAGGATTTAATTGAGTTAGCAGAGACTACGGGTGGAATGGAGATTTTGAGGAGATTGTACAATTCCTCGAATTTGTACATGAAGATTTGAACATACAACGACCATTCGCAAACTATTATTTGGAACCTTATGAATAAGATCATTTTTGAAAAACAAGATTCAGATGTTGAAGAAAATTAAGTATGGCAGAAAGTTATATTGGGAAACCTTTAGAATTATCTCCTGATAAAATAAGAGAGGTTGGAGCTGATAAGGTTGAAATTATTATAGTTCATAAATTTAGTGATGGATCTGAAGCTGAATTTAGAGGTTTATATAAAGAAGGAAGGCAGCAATATTATTCTACTGAAATAACAAATGCAAAATCTAGTGTTCATCGTAGTGATTCTAGAGTTGATGATTTGTTGAAAGATTTATATTAGGTTAAATTTTATGAATAAGGTAATTATAGAAGTAAGAAGAAATGGCTGAAACACCTGTAAGTTGGAAATCCAACTTAGTAGAGAAATCTAAGCAAGATCCTGTTTGGTGGATAGAAAATGTTCTTGGCGTTACTTTATGGTCAAAACAAAGAGAAATTTGTGAGGCTATTCGTGATAATGAACGTGTAGCTGTTCCTTCAAGTTTTGGAACTGGTAAAACTTTTTTGGCAGCTTGTCTAGTATTGTGGTTTCTATATAATTTCAAACCTGCTCAAGTAGTTTCAACAGCACCCACATTTCGTCAAGTCCGTGATTTGTTATGGGCTGAAATTCGTAATTTACATGCTAGAGCTAAAATGCCTTTGGGTGGTGAATGTCTACAACTCAGTATTAAGCTGAATGATGAACAATTTGCTGTGGGTTTTAGTACTGATTCAAATAACATGGATCTCTTTACAGGGTACCACTCACCTAACATGTTAGTAGTTTTTGACCAGGCAGCGGGTTTATCCACAACGTTTTGGGAAGCCGCTGAAGGTTTGCTAACCTCGGCCAACTGTAAGTGGCTCGCAATCTCAAATACCGCAATCGCAGACAGCGAGTTTGCAAATATATGTATCCCTGAAAGAAGTACACGCTTTGGTGACTGGAAGATTGTTAAAATATGTGCAGAGGAGTCACCTAACGTAGTTGCTAAGAGGAATGTGTTTCCTGGATTAATTTCCTACGATTGGGTTCAGAAAAGAAAAAAGGCGTGGGGTATAAACGATCCCTTATACCAGATCTTTATCTTAGCTGAATTTGTTTTATCAAGTGAGATGACTGTTATCCCAGGACACTTAATTCCCATAGCTTTTGAGAATGATGGTATTGAAGGCGATGATATTATTATCGGTCTTGATGTGGCGAGAGCGGGTCTTGATTCAACGGTTTGGGCTGCGGTCAGTGGTAGTGCTGCTTTGGAGATAAAACGCCATACAGGGAATGATTTGATGGTTGTAGTGGGTGAAACTATTGAGTATGTACGCTATTTAGAAGAGAAATACGGTAAACCTGTATCAAATATTAAGATAGATACTATTGGTGTAGGTGGCGGTGTTTATGACAGATTGGCAGAGCAAGATTTTCCATGTACGCCTATAAATAACTCAGAAGTCAAAGTAGTTTCGGATAAAGAACGCTATCTTAATGTCAGAGCAGAAATGGCTTGGCAGTTACGATATTTGTTCCAAAATTTTGCTATTGGTTTATTTAGACTAGTAGATATGGATGAGGAACTTGCTGATTATTTGAAAACGGATTTACGTGTTCAAAAATATAAGATATCTTCGTCAGGAAAGATACAGCTTATATCTAAGGATGACATTAAAAAAGAACTAGGACGTTCTCCTGATTACTGGGATTCCTTGGTAATGGCATTTTGTGATCCTGGTGGTGGGCCTCCTGATCTTGAATATATCAGTGGTAGACCTGAAAAGAAAGAAGAACGTGTCTTAACAGATAAGGAGTGGAATAGTTTTCTTGGTATTGAGATTGATATTTTGGATTCAACCTTTAATTAGATGGAAATAGGAAGTTGAGATACGATGATTAGTGATATAATTTCAAGAATAGAAGTATTCTTTTTAGGAAATAAGATATGTCTTTAAATTCTCAACAACAATTTAGTTTCGTTGACTGGATGAATGAAGGTGGACAAGCTAATATCCGAAACAATGTCTTATCCACATCGTATGAAAGAGTTTCATGGGTTTATGCCTGTATTAATACAATTGGAACGGTAGCATCCAGTGCTCCATTAGCGTTTTATACTGATCCAACATGTTCAGAAAGATTTAGGCTTAAGGATGAGAAACATAATGTAGTAACATTGTTTAATCCTCCCAAGCCTCCTTTTATTCCATCACTTAGAGAACTCATATTTAGAACTTTTGTCCATTTAGGTATTCAAGGTAGAGTTTTTTGGGTATTTGAAAAAAAGAATGGTAAGTATGCTGAAATTGACCTCAAAGGAAATCTCCGTTCAGTTCTAACTAATGGTAGTTATGGAAAACTTATGTATTGGGAAGAACACAATGCAATGGGTTCTTTTAAATGGCAACCTGAACAAGTATTACCTGTTGTTTATTATAATCCTAGAGATTTGGTAACTACAGATGTACCTGTAACAGGTTTATCACCATTGATGGCAGCTAGACAAAGTTTAGATCAAGAGTTTAATATTAATGGGTGGAACACTTCGTTTTTTAAAACGGGTATGAAAACTCCATTATTATTGAAAGCTAAAGGAACTCTTTCAAAAGAACAAAAAGCTGATTTACGAAAAGAGATAGTTAATTATTACAGTGGTATTGATGGAGCACATGGAGCTTTAATTGTATCGGGTGGTATTGAAGTTACACCTTTATCTATTTCACAAAAAGATATAGATTTTATTGAAGGTAAGAAATTTAATAGAGAAGAAATAGCGTCTATTTATGGAGTTCCACCAGCATTATTGGGACTTTTTGAATTTTCAAATTATTCCAACGCCAGAGAGCAACGTAAAATATTTTGGGAAAATACTTTATTGCCTAAAATGGCAATGATTTTAGATTTAGTTCAGATTAATATCTTAGATAGATATTTTCCTGGAATTTATGCTAAATGGGATACTTCTAATATTTATGGACTGAAACCCGATGCTTCAGATGTAGCTAATGCTGCAAAGGTTTATTATGAAATGGGTATAGGTGTTAAAGATTTGGCAACTCTTTTAAGATTACCAGAATTGGCTAATATTAAATTAGAAGATAGAACTCCAAAACTTCCTAATATTCTTAATAGACCGACTCCTGGTGGCAATAATAACAAACCTATACCACAAGCCAATCGTCGTCCTAAACCTGGAAAACCTATTGATAATCCTGGTGATCCATCAAATGTGCAAAATGCTCCTAAAAAAGATTTAGAAAAATTTTTTACAAATGTCTTGAGTAGATATACTAATTCTGCCATTATGACCAAACAAAGGTCACCTAAATTAAATAAGAAATCTTGGTCAATGGAATTTATATCTATTGTTCAACCAGAATTAGAAAAATTTTGTGAAATTAATAATTATTCTATTTCTATTGCTCTGGATAAATGTAATTGTTTTGTAACATTCTTATTAGATGGTAAAATTTCACTACAATCAGTTCAAAATGAGCCTAGTAAATTTGCAGGTGTTTTAGTTTCTTCCATAGTGAATAAACTCTAAAGAATTTAAATCAAAAATGAGGTTTGTCCCATGTCACAGTTAATTTTTTCACTAGACAAAACTGTCACTGAGAAGGGCACTGTTGGAAGTAATATTTATAAAGCTATTGCATCTACAGCCGCTCTTGACCGTGACCGTGAGGTTTTAGTGCCCAAAGGTGCAGTTACTGATTCTTTTATGAAGAATCCTGTAATGTTAATGATCCATAACTACAAACAAGTTCCTATTGGTAAAGTTCTATCTATAGACATTACCAAAGATGCAGTATCTTTTTCTTTTACGTTTGCCGATACCGAGGATGGTAACGAATTGAAAGGTCTCTACGATACTGGATTCATGAACGCATTTAGTGTCGGTTTATATCCATTAAAATCAATGTGGATTGAAGATCAAACTCCAGATCAGTTTGAAATCACTAACACTGATGGAACTAAAGATACATTTGACTTAACCAAATACAAGATTAAGCCTCAACGTGTTGTGTTATCATGGGAATTGCTAGAAATTAGTCCAGTTCCAGTACCTAGTAATCCAGAAGCTCTGCTAATTAGAGCCAAAGAAGACATTATCCGTAAAACAGTTGAAGGTCAACTCAGTAAGGCAGCGGGTCAACTTTTAGAATACAGAATTGACAAGCAAATTGAAACTATTAAATTTGCCTTTGATTCTGATTTGGAAAAACTCAGTTCTTTAAAGAGTTCTAATGTCATTGAATACGTTAAAACTCCTATTGATGTTGAAAAAAGTTGGGATGGACTTAGAGCACAAGCTTCGTTAGCTAAATGGTCATCTTCTGATGAATCTGGAGAAAAAGATTTAATTAATTGGGGTGAATATGCTAGAGGATTTGCTTATGTCAATGTTGATAAAGCAGATAAATTATCTAGTTATAAATTTACCCACCATCATGTTATTGATAAAGAAGTAGTTGCTATTTTTAAAGGCGTAGCTAAATCTATGGCAAGTCTTTTGTCAAGTAAAGAAGTTTATGGTGATGATGCTAAAAGTATTTATGAACATTTGGCAGAACATTACAAAGATGCAGTAAAAGAGTGCCCACCTTTTGAAGATAATTATACTGAAGATCAGTTGAAAGCAATTGCTGATGGTTTAGATTGGACTGTTAAATCAGATCCAGAAAATGAATCTAATGAGGATGATGCTTCTAAAGATCCTGTTGAATTAGTTTCAGATAAGAAATTAGATCAAATACTAGAAACATTAGTAGAATTTGATGAAGTAATTAGGTTGAGATTCACTCTAATGGCTGATACACTGGATGCAATTCACGGTGATGTTAAATCTTTAAGTACTTCTGAAGAAAAATCTGATGATGAAGATCCTGACACAAGTGAAAATGTTATTGAAGATCAGCTTAAATCTTTGACTGAATTTCTAAAACAACCTTAATTATTAATTGTATTGGAGTTAAAAAAATGAGTGCTATGAATGTAGAAGTTTTTGGAGAATTCAGTGAAAGTGTAAAACTTGCTCTGTCTCAATTCAAAACTCAGACTGAAGAAATTACGTTGTTGAAAAGTTTGATCCAAGATTTGGAAAATAAACTTTTAGCAATTCCTGAAAAACAAATTATTACGTTACCTAATGGCAAAATAGGTTTCACCGACAAAACAGAAGCAAAACATTTTGTTGATTTATGCAAAGGTATTTTTCTACGAGACGGTGCGGCTGTTAAAGATTTAACAGAAGGTATTGATTCTGAAGGTGGATATTTGGTTCCTCTTGAAATTAGAAATACTCTAATTATGATGTTGAACCAATATGGGGTGGCTCGTCCTGCTTGTACTGTCATTCCTATTGCTAGAGAAGAATTATCGATGCCAAAATTGGTAAATGGCGTACAAGTATTCTGGATTGGTGAAGGTCAAACTATTCCACAAACTCAACCTTCATTCGGTGAATTCCGTATGCTGGTTAAGAAATTGGCGGCAATGGTTCCAGTAACCTCAGAATTATTGGCTGACAGCGTTATTCCAATTGCTAATTTATTGGCAACTCTGTTTGCTAATGCCTTGGCAAAAGAAGAAGATCGTGTAATTTTCACGGGTTCTACAATTGTGGGTGACCCGTTCAATGGTGTGTTTGGTGATCCAGGTGTTAATAGTTATGTGTTGCCAGCAACCAAGACCAAATTTACTGACATTACTTCTGACATGTTGGCTGAGATTACATCAACATTGATTCCTGCTGCTGCGGATGGTGCTAAGTTCTATATGCACAGAACTATTTTGAACGTAGTTCGTACCTTGAAGAATTCGATTGGTGAATATATTTACTCACCTGACATTCAACCAGGTACTCCTGGAATGCTTTGGGGTTACCCCATTGTGTTGTCAGAAGTAATGCCTGCTATAGGGGCTTCTGGTGCAGGTAAACCTTTTATGATTTTTGGTAATATGGCTCATTACTATATTGGGGACAGGATGGCGTTATCTGTAGCACGTTCTGACCATGTTGGTTTTGCTCAAGACAAAGTATTTTTAAGAATCATTCAACGCGAAGCTCTGGCGGCTGCATTACCAGAAGCGTTTATTGTTATTAAGACGGCTGCTCAATAATGGAGTTAAAAAATGAGTTTTTATCGGGTTATGTCTACTTTTGTGGACAATATAAATGGGCACCATTTTAGAGTAGGTCAGTTTATAGAAACAGACCAACAAAATTGGGTTGCACGATTTGGAGATATTTTGAAAAGAGAACAAATACTTCCTAATAATGTAGATATTTTTAAAGTGGACACTTCGTTAGAAGATTCGCCTGTTATTGAAAAAATAGTTACAGAGCAACCCAAAGTTGAGAAAGGTCTTACTAGAAAACCACTTCCTAATAAAGCCATTTTGGGTGACACATCCGAGAACAAATAGATGTCTTTGGATTCTTTTCTTAATGCTTTAGTCACTACAGCTATTCAAACATTACAGGTATCTGATGCAACTCTTGGAAATGATTTTGCAGATGATGATCCTATAGTTAGAGTAATGGCTAAAGCCGCTTATTCTCAAATTTGTAGTTTTTGTAACAGATATTTTGAAAAGGCTGAATTTAATGAAGAGTATCACAGTGTTTTTGATAAAATAAATCTACGCCACTCACCTGTAGAAACAGTTTCTGGACTATGGATACGTGGCGTACCTTTAATATTAGATGTAGATTATTCTGTTGCTGGAAATAGAATAACTTTATTAAAGGCTTATGATTATATGGAATATCCTTTATGGGATATGGAATATTTTCCATATTATTATACAGAAAGAATGAGAGAACATTCTGTTTTTACTAATGTTTGTTTGACTAGAGATAAAGATGTAGTAGTTAAATATACAGGTGGCTATCCGTATGCAGATAGCAATAACGATTTATTTACTGGTCTGCTTTTGCAGACTATGACTTTATATAATAGACGTTCTACATTAGGAATGTCTTCTATATCAGGTACTGTGGGTCATACAGGCCCAGCTACGGTGGCAGGTGCCTCTGATATGGGTGATTTGTTAGAAGTCGTAAAAGGAATTATGATTGCGTTTATAAATTTTAGGGATGTGGATTATGTCTAGTGGGATTCCTACTGTTTTACTTGATTTTGTAAAAGATCTAAATACAAACACTAGGAAGAAACAGACTACTTTAGTTGCTGTTAAATCTTTACAATTTCTTAACGAGCAATTAGATAATTTAAAAACAAATCCTGGAGCTTATGGATTATCAAGTGCAAGGGCTAATGCTTTAGAAAGGAATTTAATTCGTAGTAGAGCAGCAATAAATGTAAATAGGGATTCTATTAATATAAAGTTGAAATTAAAAGATTCTGCTGAAAGTGATCCATCTAGTGTATCAGAATGGGCTGCTATGATTAATAGAGGGCACACTGTTAAAGGTATGAGATCTATATTACCTACAGAAAGAAAAATGTTGGCCGTTCCTTTTACCATAGGAGGTGATGAAATTGTTTCATTTGCTAGAGGATCAAGAGATCCACATATTGTAGGTAAGTTTGTAAGCCAACATGTAGAAAAAAGCTCTTCAGGTAAACCTATGTTGTATTACTTACCTAGAGGAGACCATTTGGTTATGATGGGTAAAATTATGGGAGGCAAATGGGAAGGAATTGCCACACTATTTCAGTCAATACCCATAAAACAAGCTCCATGGGCAGATGAAATTTTATATAACGTTGCTAAAGCTCTGGGTGCAAAAGTTTAATGTCCAGAAGAGAAGAAGTTATCGCAGAACTTCGTAGAAGACTACTTGTCAAATTACCTTCAGCAATTATAATTGAAGGAACGGGTGGTATTTGGGGTGCATGGGATAAGAAAATACCTTGTATTCATTTATTTGAATTACCTAGTAAAAGAATTCTTACTAAGCCGGGTATTTATACAGTAGAGTTACCAGTTCAAATTGAATATGTGGTTAGACTGGGTAGACAGGATGGTTGTAATACTGAAGGTAGAGCTAGATTGTTATGCCTTCAACAGGCACTTGAACTGGATGAGAGATTTACCAAAGATAGAAACCTTAGAACACAAAGCATTGATTTAGTTATTAGTTATTTCTGTGGATCTGATGAAATAACGTCACCTTTACCTAATATATTAGATGCGGCTGTTTTGTATGTTTTTAAGTATGTTGACACTTTCTATGGTTATGAAAAATCTAGACATTAAGAATTTTTATTTTTACTTTTACTTTTATGAGGTTTCAAAATGAATTATCCGTCTCCAAATCCAGCCAACTACACTTTAGGAAAAGGTATTTTATACTTTGACCAATTTGATAGTTCTGGACAATTAACAGGTGAGGTAGATCTAGGTAATGCTCCAGAACTATCTTTCAATATGTCCGTGGACATGTTAGACCATTTTAGTAGCAGAGCTGGTATATCTTCTAAAGATGCCCAGGTTACTAAACTGATTGTGCCCACATTCACTTTCACTTTGGATGAGTTTTCTGATGAAACTTTATCCATGTTATTTTATGGTCAAAGCACTAATGTTATAAATCAGGCTGCTGTTCCTTATAAAACTGAAGCGTTGCCTGCCACAGTTAATAAAAAATCTTATTACTCGCTTGCTAATCGTAATATTGGTGCTTGGGCTGTTAATGTAGTTTATGAAACAGGTAAAACGGCTGCTGATATTCCCGATGATGCTGTATTGACCAATACTTCAGGTGGTGCTACTAATACTTATAGTGCTCTTACGGCTGTAGGTACTCGGATCTTTTTGAAAACACCTGCAGGTACAGGTTTAGCTGCATCAGGCGACATTTATATTGCTACTGTTAAGATTGCCACATACACAATTGCTCCACATTTTGATACTACTAGAGTTTTGATAAAGAAAGGTTCTGCTTGGTTGTTGCCCGGTGTTGATTTTACTCTTGATTCTGATTTAGGCCGTATTTTGATTGGAACTGATTCTACTTTAACAGGTAGTGAAGTGGTGAGTTTTGGTGTTGCCGCATCTAGTGTTAGAAAAATCAGTGCGGTGTCATCGAATACCTTAAAAGGCAAAATCAGATTTGTCAGTAACAATCCTGAAGGTGCTCAGTATCAGATGGAAGCGTGGAAGTGTTCCCTGAAACCATCTGGTGACACGGCCTTTATCAGCGATAATTGGGCAACCGTGAAATTTACAGCTGAAGTGTTACTTGACCGTGAGAATCATCCCTCAAGTCCATATTTGGACGTAACTATATACTAAGTAAATCAATGACTTAGGTGTTTTAACTAGGCCACTGAAGTTTCTATTCCAGTGGCCTATTAATCTAAAATAATAATCAAATATAATCTTTATTTAATATTTTTACTGACTTATACTAATGTTTTGCATTTTATATATCAGGCACAAATATGATTAAAGTTGGAGATAGATTTGAAACGAGGAATTATGGATTTTGCACTGTTATAGAGTATATAGATTCTTATAATGTAAGAATTAGATTTGAAGATGGAATTGAAATAACTTGTACAGCAGGTGCCTTAAGAACTGGTCAAGTTAAAAATCCAAATCATCCTAGTATTTGTGGTATTGGTTTTATTGGAATTGGAATTTATTCTCGTAAAACACATTTAAGAATTTATGATATTTGGAAATGTATGCTTGGAAGATGTTATGACGAAGGTTATAAAAATTTACATCCTACTTATAAAAGTTGTACAGTCTGTGAAAGATGGTTAAATTTTCAAAACTTTGCTCATGATTACTTACAAATGGTGGGTTCAGATTTAAACTGGCAATTAGATAAAGATATTTTATTTAAAAGAAATAAGATATATTCACCAGAAACATGTTGTTTAGTTCCACCACAAATAAATACACTTTTAATAAAACATGTTGCTAGAAGAGGAGAATTTCGTATTGGAGTTTCCTATGATGAACATTATATAAATCCATATATAGCTAAATGTCATATTAAAGGAAAAATTAAATATCTTGGTAGTTACAAAACAGAACAAGAAGCACATTTACGCTATAAAGCCGCGAAAGAACAAGAAATAAGAAGATTAGCTAATTTATTTAAAGACCAACTTGATCCAAGAGTGTATATTGCCTTAATGAATTATGAAGTTGAGATGGACGATTAAAAAATCGTTGCTGGTGCTACAGTTTTAAAAAGCTTCACACTGATAATGCTAATTCGTTAAAGTGGCTTAAACAGCAGTTTTAATGGCTTAAAATGCCACTTTCTCAACACTTGTTGAGTAGTTATGAAAAACAAAAAGTATAAATTCACCTACACTAAGAAGAGGAAAAAAGTTATGAAACCAGCAAGACAAAGAACGAAGTTGGGTGATTCAGATTGGACATCTTTATTTCCAGTTAAGCAGTATACAATAGGTACAACTTCTTTAGACATTTCACCTTTATCTATCCAGGAACTTTCGGGTGTTCTAGATAAATTGTCTAATATCTCAAATAAAATCCAAAGTGATTTAATAAATAATGAATTAGATGAAGGTGTAGCTAAGTCTTCGGTAACTGTTATCAACCTTGTAAAAATAATTATGTCTGAAAGTCCTGATATTCTTTCAGATATCTCAGGTTTGGATGTTGAAGATGTCCAATCGTTGCCATTGGATAAAGCTTTAGAATTGTTTAATTTTTGTTTGGATGTAAACATAGAAAGCCAAGAAGGCTTGTTAAAAAACTTCGACGGCCTGACCAGCCGGATATCCAAGTTTACGAGTCCCAAGACGATGACTCCAGCGACTCCATAGGCAAGTTAGTTCAATATTTAGTAGAACATGGACATTCTTGGAATGATATAAAAACCTATACTCTTTGTGAAATTGGTGTTTTTGTCCGAGAATGTAGACTAGGTGATGTATTAAAATATGAACAAGACATCCTTATAGCTTGGTTGGGTACAAATGCGACTGGAGATTATATAAAAGATTTAGTAAAAAAACAGGATAAAAGATTAAAGAAGAATAAAAAAATAGAAGAAGATCCAGAAGCTAAAAAGAAAGAGTGGTTAAATTTCGCAAGAGCATTTGGAAAATAAAGTTTAGTTACAATCTTTAAATGAAGTATGAAGTTGAGATAGACGATTAAGAAAATGTTGTTTGTCGCTTTATTAAATCTACGTTATACTACAGTTTATAATCTATAAACTGGGTATAATCAAAATGTCAGATACCTTAAATTCTTCTATTAATATACAGGTAACGGCTGATACTACAAAAGCTACTGAGTCTTTAACAGCGTTACTTTCCTCGTTACAAAAATCATTAGATGCATTTAATAAATTTCCTGGACAGGCAGAAATAGCTGTCAATACCATATCTGCCAGTTTTGGTAAAGTTAAGACATCTGTTGAGTCAGCTCTAGAACCTCTTAAAAAATTAGAAGGAATGTTTAAAAGCGTATCTGAAAATTCAGGTATAAAAACTTCTTCTGTCAAAATTGTTGATGACGCTCAAGTAACAAAAGAGATAGGTAGTATTAGATCTTTAGTGGGCACTATTGATTCTGCTAAAGAAAAAATAGCAACTCTTGGAAGCGGTGATTCTTTATCGGCTTTTAATACAAAATTAGATTTATCAGCTACAAAAGCAACTACATTAGGCAATTATCTCAAGAATGCAGTTACGCAAGGTTCTGAATTAAGAACTATCATATCTGCTGAAGTAGGTTTAGGAGTTAAACCTAATACTATGTCTGCTTGGGCTACTCTTAATCAAAACGTAAGGGATTACATTAGTAATATTATTAGAGCTAATTCTACTACTAATGAAGGGGCTAACGCATTAGTTAATCAACAAAAACTCTTAAATATTAATAAAGGAATTATTGATAGTAACATTTCTTCTTTGTCAAAAACAGATGCTACATATAGTCAAATATCTACTACAGTTTCAGGATTATTATCTTTACATTTTAAACTCCTAGAAACTGAGACTAAGCAATTTAATAATGAAGCTGAAATATCTACAGCTTTAGCAGCTAGAGCTGGAATTATTAAAACATTAGGGCAACTTCAGTCTGAATTAGCTATAAAACAGAATAGTTCTTTTGTAAATCCAGGTGATGCTGCTAAGGTTAATGAATTAGTAGCACAAGTAAATCAATTAGGTTTAGCTATAAGAGCTCCAATTTCAGCATTAAAATCATTTTCAGATGATATTAAAAATACTGCCTCTGCCGCTTCGGATACCAGTTTAAATATTAAGAGTTTATCTTTATCATTACAGAATTATGCCAATTTAAAAGTACCTGAGGATTCTCTTGGCTTTAAACAACTGATGTCTAGATTAACTGCTCTAAGAAATGAGATAAATAAAACATCAATAAGTTTGGATGATCTTGCTAAAAATCCTGTTCTGTCTAAGGAACTAAAATTAGAAGTAGGCATACAACAGGCAGGTATAGGTATTTTATTAGAGCAATTGAATACTATAGAGCAAGGTTTTATAAAAGATGCTGACGCGGCTAAATTAGATGTTGCCGCTAAAGCCAAACTTGATGTTGCTAATAGAACTGTTGTTGAATCGGGAACAAAATTAATAGATGTTTTAACAAAACAAAAAGAAGCATTGGTTAAGGTATCAGAAGGAATTATAAAAACGGATTCAGGTACATTTATTTCTTCAAATTTAGCTGTTTCAAGAGATGCTGTAATTAAATCTATGGCAGATATTGAAGCAACAGCTCTTAAATCATCAGAACAAATAAATTTAATATTAAAGAGTATAGGAGCAAATGTTTCGTTTGAGAATCTTGCTCAATTAAAATCTGTTTTAGGTAATTTGAAAATTGATTCTTCTGCATCAGAAGGATTAAAGGTTTTAATTCAATTAACAGAACAATATTCTTCTATTCAAAAAGAATTAGCTCTTCAAAGTAAAGCGAGTGTCTTTACAATACCAGTAGGTTCAGTTCAACAATTTAGTCAATTTACAAGACAAATACGAGATTTGGATAGTCAGTTTAGTCAACTTGGAGTGAATATCAATCATGTTATGAGTGGTGATGTTCCTGTAGAGTTGTTTAATAAGATGAGTAATGCTGCTAAGAATAGTTCTATGTCAATTAGAGCATCTATGGTTAATGTAGAGACAATTCTTAAACAAGTAAAAGATAGTTTTGGTCAGTCTTTAGCAGGTGGAATTGGAATGACTGCTACCTTTGACACTTCTCAAGCTACTTCTGCTTTAAAATCTTTATTAACAACTTTAACTACTGTTAAAGAACAAATTGATAAATTGGGTCAAAATTCAACAATGTTGGATCCTCTTATTGATAAATTAACTACTTTTACTAGTGAGTTATCTTTACCTATTGAAAGAATAAAAGCTTTAGAAGAAATACAGAATTTGTTAAAAACAAGTTCTTTAGGTGTAACGCAAGTTCTTGTAAGTTTTAAGGAACAATTATCTACTATATTTATATCTAATTCTTTAAAAGAATTGCCTAAGCAGTTTGAAGATATATCTCTTCAGATTAAAGGATTAATACAAGAAACAGAACTTCTTAATCAAATATCTTCTAAATCAAATAAAAAAGGTTCTTATGTTGATTATCAAATGGAATTGCTTCAGTTAAAAGAATTAAATAAAGATTCTTTAGAAGCTTCAAAATCTGTAGATATTCTTATTAAAAATCTAATGTCTATAGGAAAAACTCCTGCTGGAAAACAACAAATATTTACTGAATTACAAAACCAAGTTAATGGATTAAAAGTTGCTTTTGAACAGAAATTTGATGTAAAAATAGATATGACTAATGCAGAATCTGCATTTAAAACTATTATAGAGCAGTATATTCTTTTAAAAGATAAGATCCAAAGTAATACTGTAAAAATAAAAATGGATACTGCTCAAGTAACTGAGGCAGCAAAATCTACATCAATATCTGGAGATGCAATATTTCAAGCTACAGGGTTGCATAATACCATGCGAGCTTTAACGGAGGAAGGATCTTTATTATCAAAAGGAATAAGAAATTATTTTACATCAATTGCTGATGGATTAAAAATTGGTAAAGCATCTGTTATGGATTTTGAAAAAGGTTTGGTTTCATTAGAAGATGAGTTAGTACGATTAAGGTCAGGTGTTGTTACATGGTCAATGGGTATTATGATGATGGGTCAGGCTGTATTTGCTCCATTTGTATCCGCTGTTAAAGGTTTTGCTGATTTTGGCGACACTATGAAAATGGTTCAAGCTGTTTCTGAATCTACAGATGCTAAATTACAGGCTTTAACTGAGACTACTTTACAATTAACTTCTGCATCACGTTTTGATCCTAAATCTGCATCAGAAGGTTTACTTGAACTTGCTAGAGCAGGTTATTCTGCAAATGAAGCTATAGCAGCATTGCCTATTGTCTTGCGTATGGCACAAGCTGGAGCACTTGCAGTAGGTGAATCTGCTGTTATTACTTCACATTTAATGAATACATTTCAATTAGGAATTGAAGAGACAGGTAAAGTAACAGATATTTTAGTTAAGGCCGCAAATGAATCTACAGCCAATGTTTCAGATTTAGGTCATGCTTTTACTTATGTAGGTGCTTTAGCTAAAGGTTTTGGAGTTTCAATGGAAGAAACTGTGGGAGCTATTGGTGCAATGGCTAATATGGGTTTTACCGGGTGTTATGATGACCAAACTGAAATTTTAACTAGAACTAGAGGATTTCAATTATTTAAAGATTTAATTCCAAATGAAGAAGTAATGACCATTAACAAAGATACTTTGGTTATGGAATGGCAGGCTATAGAAGATCAAGTTTGGAGATATAGTCTTAATGATTCTCCTATGTTCCATATTAAGACAAAATCTTTAGATTTGAATGTTACACCTAATCATCGTATGTTTATTGAAACATACGCGGGAATTCGTAAAATAGTTTTAGCTGAAGATTTTAAAGAAGGAAAGTTTTTTAGAGCTGGTGTTTGGGAAGGTGTAGCTAATCCAATTTTTGTGTTGCCAGGATTAGAGCAAAATAGATCATCTCATATTAAAGTAATTCCAGATTTAGAAGTTGATATGGTAGATTGGGTTAAATTTTTAGCTTGGTATCTATCAGAAGGATCTTTACATCATGATACTAAGGGTAATTACAGAATAAGAATTACACAGAGCAAAGAAGCTAATCCTGAAAAATGTAAGATATTAGAAGATCTTTTTGAAAGACTTCCTTTTCATTTTAATTCTGATGGTAGAATAAATTATGGTTGTTATAATCAACAACTCTATGTTGAATTAGAAAAATATGGTAAAGGTTTTGCCAATAAAATTATCCCACAATATGTTAAAGATTTACCAGCTTCATATTTACAAGAATTTTATGAAAGTTATAAGTTAGGTGATGGTGATAAACAAGGAACTTTATATACATCTGGAAAACAGTTAGCTGAAGATTTATATGAAATAGTTGTTAAATCAGGTTACGCTGCACAACTTAAATTATTATATTCTGCAGGGACTGAGACTTTTAGTAAATCTTGGGATAGATCTCATGTTGCAACTAAAGATGGTTATGCTATCTATGTTAGTAAACATCATATAACTCCTTGGGTTTCTTTATGGAGACAAGATAAAGTATTAGAAACAACTTCTAATAAAATAGGTTATGAAAATTATACGGGCTTTGTTTACTGCGTAACGGTTCCAAATTCTATTGTTTTAGTAAGAAGAAATGGTAAGAGTGTTTTTTGTGGTAACTCCATGGCCGGGACTGCACTTCGTGGTATGTTAGAGCATTTGTTTAATCCAACTAAAGATGAAGCCAAATTAATGGATGAACTTGGAAAAAGAATTGGTGGTGTAGGTTTACAAATTAAAGATTCAGAAGGAAGTTTTATAGGGTTTGCTAATATTATTAGGCAATTAGAAAAAGCAGGTTTTACTTCTGCAGAAGCTTTGAGATTGTTTGGACAAAGAGCTGGCCCAGGTGTTGCAGCCATGATGAAATTGGGTTCTGCTGGTTTAGATGAATTTAATTCTAAGATGTATACGGCAGAAGGAACTGCTGGAGCTATGTCACAAATGATGGAGTCATCTTTACAAGGACGGTTTGAACTGATGACTAGAGCTATTCAGAGTTTTAGTATGGCTCTTGCTCAAAATTTAGAAGCTCCATTGAAGATGGCTGCGGATGCAATAACTACTGTTGTTGTTGCTTTCCATAATTTTCATACGGCATTAGGGCCAGTTGCTCAAGTATTAGATACTATAGCGGCATCATTAGCAGGTTTTATGGCTGTTGCTGGATCAGCAACATTCGCATGGTTCTTGATGGTTGTTCCTGTTACTCAGTTTTTAGGGTTTGTAAGATTGTTAGTTGCTGTGATGGAAGTAGGTAAAACATCTTTATTGACTAATGCGGCTGCGGGTCAGGTTTTAGCTGCACAACAGATGGAACAGATTGCTGTTTTAACAGGAGTTACTATTCAGACTAAAGCTGCTACTATTGTTACAGAATTAAATACTATAGCTAAAATTCAGAATAATGAAGCAACAATAGCTCAAGGTTTAGCTGAAATGAGAACTGCTTTAATGGCTCAAGGTCTTACTACTGCTCAAATAGAACAGACTATGGCTATGACAGCAAATAGTATTGCTATGGCTAGAGATTCTGAAGCTGCTCTGTTGTTAGCTAAGAATACCGCTATTGCTGATCTAGCTAATAGAGGATTTTTTGCTACATTGGGTGCTTTTGGTAAGATGATGTTAAGTCAACTTGCATCAGGTTTAGCTGCTCTTGGGACTTATGTTATAAATGCAGTTAAATCTATATATACTCTTGTTGTGGCTCAGGGGGTTTTAGGAACTGCAAGTATAGGTTTATCTGGAATACTTACTTATTTACAGGCAGCCCTCATTCGTGTAAGTGTTGCTGCTACTACTGCTTGGACAGCTTTAATGGGACCTATAGGAATTGGAATAGCTGCATTAGCTCTTTTAGGTGCTGCTATTTATGGAATTTATCTGTCAATGACAGAAGTTGAACGTGCCAAAGAAGATGCACTAAAATTTGATAAAGAGTCAGAATCAATTAAGAAATATGCAGGTGATATTAAAGATGCTAAAGCTGAATTAAAAGATTTACTAGTAACTAGATTAGAAGGTGAAATTGAAACTCCTAATATAGTTTTAGATAAAAGTAATATTGAAAAAACAATTCAACAATTTGCTAAATTAGAACAAGATGCACTTAAACATGGTAATACTGACATTGCTCTTGAATACAAATTTAATTTAGAAACTAATTCACAAGATGTTGCTCTTAGATTTAAGGATCAATTAATACCTATTATAGAGGCAGGTAAAGCTTTACCAGCAGGTATTAAACAAGTAATGGATGCATACGATACATCTGCAATAGATTCTAAAGCAGAAATTTTGGATAAATCACTTAAAAATTTTGGAATAATTCTTACTGATGGAGTAAAGACTCAAGGTATTTTAATTACTGCATTTCATAAACTTTTTAATATTCCTATTACTTTAGATTCTGGACAACAACAAAAGTTAGTTGAAGTTATAGATCAAAATAAGTTAATGTTTTCAAAATGGTATGAAAGTCAGAAACAGACCGTTGAAGATTTTAGTAATCTTAAAACAGCAGAAGTGCTTAGAAAATATTGGATTGATATTTACGGAAGCTCTAGTTCTATTCCAAAAACAGTAGTAGAAGAAACAAAAAGCTCTTTAACAGTATTAGTAGAAGAAATAAGAAATACTGAAGCTAAGTTAAAAAATCATAAACCTTTACAAGTGTCTTTAGTTAATTTGGCTAAAAATTCTGATGATTTTAAAGCTGGATTAGTAGAATTTGATAATGGATATGATGAAGCTACTAAGAAAATGGCAGACAAATTTAAAACAGGTTTTGATGCTGCGGGTAAGTATCTTACAGAGTTTACTGCTATAAATTCGGAAGCATCTAAAGATCAAATAAGAACTTTAGAAAGTGCCAGTACTGAACGTTTGGCACTTGCTAAGAAAGATGCGGATATGACTGGTACTTTTGAAGTTCTTACTTCTCAAGAATTAAGAAAGACAACCACTGAAAAGACTAAAATACTTATTGATGGACTTAAAATAATAGAAGATGTTAAAAAGAGTATGATGGATTCATCACAAGGACTTGGCCCAGAACTTAAAATAGAAGCTGAAAAAGGTTTTATTGAAGTATTAGGTCAAGAAAAAACTGTGTATCAAGATTCGGTAGCTTCTATGATTGCTGAATCTGCTAAATTAGCAGATATTATTAATGGTTTAGAAAAAAATTATAGAACGTTTCATGAAAGTATTTTAGCTTCTCAGGTTAAACTTACGAAAGATGCTTGTGAAACTGATCTTACAACAGAGTCTGCTAGTTTAGAAGCTAAAAAGAAAATAGATGAGGCTAAATTAGCTTTTACAGCCGGAAATTATGCTGATGAATTTAAATTGGCTCAAGAAGCTAAAGCAAAATTAGATGCTATAGATGCTACTACTGTTCAATCTTTTAGTACACAAGAAAAAAAGCAAATTTTTGACCAATATACAGAAATAGATAAATTAGCAAAACAAAGTGCAGACACATCTATTGCTAAACATAAGGAAGAACAAGATGCATTACAAAAAGCCATAGGAGAAACTAATAAAGTCATTCAATCTATGTCTGTTAATATGAGTCAAGTTGGAACTAGCATTGAAGGTAGTGTTAATAAGATGACTGAAGCTGTTAATAATTTACTTACAGCTCTTGCAGAAGTAGCTAAAGCAAAAGGTTTTGATATAAATCCAGCTACTCATGCTCTTACATTAGATGATGATTTAAAAAAATTACAAGCATCTCTTAGAGTTGCAGAAGTTATTAGAAATAAGTTAGTTGATATTACTAAGATTTTTGATGAAACAGGTAAACTAACAGGAGAACAGGAATCGTTAGAATATTTAAAAACATTAGATAATGCTTTTACTGATCTTCATAAAGCATCTATTAATGTTTTTGAAGAATTTAAGAAAGAAGGGGAAGATTTTAATTTACAGCCAGCAACAACATCTTTGGATATTTTTAAAAACAAGTTAGGTGAGAATAAAAAAGCACAGGAAGATTTATTAATTATACTTCGTACAACTGCTAATGAACCTGGTATTTCACCACAAATGAAAACAGGTATAGAAGCTCAAATAGCAGAAGTTGAAAAATTTAAAAATGTAATTACTAATGATTTAAATACTCTTAGTCTTTTAGATCCATCAAAATTTGACCAAGATAAAGAAAAATTTAGAGCTATTTTAGATGCTATAAGAATAGATTTTACTAAGTTTACAGAACATACTTATGTTGTTAATGTAGATGTTGCTGATAATCTTTTAGTTGCTGGTTTAGATAGAATAAAAGCAAAATTAAAGACTGTTGTCAGTACTCAAGATTTAATAGGTTATAAAGATGAATTAACTGCTCTACTTCAACAGTCTGTAGATCAAGGATTAAATCCTACTTTAATAAAAAGTACAAGAACTCTTCTTAATGTTGTTAAAGAAACTATTTCTACTATGGCAGGTATTGAACCTAAAATTGGAAAAAGTCCTAATCCTACCAAAGTTAATGTTGAAAAACAGGCACAACCAATAGATACTGTAGAAAATACTAATAAAAATATCGTTGCTATTAAAGAAGAAAATGATGTTTACACTAAAAATAGACTTGCTATTCAAGGATCAATTGATACAAGTAAACAAATTGCTGGTTTAGAAATTAAAAATACTGATGCTGTTAAAGAAGAAACAAAAGCTGTAGATGAATTATCTCAAGCTCAATTGAATAATAGAAAGATTAAAGAAGATTTAGCTAAAGTAGAAAGAGGTACAAGTACTGAAGGTAATAAAAACTATTCGTGGATGAAACCTGTTATAGAACAGACTCAAATATTTGAGGATGTTTGGAATGGCATGACTAAAAGTGTTGAAACTTTCTCAAAACAAGATTTTAAAATTGATTTAGATTTAACTGATATAAAAAATACAGAAGATGCAGAAGATAAAGTTAAACAAATAGAAGAAGGATTAAGATTAGTTGCCAAGGCTAAAGAAGAAGTTAATGGTAAAAAAATGGATCCAGAAAATCTTAAAGCTTATGCTGATAGACTAACTGATTTAGAAACAGCCTACACTGATGCTTTATCTAAATTAGATAAACCTTTAACTCCTGAAGTTAAGGCTACTTCTTTAAATGAAACCACTTTTAGCTTAGAAAATATGGTTAATATGCTCAATTCTTTGAAGTCTGAACAAGTAGGCATACCTGTAGAAGTTTTTGATAAAGCAACTAGTGTTGTAGAAAGTATCCAAGCTAGTGTGGATCAATTACACGGTAAAACTTTAGATATTATAGTGAATAAAGTATCAGGAAATAGTATTGGTGGATTAATTAGCTATTTTACTGAAGGTGGTAATGTTTTTAATAGACCAAGTTATTCGGTAGTACCAGGTTCAGGGGATGGTGATAAAGTGCCAGCCATGCTTGAGGCTAATGAATTTGTTTTACGAAAATCATCTGTACAAAAATTTGGTGTACCTTTCTTGAATAATATTAATGCGGGTATTTTGAAACTTCAATCAGGTGGATTGGTTTCTGGATTTGATCTTAATTCTATACAAGGTTTAAATGATAGTTCTTTTAATAAAGGAAAAGATGGTAAAATTCTTGACGAAGTTAATGTTAATTTACAAGTAGGTAACCATCCAGTTCCTTTTGTAATGAAATCTAATAGAGAAACAGCTAATGAATTATTAGCCGTTCTTAAAAATGTGGGGTTGTAAGTAATGGCGGAAGCATTTGTAGTTAAAATTGGGTCGTTGATTCTAAACCCTGAGATTGTCTGGGAAGACAAATCTAAATGGGTACCTATATATCAGGGCAGCGCACTTACATTGGGTGGTAAAACTATTATTCAGGCTATAGCCGCTGTTAATGGTAGGCCGGTGACTCTTACAGCAACACAGACTCAAGGTTGGCTGACGCTAACCCAAGTAAATGCTCTATTAGTAATGGCGGCTGTGCCTGGGGCTGTTTATGTTTTTCAGTATGGATCATTCACTACCAATGTGATGTTTAGGAGTCACGAACCACCCGCTGTTGAAATGACTCCTTTAGTAGATGGAGCAGAACCCTGTACCTATCATTCAGGTACTATTAAGTTGATAACGATATAACCTGTTATTTTAAATTGTAAAAGTATATAATATACATTTACTTAAAATACAATAGGTTATATTATGAAGATAGGCGATATTTTTCAAACAAACACATCTGGTTTTTGTACTGTTATAGAGTATAAAGATTGTAAAAATGTAAGAGTTAGATTTGAAGATGGAACTGAAATAACTTGTCAGGCAGGTAATTTAAGAAATGGTTTAGTTAAAGATCCAAGTCTTAAGTTTTGTAGTATTGGTTTTATTGGAGTTGGAATTTATTCTTATACATCACATAAAAGAATTTATATGGTTTGGATTGAGATGTTAAAAAGATGTTATGACGAAGGTACTCAATTAAATAATCGATCTTATATCGGTTGTACTGTTTGTGAAAAATGGTTTAATTTTCAAAATTTTGCCCATGATTACTTGTTGATGATAGGTTCAGATCTAAATTGGGAACTGGATAAAGATATATTATTTAAAGGAAATAAATTATATTCACCAGAAACGTGTTGTTTAGTTCCATCTCAAATAAATAAACTTTTAACAAAAAGTGATGCTAGTAGAGGTGAATTTCATATTGGAGTTTTTTATGATGAACGTTATATAAAACCATATTTGGCTCATTGTAGTATTAAAGGAAAACAAGAGTATCTTGGATCTTATAAAACAGAACATGAAGCACATCAAGCTTACAAAATAGCTAAAGAAACTGAAATCAAAAGACTAGCCAATGTTTATAAAGACCAATTAGATAGAAGAGTATATATTGCTCTAATGAATTACGAAGTTGAAATAACAGATTAAGAGGAATAAAACAATGTCAATTGAAAGATCTAACATAAAGTACTACAAATCACTTGTTTATGATGATGGGGTAGGTAGTGGTGGTCGAAGGAGTAATACCCAGATAACATCTGGATCTTCAAACCAATTATTCCCTGTAATAACAAGTGCAGAACGATCTGCGGGATCAATAAAGTTTCGTAAAATCTTCGTTCAAGTGGAAACGTATCAAAATTTACCTTTAATTGATGCAAAGGTTTATATAGAAAGTCCCACCCAGGCTCAAGACATGGTGTTTTTCGCTCCAGGTACAGCTACCAATATTAAATCAGGTTTAACAGGTAGTGAACGGTTTTATGGATGTGGTTATTTAAATGCTAATGTTGCTTTAGATGCAACTGTATTAACAGTTAGAGTTGAAGATGGTACTATTCCATTGTTTGTAAGTGGCGATTTAGTTAGGATTAGTAATAAATCTAATCTTGATGATACTACCTCAGGTACTACAGAAGAATATGTAACCATTACTGGAACTCCATCTGTAGTAGGAAGCGTAGTTACATTTAGTCTTGTTACAGGTGTTACTAATGCGTATTTGGCTGCTGATACAAGAGTTGCATCTGTTTATCAAGCGGGTAATGTTGATACCCGTTATAGTGATTTACTAGTTTCGTCTACTGATGGACTTTATGATGAAGTAAATTATCCTATAGAGTTGGCTTCTATTTCAACGATAACTCAGAATTGGACATTAACTTTTACTACTGCTAATTTAGTGACTGTGGTAGGTGACTCTATTGGATCTTTAGGTTCATTTTTGACTTTATCAGGAATATCACCTGTAAACGTGGCCTATTCTTCTGCTTATTTTACGTTGCCTGCTGCTGCATTTAGTGGAACTTTTGTGGCTAATGACGTTATCACTTTTAAGACTTATGCTCAATTTATTCCTTTATGGTTCAAAAGAATAGTTCCTATAGGTACAGCTACTTTTACAGGTAATAAATTTGTTGTGGTGGTTGAAGGCGAATCGGAATAATGGCTATTGAAGACCTTGCGGTCACTTATACAGTTTCTGCCACTTTAACTTTTTCTTTTGAAAGAGCTAAGATTATTCCTCAATTAATTGAAGGGTATACTAGTTCAGAATTTGTTTTCAATCCTTATTCTGATAGATTTGATCCTTGTGTAAATTACTACCATAGCTATGGTATTGATCCAATAAGTGTTAATCTTACTGGTTTAGGACATTTAATTTATGTAGGTTATAATACAGAACTTTTTCAAGAGGAATTAACTTTTGATGGTTCTTCTGTAGCTTCTTTATCTCAAATACCTATAAGTAATGTGCTTATGGGTGTTGAGAGTCGTTATTTTGAAAAAATAACAGAAACATTTAATATGGGTGAAATCACTTATACTGCATCCAGTTTTTCTCCTGTATTAAAATATAATTCTATAGCTAATGAAATAAGTGTTTCTGACAATCCAGATGTTTTAGTAAAATATTATGGAAAGATTGTTGTAAAATACAATGTTCATAAAAATACATATAAAGTTTCTTTTAAAGGTATTCCATGTTATGATTTTGCTGGTTACGTTCCAACAACCAGTCAAATGGGTTCATCTACTTTACCTTCAGGAAGTGGAAATAGTGGAGTTACAGTTACTAATGCCAGTTATTTTTCTGGTGGGACAAGTTATGTGACACAAGATAATGTTATTACTTATACTACACAACTAACTCCAAATGATCTCATATTGACAAATGAGAATTATACTCTTGCAGCTATCTTTTTAACAGGTATATCTACTATATCAGGAAAAAGAAATCAGAATTGTTGTGCTAGACCGACTTATGCGGGTGGTGTTGTAACAGGTGTTTCTGGAGATAATAATGAGGCTTTTGGTTGTACTACTGTTGTAAGTCTTTATGGGGATAATCCTGATTCAGTTTCTGATAAAAATAATAATGCAAGTGTAGGATATATGGGTTACTCTAAAGAAGGAGTTATTGAGACTTTAGAATTTAATGGATCTACATCAGTATCTTTAAAATATATTCCTATTGGTATCCCTAGTATTATAGAAAAATCTGATTTTGAAAGTATCGGAACTTATGCTAATGGTAGTGGTACATCCAATGTTCCACATAGTGGACTTGGATATAATCCATTTACTAATTCTTATGAAATAATTCCAACATCAGGTATAAGTAATGCTCAATTTTTTGGAACTATGGTTATTGGTTATGAGAGTGAAAGATATGATTATGCAGTAACTTTTAGCCAAAATAATTGCCCTGAAAATACAGATACTGAAGCTGAAAGGAAAAGAAAAGAAGATTTATCTAAAGCATTTCTTGTTATTACTTGGGGTCCTACTCATAAAACATCGCTGACTGTAAGTAGAGACAGTTCTTGTTGCCCTAAACAAAAACCAGGAAAATCAATAGAATCATATACAGTTAAAGTAGAACATGCATCTTTTTGTAATTCTTTTAAATCTAAAAAAGAAGTTTCACAAAGTGCATTAACAGGTTATACAGCTAGAGTAGATATAACAGATTATATTTTAGTACATAATTTTGGTGAATATGATTTTGATTTAGATGCTTATACAATAGAAGATGGAACTTTTGGTAAAGCTAAACAAGATTCTGGTGGAGAATCTTCAGTAGGTGAAGTTGCAAAAGCACTGGATATTTCTTTTTCAAAGGTTTTTAGAAAAGAAGTTTTAATAAGACAACAATTATCTTTAAAAGAATCTAGTACGGCAACTTTAGATGGAATACCAAAACAACCCAATTGGAAAGAAATTGTTCCATTAAAATCTATTCTTCCACAAAAATATGAACTCTATGTTTGTTTTGGTGTAAAAACTGAAGAAGTATATACAGGAGAGTACAATTATTCTACACACACTTTTAATATTACTGGAGTCAAACAACTAAAAGCTAATGAAGTTTGTATCGTTAATTCTTTAAATATAGAAATGTTAGTATCTGGAGTTATAGAAGTTTCGTATTATACAACTATCTGTATTTATGAGATAATGTATACTTTAGGTTCTTCTAATCCAGCACCTAGTGTAACAGAATCAAGATATAGAATTAGTTTTGTAAGTGACGATATTGTTTTAAATGGAGAATGTAAGTCTGATATAAAATCTATAAATGTGGTCAGTAAGAAAAAACTGAATAAAAGTTTTAAAGAATTTTTTGATTCATGTAAGACATGTAATCCTTGAAATTAAGTTTAATAAAGGAAAAATAAAGTGATTGAGTATAAACGAAAATATTCCATTCTTAATTTAACTGATTTAGGATTGTTTCATGACGGTCAATTGCCTCCTGATTACGATGGTTCAGTATTAAAGATAGAAGTTGTTCATAGAATTTTATTTGTAAATGAATTTACGGGTGAGTTGTTTACGATGACATTTAATCCTCCTGATGCAAAAAATTCTAGTAAAACTGTTACTCCATATACAAAAGATGAAATAAAGTTAAGAACTGCTGATGTTAATGAAGAACATGAGGATGGCAACCATTATTTTCCTAAAAGAGTAAAAGATTTGGCTGATTTTTTTATAGCAGATATAGAAAAAGATGGTGAGTCAAAGGTCATTTAGATGTTTAGAATCAGTTCTTTTTTAGATACGGATACTACAATAGATTCTGAGGGAAATAATTACTTTGTTTTAGACAGTCCCTATTCTTTTCCAGTAGCCAATGTGGTTAATTTTTTATTGGATCCTAACGTGAATATAATAGTTAATTCTACTTTTGAAAGTCTTGATAACTTCAGTACATCTTCAATATTGTTTCAAAAAGTGTATTATGAATTTTCTTCTGCTTTTAATTTCTTAACTACTTTAAATACAATTAAAGTTAAAGATAGTCTTATTTGTTTAGATGATTTTTATAAAGTAACATCACCTTTGGAATGTTTTGAAAGATTCCAAATAAATAATTTTTATGAGTTTTTAGATAATGAAGCATTTATTATAAAGAATGGTTTAGATATTTTTACAAATGGATTACTTGTAAAGAATTTTTGCAGTTCTTTAGATCCATATACAGTTTTTGTTACAGATACTATAGAATTAACAGATACGTATGTTAATCCAGTATTTTCATTTTTAGATTCTTTATACGACTGTAAAAATACTGTATCTGCTGAATTAGCAGTTTTAGAAGATTTTGTAGATAGAGTTCCAGTTTCAAAAGCATTTGAATTTTTACAAGATTCAAAAGTAACTCCACCTTTTTCAATCACGATGACTAATTAAGATTCATGGCTTTAATTACTTTCAGTTTTGTATCTTTAGATATATCAATAGACGAAAATAGTCCTTATTGGGATTGTGCTGCTGTCATAGCAGACTATTCTCAATTTGAAAGTATTAATGAAGGTGATTCTTTTAATGTATCTATATCGGGTGAAATTTGGACATTTATTATTGTCAGTAAAAAAGAAGATAGAAATTCACCTGCCATACCTAATTTTACAATTACAGGTAGATCTGATACATGTTTATTAGACCCACCTTATAAGCTTCCACTCATTTATGTGATGCAAGAAGATAGCAGTGCTAAAGAAGTGGTATCTGCTTTATTAGAACATAGACCTGTGACTTGGCTGTTAAAAGATTCTGTCGGTGCAGAATTAGATTGGACTTTAGATATGTTCAGTATCGCTGAAAGTGGTTCTAGCAGATTGGATTGCGCTAAGAAAATAGTTGAAGCGGCTGGTGGAGTTTTAGAATGTGAGCCTGATGGAACTGTGGTAGTTAGACCTTTGTTTTCTATATCTCCTTGGCAATATGATACAATAGTTGCAGATCATTCATTTACAGATGTTGAAAATTTACTTAATCTGTCTTTTGATTATACTTTAGAATCATTTTATGATTGGGTAAGAGTTAGAAATGTAGACCATTCTACTATATACGCTCCTACTGATAAAATAGAAATGATTTTCAATTTAACAGATGATGGAACTAATTTTATTGAGAGTAGGTCTGAGAATTTACATGGATGGTTAAGAGTTTATCCATTTCCATACAGAAATATGGAAGTTAAAACAACAGGATCTTTAGCTGTAGTAAAAATAGATTTTGCTACTAAAAAAGAAGAATATAGAGTAGTTCCTAGAGAATTTATAGAGATAATTAAAGGTGCGGGCAATACTCAGTTTCCTATTTATGATATTTTAGAGTTTCGTTGGCAAGCAGAAGATTTAGGCCCATTGACATTCAATCCTTATACCACGGTTTTATTTTCTACTAAGGCAACGCCAGGTTATTCTACAGTAATGGTCACGTATAGAACACGGTGTTATAAATGGGCAGTAATTGCTACTATGCCAGAACTTTTTTCAAAATACGAGACTCAAATTCTTTTGGTGGATCCAAGTGCCATTAAGTGAAATTAGCCAGTTTTTAAATACAGATGTTGCAGTCGGGTTCAATAGCGAAACGTTGCCTGGAAATATTATTTTAGAAGAGGACAGTAATTATAATTTAAATTCATTTCCTGGATCAACTCAAAGATTTTTTTTATATACAAGTATTGGAGTTACTAACATACAGGTATCCAGTACTTTAGGCAGTCTTAGATATTTAAAAGATTACACTGTTAAAAAGGAAGAGATGGCCACTATTACTAACCAAGGATATCTTAATTTAAAATATCCAATTACTCCAGGAACAATACCTAATTTTATGGTAATTGGTAAACCGCTTAATTATGGTGGTATAGAACAACGACGAGACAAAACTTGGCTAGTGAAAGCCCAAGACTTGAATAAGAACTACATGATGGTTATTTTATTAGTGGATTATATGACGACGAGACAGCATTGGGAGTTAAGTAATACTTTTTTCCCATTGGCTAGTTACGAAATTGGAATTTTAGCAACGGGAACTAATCCGCTTTTGAAAAAGAGTTCATAAAATGCCCATAGTACCTATTACTCAGCAACAGATTGTAACTGCGAACTTAAGTGTCACGTTTACAGTGTCAGGGGCATCTTCTTTAAAAGCAGAAATAGATTCTCGTCATAGTGGTGGTAATGCGGGTAAAACCAGTTTTAAGCCAGGCGACGAGGTATCTTGGTTGCTGTTTAGAAGTCCGGCAGTCTATTTAGATCAGATTATTACCAGTGCGGGTACTACATCGGGTTCCATAATTGATAGCAAAGGTGGAACGGGGGAGTCTATACCCGTTAAAGAATTTTTATCTTTAGCGGGAGTTTATGATGTGTCTTTAGAGTACCCGTATTATTCCAATTTTTCGTATGAATGGGTAGGTACTCCAGGTGCCACTGTTATAGAAACTCCACCTATTGGATCAACTCAACTCAATTTTAAAGGTACAAGTAAATACGGGGCTATAGGTTATTTAATAATAAAATATAACACGTTAGGAGAAGTAAATCGGTTAGTGTCTACTTACTTACCCTATTTACAATATGATATAGTAGTCTATATAGGTGGACATGATCCTAATCTTTAAATTCAAGGTGAATTAATTGATTGTTACAGATATTGTTGTTCAGAGGCCAAATGCTTTCCCATATAAAGCAGAAGACATATTTGATATTTTGATCCAGGGTAAAGAATGTGCCTTAGCTAGAGGACGGTCTTTTCTTGATGAAAAAGGTACAGGTACCCAAGTTGTTTCATTTGATATTCCATACGTACCTAATTTAAGATTAGGACAAATAGTCCAAGTTTCAGATTCATTTTTAGCTTTGACTTGGCGAGCTAAAATAGTATCTATCAGTCATAAGATTCAAATAGGATCTGGTTCTTCATTGCTATTGACCACAAATTTGAAAGTAAAAAAACCATCCACTTATTTTGTTCCCGCTTCGGAGTTCTAATCATGAGTCTTGTAAACGATTTAAAATCAGTGTTTAATCCAAGTAAATCTTATGTGACGGGTAATGTTATATCTGTAGAAGTAGATAGGGCTATTGTCAGTACTATTAATGGTCGAGCGAATTGTGGCATAGGTATATTGTCTACTTTAAAAGCGAATGATAAAGTCCATATTGAGGACGGCACTATCATAGGTAAGTTGTCTGATGAAAAATCTCTTACCAAACACTTCGTTTGAAAACGCGTCTTGCTGGCACGAAAATCGTTGTCTAAGCCACGTTCTTTTTATGAGTGGTGTACTGGTGTTAGTTAATGAAAACTCCAAGCTTAAATCGAATATTTTGAAGGTGGCATTGTGGCAGTAATGGTTTTTAGAAATACAGATACTGGAGTCCCTGATCCTGGATTAAAAAGTGACAGTGCTTCAGGTATGTTTGTCAATTTTTTAGATAAATGTCTGGTTACTGGATTTGGTGGTGCAAGCATTTCATCTATTACTAGAAGTGGGTCTGTTGTAACTGTGGTGACAGCTACTGCTCATGGTTTGGCTCCTACATTACAGACTTATAGGTATGTTTTAATAGCAGGAGTAGAGCAAACAGAGTATAATGGCACGTTTAAGGCCACAATCATCAATACAACCACTTTTACTTATCCAATAACAACAACTCCTATATCACCTGGAACCAGTTCTACTGCAATGACTGTTAAAATTGCTCCGGCTGGTTGGACTAAACCATTTACGGGAACAAATAGTGCCGCATTTAAACAGCCTGCTGGTTCAAATGGAATGTATCTTTTTGTGGAAGATACTGTAGGTATTAATGGGTTGCTTTATCGTGGTTATGAAACCATGTCTAACATTGGTACAGGAACAAATCCATTTCCTGCAGGTGCTTACCTTAGTTGGTATAAATGGAGTACATCGGGTATTGATTGGGTATTCATTACTAATGGGAAGTTTTTTTATTTTATATCGTTGTGTTCTTATACTTCTTATTATAGTTATTGGGTGATTGCTTTTGGGGATTTCACTTCGTATTTAATAGCTCCAGATAATTATAATACTATTTTAATAGGTAATGCTCTTTCTACTCAAGCATGTAATTTTATGTGTCTTGGTAATGGAACTGGACGTTATATCGCTAGATCTTGGGCTCAAACAGGAGCTGCTTTTTCTTTTGCAAATTGGACTGATGGTATATCAGGAGCTTATATAGGTGGACAAGGTTTTAGTTATCCAGAACCTAATAGAAATGCTTTTATAGTATCTCCTGTTTATATTAATGATGGTTGTAAACGAGGAGTATTACCTGGATTTCTTAATCCATTACATGCAGCAAGAATATTTGCTGATCTTGATTTTATTCAAGGTACAGGTGATTATGCAGGCAGACTTTATCTTTATAAATATCTTGGAGGTTCTAATGCTCCTGCTAATACTGCTGCTCTGTTTGAAGTTTCGGACACTTGGTAAATAGTTATGGCAACAATAACTCCAACTAACATGTTATGTCTTTCAAATGATATTCCTATATATTGTTCACCTTGGATTGAATATTGGGATTCTAAAGCCTGTTTTATTCCTGATGTGACTGGTTCTATATCAGGAGTAGTCACTCTTAAAGGTGTACTTATGCCAGGTGAACTGGTGTCTTTGTATTACAGACCTAATGGTAAGAAAATAGGATCTGTTTTAACTGATAATAATGGATCTTTTACTTTTCAGCATCTGGATAAAAACAGTAACCAATACTACGCAGTTGCCAGACTAAAAGGAACCTATATAGAGCCAGAAAAATACAACGCTCTAATTTACGATCTGCTTCAACCAATTTAAAGAGATAAGAAAATGAGTGGAACCACCATTGTCACACTAAGATCTACAGATACAGGAGCACCACGATTATCTGGTACAGCAGGAGATATAATTGCTTTATTTGATGCCTGTCTTATCAATGGCTATAACAGTAAAACAGTTCTAAGTATGGTTAGAACTAATCAGACTGTTACTGTCTATTTTGCTACTGCACATAATCTTGCAGGAGATGGGGTTACTAAAGTTTTAATATCGGGAGCAGATCAAGTTGAATATAACGGAATATTTAAAATAAGTAATATCCAGGCTTCATCTTTTGATATTACGGTGACAGGGTCACCTTTGTCTCCCGCTACTGGGACTACTATTACATCTAAAGTGGCTCCAGTAGGTTGGTCTAAGGCTTTTACTGGAACCAATTTAGGTGTGTACAGAAGTTTAGAAAGTACTGCCACCAAATTATATCTTCGTATTGATGATACGGGTACTTTATCTTGTAGAGCCCGTGGTTTTGAAACCATGTCTGATGTGAATAATGGCAGTGGTTTGTTTCCTACTGATTTACAATTATCGGGTGGTTTGTTTATTCAAAAATCTAATAGCGCTTCTACTGCTTCACGGCCTTGGATTTTAGTAGGCGATGGGTTTGAGTTTTTCTTTTTTAGTGCAGCGCACGGAAGTTATCCAACTTTATTTTATTCTTTTCATTTTGGTGATCCAGCATCGGAAATGACCAGTGATCCGTATGGTTGTTTGATTTATGGTGGTAATGCAGATGATACTGGTCAGGCCCCAGCCTTTTACTGTGGTGTTGCTCCTCAATCTATAACAACTTCTTTAGCTGCCCAGGCAGGTCATTATTACGCTAGGATTTATAATCAACTAGGTGGTAGTGTAGGAGCTTCTAAATTAGGTTCAAGTGGTTTAGGTGGAACTACAATAGGATATGGTGGTATTTTAACTTATCCTGCACAACATAATAACGGTTTATATATTGCTCCTATTGTCGTATCAGACACGTATGTCATACGAGGTCAATTGAAAGGACTTTACCAACCATTACATAGAACTCCTTTAGGAAATTGGATACTTGTAGATGTGAGCTTATCTCCAATAAATAGAAGACTTTATTCTATAGGTACATCTGTAGGAACTCAAGGTAATATTCTTACAGGTGAAGTCCATGTTGACATTGATGGTCCATGGCGGTAATACATGTCCGATTCCTATTATGATAATGTGGTTTTGCAATTATTATGTACAGGTATTAATAATTCTACTACGTTTATAGATACTTCTAAATTTAATAGATCTGTAACAAGAGTTGGTTCTACTATTATTTCAACAGTTAAATCTAAGGATTGGAATGGTTCTAGTGCTTATTTTGATGGTAATATAGGTTATTTACAATGTGATACATCTACTGATTTTAATTGGGGAGCAGGTGCTTTTACTATTGAGATGTGGGTACTTGCGACAGGGACAGGTATAGGTGGTACTCTATATAGTGATAGTCTTGAAGGCAATGTTGCAGCTAATAGAGCTAATAGAACCATTTTAATGTTTAGTAATGGGAGTTTTATGGCTGAAATAGGTAATGCTTGGGTTGGATGTACTGCTGTAAATCCATTTGTTTGGAACCATGTGGCAATATCAGGGACGGGTAATACTTATAGATTATTTGTTAATGGAGTTTATCAAACTTATGGAGCTACAGGAGGTACTACTCTAGCCGCACAAGCAGGTCGTCCTGTAATAGGTATTTCCGGTGATCTTACTTCTGATAGATTTATAGGATATATAGACGACATTCGTATCACTAAAGGTATATCTAGATACCCCACAACAGCAAACTTTATTCCTCCATATCCTTTTTTTGCTGATTCTGCAGGTCTACCAACTTATGGAAAAAACATTCAGGGTCTTTATAGTAAATCTGCTTTTCAATGGTGTCTATTACCTACTTATGAGAAAATGATAGATATTCTTTTAGATAAGACTGCTTTTCAATGGTGTCTATTACCTCAGCAAGGTCATTATAATAATAATATTTTAATGTCTTCATTTTTACAATATTCTGGATTGCCTAAAAAAATAACAGTAATACCAGAATGTTATGATGCAAGACAATCTAATGCAATTTTTTGGTGGGGTGGTACTGGATCACTTTCAGGAACAGTTAGAATAGGCCCTACTGCTTGTAAACGTAAAATTAGATTGTATGAATCTGTTACTAATATTTTATGTCAAGAAGCATGGTCTGATACTGATGGTGGTTTTGCTTTTACAAATCTTAATAAAACTTGTAAATTCACCGTTACGGGCACAGACTATAACAATGTTTACAACGACATTATTATAGGAAATTTAACTCCAATTTAAAGGAAAACTATCATGAGCGGAACTCAAGTTATTCTATTAAGATCAACAGATACAGATGCTCCACGATTGTCGGGGACTGCTGGAGATCTTGTCAATCTTTTTTATAAGTGTTTAGATTCAACACAAGGCTACAACATTTGTGCTTTAACTAGTATAACTAGAGTTGGTTCTGTAGCAACAGCCACGTTTGCAGGTCATGGTTATGCAGCAGATGGTCTTACTAAAATACAGATAAGTGGTGCAACTCCAAGTGATTATAATGGACTTAAAACTATTTCAAATGTATCTGCAAATACCTTTGATTTTGCAGTAGCAGGAACTCCTGTAGATGCAACTGTTCCAGGTTCTAGTTGTGTTGCTCCATTAGGATGGACACGTTCATTTACTGGAACTAATCTAGCTGCTTTTAGAAGTAATGAAGTTACTGGAACAAGACTATATCTTCGTATAGATGATACAGGGACGACTACCGCAAGGGTTCGTGGATGGGAATCTATGTCAGATATTAATACAGGAACAGGTTTATTTCCAACAGAAGCACAATTGTCTGGTGGGTTGTGGATTAATAAATCAGATCTTGCCAGTACAGCGGCAAGAACTTGGATTTTAGTAGGCGATGGTTTTGAATTTTACTTCTTCTATGCGACTAACATAACAACATATCCAAATGTTTACAGACAATTTCATTTTGGTGATCCAGCATCTGAAATGGCAAGTGATCCTTATGGATGTTTGATATATGGAGACATTGCATCTGCTTTAGCTGCTCCAGAATTATCCCAAACAACCTTTCAAGTAGGTACTACAAGTGCGGCAGCACAGGCAGGGCATTATTACGCTAGATCATATACTCAAACAGGTGCTTCTGTTGCAGGTGGTAAATTTGGAAATTACACTTTAGGTACTGCAAATATTGGAGTGGGTAATATCCTGTATCCATCACAAGCTAATAATGGATTGTACATATCACCTATTTTTACAGTAGATGTTTCTGTTATACGGGGACAATTAAAAGGCATCTATCAACCTTGCCATACCAGACCATTAGGTAATCTCACGTTTCTTGCTGCTAATGTTTCTCCTATTTCACGAAGATTGTTATCTATAGCAACAGCTTATTCTGGAGCTACTCCTGGTGAAACCCATATAGATATAGATGGCCCATGGAGATAATTTGTGGCAGATCCCTATATAAATAATGTAGTTCTGCTTCTTCATTGTGATGGAGTTAACGGCTCTGCTACATTTACAGATAGTTCTCCAAAAGGAAAAATTCCTAGTGTTTATGGATCTGCACAGATAAGTTCTACTAAGTATAAATTTGGTGGAACTAGTGGATATTTTGAAGGCAGTGTCAGTGATCTTAGGTATGCCTCTAGTGCAGATTTTGACTTTGGATCTGGTGACTTTACAATAGAGTGTTGGATATACCCTATTAGTAATCCTTCAGTTAAATTATTTTGTGGAAAATTACCCAATTCTGGTAGAGGTCCTTTTTTCTTAGGATGTGATAATTCAACTTTTTATTTTGGTTTTTCTACTAATACAGGTAATTGGGATATAGCTGATTACAAAACACTTGGATCTGTTACACAAAATACTTGGAGTCATGTTGCTGTATCTAGACAAGGGTCTACATTTAGATCTTTTTTAAATGGAGTGGCTGGAGCAACAGCTACTTCTTCATCTGCCTTAGTGGTTGTTGCAAATCCTTTATCAATAGGTAGTGGTGGTGAAGGTACAACTGGAAACTATTTTAATGGATACATTGATGATCTTCGTATCACTAAAGGAGTTGCTAGGTACACAGCAAACTTTACTCCACCTACTTTTGCACTTGAAGATAACATACCTATATCTTCACAAGATCCATATTATGATAAAGTAGCTTTATTACTCCATTGTGAAGGTTCTAATAATTCTACTACTTTTAAAGATAGCTCTCCAATACCAAAAGATATAGATGTAACTGGAACTTCTAAAATAAGTACAGCACAAGCTAAATTTGGTGGGTCAAGTGCTTATTTTGATGGAACAGTAAACTATTTATCTTCTTCTAATAGTTTTTTAAATTTAAGTTCTGGAGATTTTACAATAGAATGTTGGATGTATCCAACATCTTTAGTAGCAGCATCTCAAGGAATTTTTTTTAATGGAACATTTGGCAGCAGTAGTAATAGTAGAATACAAATAGATTTAAAATCAGATGGGAGTCTTAGTTTTTTTGCAGCTAACTCTACACCTACTACATCATGGTCTTTAACTTCTGCTATATCTTTAATAAATATAAATACTTGGTATCATATTGCTGCTGTTAGACTAGGAAGCTCTGTTACTCTTTATATTGATGGAATTTCTGTAGCAACTTCTTCTATTAGTAACGAACCTGGTGCAGGTAGTGTTTATTATATTGGATATGCAAGAAATTCATCATTAGATAGATATTTTACTGGATACATAGATGAACTTCGTGTTACAAAAGGATTAGCTAGGTACTTAACAAATTTTACTCCAACAGTATATCCATTTCAGGATATACTACCATTACCAACTTCTACAGACCATTATCATTCTTTTGTAAGCCTATTATTGCACTGTGAAGGTACTCATGGTTCTACTACTTTTATAGATAATGGATCTGCTCCAAAGACTGTAACAGCAAATGGGAATGCATCTATAAGTTCAACTCAATCTAAAATAGGATCAACCAGTGCTTATTTTGATGGAACTGGTGATTATTTAACTATTCCTATTAGTAGTGATTTTAATTTTGGTACAGGTGATTTTACAGTTGAGGCATGGGTCTATGTATCTTCCTTAAATGAATATTCACATATTATCCAATTTGGTGAATCTTCTACTAAAAGATGGAATATCTATCATAGCAAAACAGGTCAAACATTTCGTTTGTATTATAACGATTCAGGTGTCTGGGGTGATGTAGCGGTAACTGGAACTGTTAGTTTTAATACCTGGTATTATGTAGCAGTGGTGAAGAACGGAACAACAGTTAATTTTTATCTAAATGGGTCTAACACATATTCATCCACCACGTTAGGCTTACCAATCGGTAATTTAATGGTAGGTATAGGTGAAGAAAATTTTAGTCTAGACTCAACTTGCTATTTTAAAGGATATATAGATGAAATAAGAATAACAAAAGGACTAGCAAGATATACTATAAATTTTAATTCAACTTCAGTACCTTTTTCTGACAATCCAAGAATTATTTCTTTAGGAAATGATGCTTATTCATCTTCTGTAAGTCTGTTATTACATTTTGAAGGGTCTAATGGTTCTACTACATTTACAGATAATTCTCCAAATCCAAAAACTGTAACAGCTGCAGGTAATGCTAAGATAAGCACAGCACAATCTAAGTTTGGTGGAACAAGTGCCTTATTTGATGGAAGTGGAGATTATCTAACCATACCTGCTAGTTCTTCTACAGATTTAAGAAGTAGTGCCTTTACTATTGAGTTTTGGGCATACCGTCCCAGTACAGGTGGAACTAATCCTGGTGACGGAGGATGTGTTGTATTAAATCGTAGATATGGAGGTGGATCTGCGACTGATGTTCAATGGGGAGCTGGAGTTAGTTTAACAGCATCTACTTTCTGGTTCTCAACTTCAAATGGGGCAGGTAATCAAAGTATTTCAACGGTCTCAACTAGCTCAAAAGATGTATGGCATCATTACGCAGTAACTTTAACAGATGCAGGATATATACGATTATTTGTTGATGGTGTATTATCTGCAAGTAATCCATCTTATGGAATGCTAAATGTTATTGCGCCTGTAGATAACAATAATGTTTACGTTGGATATGGAGGATTTAATACACAATATTTTAATGGATACATAGATAAACTTCGTATTACTAAAGGTGTGGCTAGGTATATCAATGATTTTACTCCTACCATAACAGATTATCTTCCAACAGATTCTTTAGATCCTTATATAAATTCTGTAAGTCTTCTATGTACATTTGATAATGAAGATACTGCTGTTTTTTCGGATTATTCTCCTGCACGTAGAACTGTTTCTCCGTCTGCTGCTGGTTTTAACACTACATCTACTTTTAAATATAGAGGTGGAAGTTGTTTAATAAATAATGCTACAAATGATTATATCTATGCTGGATCATTTCCTATAGCAGATAATAGTTTTACAATAGAAGGTTGGTTTAATGTAAGATCTTGGGGAACGTATGGAAGACAATTATTTTTTCATGGTTCAGCTTTTACACCTTCTATGTCCCTTCAGGCTCAAATAAGTTCAGCTGGAGCTATAACAATAGCTGCTCCTAGTGTGTCTGGAGCTGTTTTAACCTTATCTGCTGGAATTATTCCTGGAAAGTGGTATCACATAGCCTTTGTTAGAAATGGTTCTACAATTAGTACATTTGTTAATGGAGTGAAGTTAGGATCTACAGTAATTTCTGGAGTTATATCTACTTCTGCAAATAATTTTTATATAGGTAGAGGATCAGATTGGGGTACTAACAATATTTGTTCTTTTGATGGATATATAAATGATTTTAGAGTAACTGTTGGTATATCTAGATATACTGCAAACTTTAATCCTCCTGGCTCACTTAGAGATACTTTTAATCTTTTACAAGATCCATATTATTCAAATAATACGTTAGAATTATTTTTTGATGGATCTACTACTGAGACTAAATTAAAAGATGCCTCAAGTCTGGGTAAGCATGTAGCTTTATACGGTAATGCATCTATATCTAATACTATTTATAAATACAGCAAAAGCAGCGTCTATCTTGATGGAGTTAACAGTTCTGTACAAATAGAAAAATCTTCAAACTATGGAATTTCTTCAGGTGATTTTACTATAGAAGGCTGGTTTTATATTATTCCTAATGGGTCTGGATTAAACCATCTTTTGCAGGTTAATTATGGATCATTATCTAGTAGATGGAATGTATTTTATAATACCACGGATAGTACGTTAAATCTTTGGATGAATGGAAATTTAGTATCATGTGTAATTTCTGCATCAGTTTGGAATCATGTAGCTGTAGTCAGACTTGGATCAGTTACAACTTTATTTATTAATGGTGGTTCTATGGGAACTACTTCTGTAACACTTCCATCTGGTGTTCCATCAATAACTTTAGGTACTCAATTTTATTCTCCTCTTGCTCCTGATTATTTTAAAGGTTATATAGATGAATTTAGAATAACAAGCATGGCAAGATATACTTCAAGTTTTTCTCCACCAATAAATTATTTCTTAATTAATCGTATTTTAGAAATTGTAAGAATTTTAGGTGTATCTTCATTTGGAACATTTCTTCAATGGTCTGGTTTACCACCTAAAATGATAAATCTTCCAGTAGAGATTGGAAGAGGCTACTATGAGTGGATTATAAAACCACCTAAAATGGTAAATCTTCCAGTAGAATTTGGAATAGGGTATCTCAGTTGGAACACCCTTCCACCTAAAATGATAACATTGCCAATAGAATTTGGACATGAACAAAAAATAGTTACCTGGTGGTCTGGTAATAGCACTATCTTTGGAGTGATTACAATTAATTCTATACCAGCTAAACGTAGAGTTAGATTATTTGATTCTATTACCGGAATATGTCTTAAAGAAATAATTTCAAATTCTGAGGGTGAATTTGTTTTTCTTAATTTAAGGAAAGATTTAACGTATACTATCAGTACCACAGATAGGGGAGAAAATTACAATGATGTTCTTACTGCAAATGTTTTTCCTGTCTAAAAATTAAATTAATCAAATTGGGATGATCTGATTGTGTCTAATTACGTCCCTACTCCAAGTACAAATATCAATTTAGTTTTCTTAGAAGAACTATTACCTCCTTTAGGTAATGATGTAGATCTAGAATTATCTAGAGTAGTTCTTTATGGAGAATTAATTTGTACTACAGATGATATATTATTAGATTTAGTTCTTTATCATTATATTTGGGAAAAAACTCTTAATCTTGTTGTAACAACAGATGACATTGTTACAGATGTTCATATCGCTCCTAACGAAGGTTTGTGGTATCTAGTACCACAACAGCCTATAGTTTTTGCATTTATTGATGATACGTATACCATACCTGGAGCAGCAAATGTTCCATTCACGTTTACACCTTTAACAGTTCAATTCAAGTTTCTCAAATTTACTGTAACAGCAGATAATGTCAGTATAGATTTAGAATTATTTACTCAAGATATTCGTGATAGATTTATCACATATACATTACCTACAGTTGGACTCTTCACTGCTTTTTTTGCCAGACCTGCTTTTTTCACTTGGATAAGTTCTTTAGCAACTATTTTACCACTCTTTGCTTGTAAATATATTCCACCAAGAACCGCCAATATCTTTAGTACCTTAGCAAATGGTTCTTGTTCTATATCAGGAATAGTGCCTATACCTGTAACAGGTACTTTAGCTGCAACGTTGGGTTATACTTCTTGTTCAGTTTTAGGAATAGTTCCTATCCGGATTTATATAATTTTTTCTACAACTCTAGATAATATTACTCCTACTTTTTCATTATTAAGGTGGGATAGTGTTCAAGGATCATTTGATTGTAATACCGGAAGTTGTTCTGTAATATTTAATCTTTATAAAGCTCCAGTAGGTAATTGGCTTTCAACTACTGAAAATAATACAGATTTATTTACAGCCGTTCATTTAGTTGGAAGACTAAACTCAATCTTAGCAGTAAATACTTCTATATTTAGAACTGTTCATATTGTAGGAATATTAGATTCTAATACGAATTGTGTTTTCTATTTAACTGGAATTATTCCAATAAGAATATATTTAACTTTAGATTTTACAACTGGAACAGTAATATGGGTTCCATTAAAAGAAATGATAGCGGAGTTTTCAATAGATTATTATCTGGATGCATCTGATTCTATTGAGCATATTCAAGATATTTCGTATTTTGGAGACGCTAGAAATTTATTCAATAATGTCCATATCTTAACTTATATTAATGATGCTCCAAATGATCTTCCAATAATACAAAATTTGAATTATTTATCTAATCTAACAAGTTCAGAAATAATTGTTAATGAAGAATATGCTCTTGAAGGTTTGGCAGATGAACATAATTATATTCTTCAACAATATTCTGTAAATCTTAAAGAATCAGTTATTTTTGAGGTTTTAGAATATTTAGTTGAGGTATCTTTAAATAAATCTAATGTAATAACTAATTCATATTCTAATATTTTAGTTTCTACTGAATATATCAATGAAATATCTAGTAGTATTATTGTAGAAGAACAAACGGATGAAGCTCATTTTTATTGGGATTTAGATACGATAAATCTTTATCAGGATTCTTATAGTGTTAATTACGAATTACAGTCCCCTACCGCAGCTATTATTAATATTGTTCCAGATACACCTGTTACTATTATAAGATTTTTAGTTAGTCTAGGTGCGGTTATTCAAGGTTTTACAAGTTCTATTAATGTTGAAATATTTCTTCATATTATGGAACCAAAAACTATTGATCTAAGTTTTATTACTGATGATTCTTTGTTTGATAGTAGAGGATATTCTGTATTAAAAATAATTATAGATGCACATACCCATAATGATTATAGTCTATTTAGTATAGTCACTTTTTATGGACGCTTATCCATAACTACAGCATCGGTAATCAGTGTTATTAGAGGTGGTATTCCAACTTTAATTTCTATGAATTTAATTACTAATAAAGATGTTTCACTAACAACTGGACATTTTTTACTGACAGCCGCATCAAATTATCTAGTTTATATAAATATAGATACAGGATCTGTTCAAGCCAATATTTTTGGTGTAGGTGCTAATTTAGGAAGTTTATTTGTATCAGGTAATCCAAATGAGGTTTATAATTTAACTGATCCAATCACTCATAAAATATTAAGATACTGGTATGCATTAGGTGTCATTTTTAATGGCATGATAATAAATCCGTATGCATTAAGAGCTGAGATAATAACTCCAATGGTGGTTTGTAGATTTGTTGCTCTTATTCCAGAACCAAGACAATTAACACTAGCATTAAATCTTAGCCCTGTTATTTTTAGAGGTCGAGGTTATATACGTGTTACTTTAATTTTTAATGTAATTCTTAATAACATTAATGGCGTTTTTACGTTAGGTTATACTAATACAAAATTGCAAATGGATTTGTTTACTGCTATTTCAAGATCAACATTATCTTTAACAACACCTATTAGAATTTATGTAGATTTTAGAGCAAACACAGGTGATATACATTCTGACATTTTTATTCGCTTGAGCAGTTTAGGTAAATTACAAAGTGACACTCTTGATTCTACAAGTCGAATATGGGGTGTGCAAATGGTAGGTACGTTTGATGTTGTATCTAGAAATGTTATACCTATTTTAGAATTAAGAATACCTTTTGGCATTACACTTGCAGGAGATACAGGTTGTCCTCTAGGTAATATAGATTTAAAAGTTCCTATTCAAATAAACATAAGATTTGACTGTGCGTTTGATAACGCTTTAGGAGGTTTTAAATTAAGGAATCCTATTGTAGGTTCATTAGAAACTACAACAGCTTTTATGTTTCCAAAGATATTAATCTCGTCAATAATAGGAAGATTAAGCACTGTCACTAATAATTATCTTTATATAAATTTTTATCTTAAACATAGAGATTTACAAACATTAGAATTAGATTTAGAACTTGAAGATTGTAGTTCTAAAATTAAAGGTAGAATAATTACGAACTTTCGTATAAATCTAACTATGTCAGATAATTATTCTATTATTATGATGAAAGCTCCTATTTATAATGTTTTAGATTTTAGAACTTCTTTATTTGATAATATTCCAACATTTGTATTAAGAAATGGCAAAGCCACTTTTGTTATTATAGAAAAACTTTTACCTAATTCTATAGCACAAATTTATTGTTATTATCCATTAATAGGTTTTTTCAATGTAGTTCTTAATGATGTTTTTCTTAATTTAAAAATAAAAGTTCCAGAAAGATATTTAGTAGATTTTACTCCTGATACAGTAACTGCCTTTTTTGATATACGAATGGCTATTCCTGTTTTTGGATATGTTAATGGTCTGATTCATAATGATCTTAGTTATTTCAGAGGTTCTGCTACTTTAGGAATAATGGCTATTTTTCCTCCTGCTATTAAAATTGTAAGTTTTAAATTATCTGTTGCAGTAAGAATTTCAGTTAAATTCCTTAGTACTTTAGAATTAATAAATTTTAGATTGAATAGTTGGGTAGATGTTGTAGGTATTTTAAGTGGAATTAATGAAGAATTATTTAAGGAAGAAGATCCTCAATTTGACCATCAATTAATGTTAAATCAACAACAAAGATCAGGAGTTACCTCATTATTTAGATTATTTACTTATGTAATGCCTACGGCTATCAGTGGACGGTTATTACAATTTTTACCTAATGTATTTCCTAATTTTGTATTAAATAATCCAACTAATGGAATAAGATTTAATGTTTATGTTACTGCTTATGGTAATATCAATTTAGTATCTTTAGTTCAAGGTGAATTTATAATTGAAACTGAAGATTTAAGAAGTTGTGAAATAATTTTAAATCTTAAAGCTACTTCAGGAATTATCACTTCACAATTAAAAAATAGTTCTGCTAATTTTAAAGGTTCTATTGATATTGCAGTTTTCTTAGATAAAGTAACAGAGTTAGTAAAACCATTTATTCTTTTAGAAGTTAAATCTACTAGACATGGAAGTCTTATTTTTAGAACACAAAATAATACTGGAATTTTTGTATGTAAGTCTATAAAAGACCAATATGCAGGACCTTGGTTATCTGTTTTAGATAATGTTAAATTTGTTCTTTTTCAACTTAAAATTCCATATAGATTATATTGTGTTATAGATTCAAATACAGTTAGATGTTATTGCAATATTGCAATCCATGTTAGTTGTGGTGGTAGATTAAGTTCCGAAACTGATTCTGTTTTACCTACAATTTTATCACAAGATAGTAATCTTAGAATTTTATTAATTACAGAAGATTTAATAGGTAAAATAAAACTAGGAATTGCTCCAGCAGTAGATGGATTATTTAAAGTTATTACTGAAAAATTTATAGTAGATATTCATTTAAAAACTCCTACTAGTGGGCATTTATTTGTGGTAACAGCACCACCCAGTTTAGTAAGATTTAGAATGAATAAAGAAATCTATGGAAAAATGGTTCCATGGGATTACATAGTAAGTAACAATCCACCTTTATATAAACTAGATTTAAAAGATCCAATATATCAAGGAATTGATATTACAGAATGGATGTTTGACCCTACAAAATGTGATATTTTTAAAAGAACAGCTTTTGTTATTCCGCAAATAGAATTATACACACCCATACCTGCTAAAATTCGCATGAATTTGCTTCCAGGAAAAGAAGAACAATTTGCAGATACATATATGGTTTGGAATAGTTATATTAATAAATGGGAGTGGGGTACAACTAGAACATTACCTAATCCTTGGTTTAGTGCTTCTGGTATTGTAGATATTTTTGGATTTATGGAAACAGGTATTACTGGAGTAAAAGAAGTTTTATTTTATTTATCTATAAAGGTGTTTTCAGGAAAATGGGAATCTAAATTAGATGGAGTAAAAAAGACAGATCTTAGATTAAGGAATGTTTTTAGTATTGGTTTCTTTTTAGAATTTCAAACAGGTCCTGCTACTTTTTATATTGCGGCTACTGCAACAAATCCTAGTTATTTTGCAATTATTACAGATCATGTAAATTGTGCTATTTATGCTACAGCACCTTTCTTTGCATTTTGTGATTTAGAATCTACTACAGAATCTATAAAAATAAGAATAGTTATAGATGTTGTTTTGTATAAGTGGGCATTTATATTTACTCAAACTGTCGATAGTGTTGCTGTTATTACTGGATTAATTTCATTTTCGCTTAATAGAATAGAATTAATTACTCAGGATATTATTAGTGATATTTTATTGATTGAATATTTTATTTTAGGTAGAATGAACGCCTATTTAAGAGCTTGTACTGTTAGAATGAAAATAAATACCACTGGATTAAATCCAATTATAGGTTATTTTATAACTCATACTGATTCTATTATTTTTCATACTGAAATTTATGCTTCTACAGGTTTATTTATTCTTGTGGGTACTAAAAATGCTACAATGAATTTTATAGGTAAAGTTGCACGACCATTAGTAATAGATTTTTATTTTAGAACTGAAAATTCTTTAAGTGCTATTTATTTGGTTGCACCTATATCAGGTTTGTTACAATCTAATTTACAAGATATAGAAAATGATCTACAATTACTTTATATAAAACCTATTATAGGTCACTTATTTTCAGATTCAGATTCAATTTCATGTAATATTAGATTATATATTCCTGTATATCTTACATTAGATCTTATATTGCAAGACATTATTACTGATATGGATATTAGAGTAATGGTTACTTTAACTCTAGAAAGTATTTTAGAGTCTTCAGTTTACTTTGGACGAGTTAATATTTACGAAAAAGAGGTGGAGCAAATTTCAGATTTATATTATGATATAGAAGGTGAAATATTACCAGACTCTCCTACTTCAACTTTCAATAAAAAAGGCTTTGTACGTGTATATTCGGGTGAAACAGGGGAATTAGTAAAAGAGGTTTATACTACAGGTTCGACTTATAAAATTGCTAATCTTATTGAAGGGGAATATTCAGTAGTCTTAGATCCTGATGTTGAAAAAAGATTAAAAGTCCACAGTAAGATAATATTGGGAGAAGATGCCTAACTAGTTTATTATATCTATGTTAAAATATAGATTGAATTAAAGAACTATGCTTAGTAATTGCTAGGCATTTAAATAAAAACACTATAGGAATCAAAGACTTATGACAATCAAATTTGCCACCGCTATAAGAAATTCCCGTGCAGGATCCATAGCCACAGCGATAGATGCTGGAGCTACTCCAGGAACTCTTAAACTTTACACAGGTAGTAGACCTGCCACTTCTGGAGGTGCTATTGATCCTTTCAACAACATTCTATTAGGTACATTGACATTCAGTAAACCATGTTCAGCTTCTATTGATAATGGTGTATTAACATTTTCTGCCATTGCTCAAGACACGGCTGCGGATAATAACGGAACTGCAAGTTGGGCACGGATCAATAACGGGGATGGTGGTTACGTTATGGATCTTGATGTTTCAAACAATAGCGGAAGCGGGGACATAAAACTTAATGAGATTATAGAAATAGAAATCTCTGGGTTCATTGCAGAGTAATCTGCAACAGCAAACTATGTGAATTGCTGGGATCTCTTATTCATTATCGGGTGAATAAGACAATCAGCAGCCAAGCTAAAATGGATTTTGGAAGGTTCAACGACTATCCAAAGCAGATGGATTATTTAAAATAATCCGGGTAAGTGAGTAGAGTACGAATCAAGTGATTCGGAAGTGCATAGCCCCTAATTAAGATAGCATGATGCTAGGTAGGGTGAAGAAATAGTCTCAACATTACAGGTGACTGTAAGCAGCTTTAAAAAGCGGAATAGATTTAACGAATCTATTTGAAGGTGATGCAATAGTACCGATATAATCCAAGGAGGACCTATCAGCGTGATCTCGGCATCTATAACCGAAGGAAACGCCTAGCTTGTATAACTGCTTTAATGCTTGACAAATCCTTTTAGTTGGTTTAAACTCTTAGTCGTAAATTAACCGACTAAGAGGATTTTCAAATGTTAAAAAAATTATGTAAAGAGAGTGGATGTGATAGACCTGCGAGAGCTATAGGTTTATGTACTCTTCACTATAATAGATTAAAACCTATAAAGAATTTAAAAAAATGTTCTGTTGAAAATTGTGTACAATTAACAGCAGGAAAAAATGGAGTATGTAAAGAACATTATCAAGAATTTTTAAGAAATGGTACGATAAAAAGTTATGAAAGGGATCCAATAGAAATTAGATTTAAATCTAAATATAAAGTAGATTTAAATACAGATTGTTGGAATTGGACTGCTAGTAAGGATGATTGTGGTTATGGTTATTTCTTAAAAGATGGTAGACCACATAGAGCACATAGAATTAGTTATGAATTTCATAAAGGTCCTATTCCAGAAGGAATAGAAGTTTGTCATACTTGTGATAATCCTCCTTGTGTTAATCCAGATCATTTATTTCTTGGAACACATAAAGTAAATATGGGTGATATGGTTAATAAAGGAAGAAGTAAAGGTACTCCTGGAGAAGCCCACAATAAAGCTAAATTGACAGATGAAAAAGTTTTAGAGATACGACGACTTTTTAATGCTGGATATTCTGAATCAGCTTTAGTAAAGAAATTCAAAGTTTGTCAGAGTACGATAAATAGAGTTATACTAAGACAGACTTGGTCTCATGTAAAAGAACCTGAACCTGAAAAATTAACATTTAAAACACGAGTTAAAACTCATGTTTAAAAAAAGAACAAAAACTAGAGTTAGCAAGCAGATTACTTTAGAACAAGTTGAATTTATTAAATTCAGATTGAAGTCTGGAGAAGATATTCCTTCTTTAGCAAAAGAATATGATCTAACAGTTACACGAATTGCTGCGATAGGTAAACACGTTCTTAAAACCCATATTAAAAGTGGTTTGAAACTTCGTAAATGTAGTTTGCGGTAGTTCGAGAAAGTGGCTGTTTAAGCCAAGAATCTGGCTGTTTAAGCCATTTTTTCAAATTAGCATTATCAGTGTGAAGCTTTATACTGTGAAGCTTTAAAACGCTTATTTTTGGGGATAAAGTTATGGCTATGAAAACACAACAAGATAGAGATTTTGATGCTTTAACTGCAAAAGTAATCGTATTTGTTTTAGTAGTGGTGGCGTTGGTTTTATTTTTTGTTTAGGAATTAATTATGGCAGTTTCAAGTAATCTTGGGGCGTATGTTCAGCTTAAGTTATCTGGAGGCACAGGTAACCAAGACGGTAATTCTTCATTAGGTGGAGTAGTTTCAAGTAAAACTATAACCAGCCAGACAGTGGCTACGTTATTAAGTGCAAAACCCTTAAAAAGGTTTGCAATATCTGCCATAACCAGTTCTGCCAAGCGTAGAACCAATTATCTTATAGATAGCATCACACAAAATTTTACTCTAAATCATAGTCCAGATCCTTTTATTTTAGGATTAACTTGGATTAATGCTTTACCTGCTAATATAACAAATCTTGTTCCAACAGGTTTAGGTACTGATACCAGTTATGCACTCTATTTTAAAAAAGTAGTTGTATCCACTTCGTTAACAGAATATTATGCCATTCTTATTCCAGATGTGTTTTTAGATAACGAACCATTGCTGGATGCTGAAACGGGTATCCAAGGAACTAAATCTTTGCTTTTTGAAAGTACTCCGTGGTCGTATGGAGTAGGTTATCCTACTTGGAATAAATATTATTTAGATAGCAATGGTGCTGTTCTAACATCTAGTTATGCTAAAAAGATTTTATCTGTTACTACGAATACCAGTACTGGAGCACCTATTATTGGGACTTATCCGGCATTAGTAGCTATTACTGATCCTAAATCCATAAATGGTTATATTGAATTTGGGTTGTCTTTTGCTTGGGCTAGTGGTGTGCAAGTTACGGGTACTATTTCTGCTGATTTAGATGGTGGAGTGTATCCATTTCAATTAAAAGTTAATGGTAATTCCTATAAGAAATTTGCAGTGGTAAATGATGCTCCTTTTGTGAGAAATACTTATACTGTCACTAATTTAGCCGCTCCTACTACAGATATACAAAGACCTGACTATAAGTTTAATAATGGTATTACGGGAATTACTGTGCTTGATTCAGGTGGTTGGGCTATTGCATCAGACTATTCAGTAGTCTATGATATGGCTACTAAACGTTGTGCTGTTCTTGAAAATAGATGGCAGGAAGATTTAAATTATATTCAAGCGGTGGGCAGCACCACTTACAATTTTGAAACCATTGTTTCGGAAGATGTTAATTATGCAGGTTGGCGTTATGGTGATTGGTCAGATGTATCTATAAATGGCAATTATAAACTCCATAATTCAGCAAAGAATAAATGGCTCACTATTTCAGTTATTAATTCCATGTTACCTGTTTCTGGAAATAGATTTCAAATAGTAGATATTCAATCCAGTAATAAAAAGAATGAGTTATTTGATTCTATAAAACGAGCAGAAGCACATTTTGGTGATACGGAATATAGATCTTTTTATATTGCTAATACCCATGCAACAGAAGCTATGTGGCAAGTTAAAGTCTATATAGATTCTCAACCAGTATCAGGAATAGATACACTAGAATTAGGATTAGATCCTGCTGGAATAGGCAATGGATCAACTACGGGGGTGGCTGTCACTATTGTAGATGAGAGTACTGCTCCTGTTGGAGTTACTTTTACTACTCCAACTAAGTTAGCTCCTCTAGTAATAGGAGATTTATTACCCTATGAATGTGCTGCGGTTTGGATTAAACGAACAGTACCGGAAGGAGTGGAATGTGACATTTGGGATAATTTTAGCAGTATTGGAGTATCTGGTCTAATTTAAAGGGGATTAATATGTTAGATTATCAACAAAGAGTTATTGATGAAAAAATAGAATTAGATGAAAAACTTGAAAAATTATTGATTTTTATTTCTTCTGATTTTTTTTCTAAAACAATATCTTTTGAAGAACAAATTAGATTAAGAAAACAGTCTGTAAGTATGACAGCATATTCAGAAATTTTAGCAGAAAGAATAGAAGCATTTAGTCTTTAATATCTTATGCGTATATATTTCGGTTTTGGATGGATTCATACTCCAGATGTAATAGCCAGTTTTACAGGTGGACTTATTCAGAAAAGTTGGCATTTAGATTTAATTTGTAAAAGGGATTATTTAAATAATTTATATCTAGGTGGTGCTTTTTCTGAAAGTGGTAAAAATGTAGCTATTTATATTTTAAGTACAGGTATAACATTTAGTTCTAAAACTCTTAAAAATAGAGTTTTTCAACTTTATGGTAACGAAGATATTGATGGTCATGGAACTGCATTGGCTTCTATAGTGGCAGGTGTTCAGTATGGTATTGCACGTTCTGCTCATGTTTATGGTCTTACTTTAGATTATGCTAATTTAAGAACTTCTTTAGATGCTGCTATTACTGTAGTTTTAAATCATATTGCTAATGGAACTAATAAAGCTGTAGTATTATTAGATGCTTTAGAAGTTCCTGAAGAGTCTAATAATTTTAGATTTACCAGTGATTCTGATAATGCTCTTACTCTTAGTGTGCAAAGATTATTAGATTTAAACATAACGACAATTGCTTGTGCAAAATCAGGTTACTATAATAAAGGTAATTGGCTAGGAAATTTGAATTTGGATTTTCTTCCACCAATCAGTACTACAGACGTTATGTCTTTTGTTGGTTTTGATAATAGATTTATTCATTATCTTTATTGCAATTATGGAGCATCAGCTTTCTTATATGCTCCATGTTGTATGATTGTTGTAGAATCTTTACAAGGTATTTTGTATTATGATTCTCATGCAGATTATGCTTCAGCTATTGGTACAGGTATTGCTGCATTATGCCTATCAAAAAATCCACATTGGGGGCATAAACAAGTAAAAGCCTTTCTTAAAAGAATTTGTAGAACTAAAAAAATAAATAACAGTAGGTCTTATGGTTATGATGCTATTGTTGGTATGGATAGAGATTTTGTGTTAGATAAACAAGGGCATATTATTGTTTATACTTATCCTAATTTTACAATGTTGACCAGTGATTCTGTTAATGCTTATTTTATTAAAAATCTGTTAGAATTTAATTCAGATGCAGATCTTGGAGAATTTAATAGTAACCAAACTATCTCTATATCTTTTGATGTAATTTGTAAGTCTTTTTATGAAGAAAATAAACCTTATCTTTTAAAGATACTTTCTAGTGACTGTGCTTTTTTAAAAATAGATTCAGCTAATAAACTCTATGGTTTTGTACCTGTTCATAAAACAGATATTTCATACAGTATTATTTTAGGAATAAGTAATGGTGTTAATGCTCTTTCAAAGACTTTGATTTTTAAAATAAAGACCACGGTGACTCAAAGTAAGGTAGCGGCTGTTAAAGTTATTGTAAAAGAAAAGAATTGGTTAGATTTTAATTTAGTATATAAAGAACATGAGAAATATAATTTAGTTGAGACGCAATTTCATTTAAAGACTTCTATTACTAGACCTGTCAGTAGAGAAGTAGGATTTTATGACCATGTTTCAGGTCATTATTCTAATTCAATAAAATCTTCTCCTAATACAGGGGATGCTTTCGTTGATACTAAGTCAGATAGATTGTATGCTATAATAGCAGAAGATAAAAAAGATAGATTAATATCTGATTCTAAAATAATAAGTAGGATAGATCCGCAATGACAGTTTCCACTTTTAGATCAATAGATTATGGAGCACCCGTTCTTAATGGTGAATTTGGAGCTTTTTTTAATGTTCTTAATACGTGTTTAGTGACAGGTTATGCTGCTAATGGTGGTGCTGGTTGGACTAATCCTTATTTTGATGCTCAAAATAATTATGTTTTACGAACGGGTTTACCTGGGTATGGTTTTTGTCTTAGAATAGCAGATCAATATACAGACCATGCCAATTTTGCAGTTATGGCGGGTTTTTCTAGTATGACAGGTTTAAATGTAGGTGAAGATTGTACTCCTACTGTTTTACAGTCCCTTTATGGTGTAGGACTTTGTAAAAGCATTACTGCAAATACAGTTGCTAGAAATTGGCTTATTGTTGCTAACCAACGATTTTTTTATCTGTTTATTTGTGCAGATGGTTCTTCTGATTTTACTACAGCAGAAGGTTATTGTTTTGGACAGTTTGATTCATTTAGAGTTGATGATGAATTTAATTGTATTCTTATTGGTAGAGATCCAGTAGACTTTTCAATAGGTAATTATTCTTATTTTGCAAATTCAGGTGCGACAAATGCTGCAATAGGTAAGCATTGGTTAATGCGGAGTTATACTCAAATAGGTGCTGCTGTACCTTGTGGTAAGCATTATGATATCAGTAAAACTGCTCTGCCTTTTCCAAATCTAGTAGATGGAAATTTATATTTATCTCCTGTATTTATAACAGAATCTACTTTGAATTGTGTACGTGGTAAATTACCAGGATTATGGGCTATTTGTCATAATAAATCTTATTTTAATCACGGTGATGTTTTTACAGGTAATGGAGATCTTGCTGGTAAGACTTTTATGGTAGTAAAAGTCTATAATGGAGCTTTTGCTTTAGAAACATCTGATACTTGGGATGCTTGATTGTGGCTACCAAGATTTTAAAGCCTACAAAAGAAGCAACTTTTTTTGCTGCTCCATTTGGCCCTTATAATCAATTTCTTTTCAATGATAGTGGACTTTATGTAGAAAGTGGAGCTCTTTCACTTCAATATTCTGGCTATGCTAACATCAATTCTTATTTTCCAGAACAACTTTATACAAATATAGAAACTTGTCCAATAACTGGATATCTTTTTGTTAATTCTTCTAGAGTGAATTCTTCTGATGGATGTCAAGAAGATAAAGTAGTGAGTGTTAGTGGGACTAATACTGCTAAAGGAGTTAAGGGATTTTTAGAATCAATAGCATTTGGTTGTGAGAAAAAAGTAGATGAAGTTGAGTGTATGAATCCTAATGGAAATTCTTATACTCTATATAGACATGAAATTGCACCTAAGACTATTATAGATTTTCCTATTTTACCAATAGTTCCTAGTGCTGGCGGTCAGATGGCAGTAGGACAAGCTTATCTAGAATGGAGAAATAATTGGTTAAAGTCTCAAATGACCCAATCTTATATAAAAGGTTATAGTTTTAATAGTTCACCTTTTGCTTTAAAGAGTGAGAAAGCTGATATTTGTGATTGTGATTTAATAGATAGAAAATATAATCTTAAAAGATATGTACATCCACAAAGTTTCAGTGGTAAAACTAGACTATTTGTTCAGTCTATTTTTGGATCTAAAGAAAAACTGATGGATGTTGAAATAAATGGAATTACTGTTTCAGTTATGTATCATGGTTTAGCAAAAAATACTGATGATACTAAACGTAAAAGAATTGCATCTTTAGATAAACAGTTTACGAAGTTACATACGGATGATGCGGGAAATTATTATCTATTACAAGTATCTTCTTCAATATCTATTAATGCGCTTGTACCTTCTAGAGAAGGACGTTTATTACAAAAATGGTTGAAGACTAAGAATTTTGATAAAAAGAAAAGTTCTGTTTATGAAGCATTTATTTTATCTTCTTGTTCACCAACCAAGACTGTTAATATTGCAGGAAGTTCTTTAGAAGGAGTATGTTATCAGAGTTTAGGTGGTTATGGGTGGAAGTCTAATTGGCGGGGTAATGAATTTTCAATAGCTACTTTAGATTGGGAAACACCTTGTAAAGCTAAACTCTTTACAGCTAATGTTACTTTAACAGATCCTGTTGTATTATATTCCGATGAAAAAGATAGAAAATTAGCTTCCATAGTAGAACAATATGAAGCTCCTGAAATTTTAAAAAAATTGACAAAAGAAGAAAGAGAAGCTCTTGTTCCTGCCGTAGTTTCACAATATAAATCTATATATTCTTTATTAGTTACAGAAATTCCAGGTGAAAATCCAGAAGATCCTCCTATTAAAAAATATTGTATAGATGGTGATATACATGAAGGAGAATGGGGATGGGTTATATCTAATGAATTTAATGTGACTCCTTCTACAAAAAAGAATTTAGAAGATGAATTAAAAACTAAAAATAAACAAGATGGTGGCTTACCTTATTCTCCTACTTTTTTTAAAGATTTAGCTGATGCTTTTATAGTTTCAGAATCTTTAGCTGATTCTGGTGAATTTAAGTTCCCTTATTATGCAGACCGTATATTTACTTGGGATGAAATGTATGGAGTATTTAATTTAGAATTACCTTACGACGTTCGTGACCATATTGGAGGTATGGCTGGATCAGGTCCTGTATATTGTTTTTATAATGATAAAGATCTGTTAAAGATAGTCTATTATCAAAATGGAGCAGTCACTCCAACTTCAACAAATGATAACGATAATTCTGAGAATCAGTGTGGTGATGCTTTTACAAGAGGATCTACTATAAATGGAGGAGGTGGAGGTTCTAGTTCTTTTTATATAGGAGGTATTGAAGTATTGAATTTGGCAGCTAGTAGTTATTCTCAATCTGAATCTTCTTCTAAACAATCTTGTGGTGGTTCTAATTTAGAATGTCTTGAGTATCCACCACACCCAGGGCCTTGTAATATTGTTTATTGTGGAACTTATTTTTGGAAAAATTTTAGAGGCAGTGTACAAGGAAGTTCTTTTTCATTTTCAGGAGGCCAGTCATCAAAAATATGTTTAGTAATTTCTAAATATGATTGTGAGACTGTTTTTATGGCTAGTGTTACTTCTTATAGTGGCAGTCATTCTGAATCACAAACAGATGGTAAAAATTGTATTTGTGCCCAATGGGTATCTCCAAGACGTAGTGCTGCTTATTGGCAACCTTGTTTTTCACCATTAGAAAACTGTACTGCTCAAGGTGGTGAAGCTCCTTGTTGTGCTAAGGAAAAACAATATGGGCCTAAATTTGATCAGAACTATGGGCCAGGTCAAGCCTGTGCTGATATAGGTCCTACTATGGGTGTAAATGGTGCTATTTTTATATTTGATGTTTATGGATTTTGGTTTAATGGCCCTAATTCTGATGCTGTTAGAGCAGGTGATAATAATCCTGACCCTAATAGAAATAATTTTGATTGGTCTAATTATAGTCATGTAGATCAAAATGCTATAGGTTGGCGTCCTTCTAAAAAAGGTAATATTCCCAGTAGAGGAGGATATTGCACTTATAGACCTACTACCCCTGATTGTGCGGGTGAAGAATTAAAATTTATTCCACAAGGAATCCAATTTGCGTATTTAGGAAGTGGGGCTGCATACGATTCTGATTGCAATATTAATTATTCAAGTAAATCTAAAAGTATGACCAGTTCAGTATTAAAAGTCTATGCTGTTACTAGAACTGATGAAACTCTTGTTTTAGAAGGCACTGAAGGTTATGGTGATCTAGGTAATATGTTTGCAGGTGATATTAGTGCGGGAAATGCTGTTTTTACTCCAGGTTGTCATGAATGGACTGGAGAACAAAAGTTTTTAGGCCGTATTGATCCAATGTTTCCGTATGTTGAATCAGTTGTAACTATTAATCAAAGTGTAAATGGAGTTTATTGGCTTGTATCACCTGATATGATATACAGTGCAGATTATCCTTTTGATAAGAAAGGACTTTATTATATAGGTTCAGCATGAAATTACGTCTTTCTTCTGATCCACAAGCTAAACAGATTACTGCTGATGTGGATTCTATCCGAAAGATTTTAAAATCCTGTTTAGTGGATGGGTATGGTTCTTTTGAAGGTTTAGGTTGGACTCAAGTTTTTGTATCTAATACGGCTGCTGTTTTTAAATCTAAAAATGATGTGGTTTTGATCGTAGAAGAAACTCTTGATACCGTAAGTTTTAGAGGTTGTAGTAATGCATCTACTATTTCAGATTATACTTTTTCAGAAAAACATCTTTATAAGTTTTTTCCAACGGTGTATCAAAGAGAAAATGGACTTACTCTAAATAAAAGTTCTTTAATAACTAATTGGACATTATTAGGAACGGATAGTTATTTTTATTTCTTTTCTGGTAATTTTTTATTGTTCTTTGGATCTTTTATGGAAACTAGAACTAATGAATCTGAAATGTTAATATGTTCCTCTTCGTTTGGTACGTTTACAAATACAACAGATGACCATATTGTTACTAAAAAGAGTAATAATTTATTTAGTCCAGAATTTGTAGGAAAGATAACAATTTTTGATAAATATAGACAGGGTGAGACTTTTTCTTATGTAAATATTTATGAAGATCTTTTTTTTGCATTGTTAGGTATTTTACCCGAAGTTTTTGTAGTGGATATACAATCACCTTTTAATGATGGATCTTTTTCTACTACTTTTGGTAAAAATATTCTAGTTAAGAATTTTAATGGCAGACCTTTCTTTTTTCAAACAGATGGCTGATTTAGGTAATTGCGGATTTACTATTAATTCTTTTAAAGTTAATATAGTGAGTCCTATTTTTAATTATTTTACCAAGTCTTACGGAGTTAGTAGTACAAATGTCTTAACTCCATTGACGGGTAGTATATCTTTCTCTACAATGTTACCATTGATAGAAAATATAGAAGTAATAACTAAGTCTATCAAAGGTATAACAAGAAAGGACGAAATTCCAACACCTAAACTAGTTCGTTTATATGATAGACAATCTGGAATAATGATTCATGAAGTTCTCAGCAACCTTGATGGATCATTTGAATTTAATGGGTTAAGTATTACAAAAGAGTTTTATGTAATAGTTTTAGATGATGGTGACAGCATCTATAATGCCTTAATAGAAGATCATTTATTTGCCTTATGTTAAACAGGATAAAACATGATACCTCAAAATGAAGAAGATGTAGAATACTTAACAAGGGGAGATAGACGTCCCCAAAGGTATAATTCTCAATCAGGTGGTAGTCCTGATGAACATGGTTGTAATAAAGATTATCCTTTTGCAGATATTCTACCTAAAGATGAAGCTTATATAGATTTTTTAAAAAATAAAGAAGTGGTAGGAATAGCTGTTAATGATATTGGTATGAAATGTTCCAGTGTTATGAATTTTGTTCATAATCTTAAAAATTATTATCCTGAAGAACTTTTAAAAAATAATATAGAAGGATTACAAAATTCTGTCACTAGTCTTAATTCTGCTTTAACAGAATTACAAGAATATTTACTTGCCAGAGAAAAACTTGCCAGAGAAGTGCTTAAGTCTGGTAGTACTTGGATAAGACGATCTTTGTAAGGAATTAATGTGGCAGCTTGTATATTTGATCTTATAATTGAACAAGGATCTCTTTATGAAGCATTATTTTCTTGGACTGACGACCAAGATGTACCTATTAATTTGTCAGGTTGGTCTGCTAGGATGCAAATTAGATCTACTGTAGAATCGAATGTTGTTTTAGTAGATTTGTCTACTGAAAATGAAGGTATTTTACTGACTTACAATAACCCAGGAACAATCCTCATTCGTCTCACTACTAGACAGACTAATGCTTTTACTTGGGTAACAGGTGTATATGATTTAGAATTATACAGCCCTCAATTTGAAAGTTATCGGCTTATAAAAGGAAAAGTTAAAATAGATCCTCAGGTAACTAGAGTTCCGCCCATGATTATAGGTGTATTTAATTTTACAACAGGACCTGTGATTAGTCTCATATCTTGATAAAAGAGGTTCTGAATGGCTGTTATCCCAGGTCAACCTGATAAAGTATTAAAAAATTCTAATAGAATAGTTCTTATAAAAAGAGAAGTAATTAGAAGAGTTGTAACGACACATGAACAAGGCCCTCCTGGTGTATCTGGACTACCTGGATTAAAGGGTTCTGAAGGTGTACAAGGGCCACAAGGCCCTTTAGGTTTAACTCCTATTCCCAATCAATTAGTATTTTTCATTACTGAGAATACTAGAAATAGATTTACACTTTCATCTGTTCCTATAGTTAATTCTGTTTTAGTAGCCATGAATGGAGTATTCCAGCATGGTTGGACTTTAGATGGATTAGATATAGTATTAAACACTCCAGCGGAAAAAGATGATTTCATTTTAGTTTTCTGGTTTGAAAGCGTATAGTAAAGAATTATTTTATTAGATTATCAGGATAAGTACCATGACCGTTTCTACAATTAAAGGCAGTCAAATTAGACTGGGTGCAATTACCGCTGCACATTTAGCCGCAGATGCGGTGTATATTGCCAATGCATTTAATTATGTGAGTGGTATTGCTGGTGGGGCTACAGGTTCAGCAACAGATTTAGCACTACAGAGTGCTGATGGAAAACGTGCTGGATCGTATTATAAAGTCACTACTGCGGGTTACTTTAAGGTATCTGCACCTGTAGTAGAACCATTAGATCCAGATTTACAAGCCGAGTTTTATGTTAATAATAATGACGGGTTAGTTTGGAATACGGGCGGTACTGTTGATATTATTGATAACTCTAATTCCACTTTAACAGGTACAGATCATTTAATTGGCGTATCAGGTTCCACTAACTTAGGTTACACTGTCACTATACATAGTGACTTCACCACTAAGGTTTCAAATTTAGAATCAGCCGTTGGTACAATAGGTAGTTTAGCGACTACTGCAACAGACTTGGTTGCTGCTATCAATGAAGTCCACGGTGAGTTAGTTGCCGCTGCTCCAGTATTTGTCCACGAAACACCTGCAGGTGATATTGATGGTGCTAATAAGGCTTATCTTATCACAGATACATCTATTGCTGGAACTGTTCAAGTTTATTTGAATGGAGTTTTACAAGAATTAACTGCTGACTATGCTTTTGCCACCAAGACCATCACATTCGTAGATGCTCCTGTTGTAGATGATAAAGTATCTACCATTTATTACAAATTAGCGGCCTAATATTCGTAGATTTAGGGAGATATTATTATGACAATTTCTACAATTCATGGCTCACAGATACGGTTGGGAGCGATTACTGCCGCCCACTTGGCTGCGAGTGCAAAATATATCAGTAATGCCTTTAATTATGTAGGTACTATTGAAGGTGGTTTAACAGGTTCAGGTACAGACCTTTCGTTACAAAGTGCTGACGGAAAAAGACCTGGATCATATTACAAAGTGATTACCGCTGGTTTTTTTAAAGTAGATGCAGGTGCTCAATTTTATGCCAACATCAATGATGGTCTGGTTTGGAATTTAAGTGGTTCTGTTGATATTATTGATAATACGGGCACTCTTATTTCTGGTGACACTGGTCTTATTGATGTGTCAGGAACCGTGGATGATGGTTTTACGGTTACGGTTGCAGATGCTTTTACTGGTAGAGTCACTACTCTTGAAACAAATGTTGATACTGTTGCTAATTTAGATACCGATTCTAAAAACTTGGTGGGAGCTATTAATGAGCTTCATGCTGCTATAGTACCTCCAGCTCCAGTTTATGTACGGCAACAGCCCACTACAGGTGCTATTAATAGCACTAATTTAGATTATACGTTAGAATTTGCTCCTATAGCTGGAACTTTGTTAGCGTATTTGAATGGAATTTTACAGGCACTGACTGATGATTATACTTATGCTGCACCTAACGATGTACCTACTGTATCTTTTGTAGAAGGTGGAGCACCTAAAACAGATAGTGTGTTGACGTTCCTTTATTTTAAATTAGGTTAAGCTATTGTGGTGGTGAGGGATAAGTCTTGCCACTATTTAAGGAGCTATCATGGCTAGAACACAAATTCGCGGTACTCAGATATTAGATAAGACTATTGAACCGATAGATTTGTCTGTTGATTACGCTTTAGCTAATAATGTTTCTTATCAATTTTTGCCTGTTCTTAAACACGACTCTTTTATAGCTAAAGTCCCACCACCCCAATTCTTAGCAATTTTTACTCGTAGTCAAACTTACACCCAGTTAGTCATTTATTTGGGACTCTTACCCGTGGTTACTAGAGCGGGTTCTACTGTGCAGGTGCAATTATCATGACCCAACGTTATCCCTTAGTTTTGAACGGTGTGCAGATTCAGGAAATACAGGCGGGTGAATTTTTAGCTGTGCCAGAGTTGTTTGCAGACAATGGTGTGGTTTGCAATAAACAAACTATAGATACCAGCATCACATTCCCAGAAGCCACCAATGTTATTTCAGTGGGAACACTAACCATAAGCCCAGGTGTCACTGTCACTCTGGGTGCAGGCCAGAAATGGTCTATCATTTAAAGGCAGGTTTAATATGACCACTGTAGTAAAAACTAATAGTTCAGGATATTCGGTCACACCAGGTGTGGATAATATCTTTGAATTTAAAACCAATGATATACTAGCTCTCACAATCAATGCTTCTCAAGTCGTTTCCTTAGTAAATCCATTACCTGTAAATTCGGGAGGTATTGGTTTTGCTGCTCCAGGTATGGTTGGTAACATTTTAAGAAGCAATGGCACTATCTGGGAATCAGTAGCACCTACACCTACTATTACCGATGACACTACCACCAATGTTCTTCAATATTTGGGTATGTCCAGAGCCACGTCAGGGGCTTGGATCACTGATTATATTTGTACCTCTAAGTTGAATTTTAATCCGTTTACTGGTGTATTAACTTCCTTTTTATTCAATGCTTCTTCTGACGTGACTCTGAAAGAAAATATTACACCTATTGTAAACGGTTTGTCTACTATAGAAAGTCTTAATGGTGTTAGTTTCAATTGGAAAGATAGTCAGTTACCATCCATAGGTTTAATTGCTCAGGAAGTTGAAAAGGTTTGTCCCATATTGGTATCGGAAGAAGATGGTTTAAAGTCTTTGAACTACAATGGCATCATTGGCTTGTTAGTAGAAGCGGTTAAGGAATTGTCGGCACGGGTTAAAGAATTGGAGAACGGATAATGGCCTCTAACTATACTGAAGATGACCCTGTTTTTGGCACTGTAGACTTGGATGACGAGTATATAACTGATGCTTGGTTGGTTGACAGATATGTGGGTAATACATTATGGTCTTTTGGATATAATAATAATGGACAATTAGGTAACGGTACAATTATTGATTATTCTAGCCCTATTCAGATAGGTTCACTAACTAACTGGAAACAAGTTGCTTGTGAATATAGACATACTTTAGCTATTAAAACTGACGGCACTTTATGGGCTTGTGGATATAATGATTATGGGCAATTAGGTAACGGTACAGCTATTTATTATTCTAGTCCTATTCAAGTAGGTAGCTTAACTAATTGGAAACAAGTTGCTGGTGGATATAAAAATACTTTAGCTATTAAAACAGATAATACATTATGGGCTTGTGGATATAATTATTATGGACAATTAGGCAACGATACAACTATTGCTTATTCAAGTCCAATCCAAATTGGTAGTCTGACTAACTGGAAACAAGTTGCTTGTGGGCGCTATCACACTGTAGCCATTAAGACAGACGGCACTTTATGGAGTTGTGGATATAATTATTATGCTCAATTAGGTAATGGTACAGTTATTAAATATTCTAGTCCTATCCAAATTGGTTCATTGACTGATTGGAAACAAGTAGTTAGTGAGCAATACTCTACATTAGCTATTAAGACAAATGGAACTTTATGGGCTTTTGGATATAATGGTAATGGACAATTAGGCAATGGTACAACCATTAATTACTCTAGTCCTATTCAAATTGGTTCATTGACTAATTGGAAACAAGTTGCTGGTGGATATTTTTTTACTGTAGCCATTAAGACAGATGGAACTTTATGGGGGTTTGGTACTAATTCTTATGGACAATTAGGCAATAATACACGTATTCATTATTCCAGCCCCATTCAAGTAGGTAGCTTAACTGACTGGAAACAAGTTGCTTGTGGAAATAGTACTTTAGCTATTAAAACTGACGGCACTTTATGGGCTTTTGGATATAATGATTATGGACAGTTAGGTAATAGCACATCTATTAATTATTCCAGCCCTATCCAAATAAGCAGCCTGACTAATTGGAAACAAGTTGCTTGTGGAGATAAACATACTGTAGCAGTCACATTTAAAGATATAGGAGATTAAAAATGCAATATTTACTGACCGAAAACAAATCTGTACTGCTAGGCCCGATTGATTGGAAACCAAGATTCATACAATCAGAGCTAGATGATTTAGAGGTAGACTTTAAAATACCTATCGCAGAACCAGGTTATTTGGCTATTAATGAAACCTTGGAAATTATTCCGGTAATCACGTCTTATAAGCCAGCCGTGGATTTCAATTTTGAACATTTGGCAGGGCCATTCTATACCTTCACCAACAATGGGGCACATGAAGTCTATAGCTCCTATCGTTTGTCGTTAGACATTATCAAGGAGAATTTACATGCCATTGCTGCAATGGCAAGGTTCAGAAAGGAAGAACTGGGTACTAAAACCACTATCCAGAACTTGGAAGTGACTGTAGACACCACCCGAAGTAGCAGAAACATCTTCGTACAAAAATACTTATTGATGAGTGAGTCTGATACTGTGTTGTTAAAGTTTGCTGAAGGTTGGTTTACGGTGACTAAAGCAGAATTAGGTCAAGTTGTGCAAGCGGGTAATAATTATATCCAAGCTCAATTCGATGCTGAAAAGGTTAAGTTGGGTGAGATAGATGCTCATGACACTTTTGAAGGTCTGCAAGCTGTAGTTATTATACCACTACCTGAAGTACCAGAAGCTCCTTTAGGAGGCTGATATGCTGACCGGATTTAAGACTATAGACCCTAATACAGGTAATGCTAATGATTTGGGTGAACGGTATCTGACTAAAGACTATATGCTCGATGCTTATCCTAACTTGATTCCAGGTATGAACCCTAGTGGGTTGTGGAGTTTTGGATATAATGGTTTTGGGCAATTAGGTAACGATACACGTATTAATTATTCTTCTCCTATTCAAGTAGGTAGTCTGACTAACTGGAAACAAGTTACTTGTGGGCGTTACCATAGTGCAGCTATTAAAACAGACGGCACTTTATGGGCTTTTGGCGATAATTATAGTGGACAATTAGGTAACGGTACAACCATTAAATATTCCAGCCCTATTCAAATTGGTAGTCTGACTAATTGGAAACAAGTTGCTACTGGTTTTTATCATACTGTAGCCATTAAAACTGATGGAACTTTATGGGCTTATGGAAATAGTGGTTATGGACAATTAGGCAACGGTACAACTAACAGTTATTCCAGTCCTATTCAAATTGGTAGCTTAACCAACTGGAAACAAGTTGCTTGTGGGTATAGATATTCTTTAGCTATTAAAACTGATGGCACTTTATGGGCTTTTGGCGATAATTATAGTGGACAATTAGGTAATGGTACAACCATTAAATATTCCAGCCCTATTCAAGTAGGTAGTTTAACTAATTGGAAACAAGTTGCTACTGGTTTTTATCATAGTGCAGCTATTAAAACAGATGGGACTTTATGGGGTTGTGGATATAATGGTTTTGGTCAATTAGGCAATGGTACAACTGACAGTTATTCCAGTCCAATTCAAATTGGTAGTTTGACTAATTGGAAACAAGTTGCTACTGGTTTTTATCATATTGTAGCCATTAAAACTGATGGGACTTTATGGAGTTTTGGTAAGAATTGGCAAGGACAATTAGGAAATAGTACAATTGACAATTATTCCAGTCCCATTCAAATTAGTAGCTTAACTAATTGGAAACAAGTTGCTTGTGGAATTGATAATACTGTAGCCATTAAAACAGATGGGACTTTATGGGGTTGTGGATATAATGGTTTTGGTCAATTAGGCAATGGTACAACTGACAGTTATTCCAGTCCCATTCAAATAGGAAACTTAACTAACTGGAAATTTATATATGCTGGTCGGAATAATAATTTTGTTATTTCAGCTTTATATTTATAGGTAGGTGAATTATGGCAACGTCAGGTTTTCAAAGTAATTCAGCTACATTAGAAGGTATTTTTGTTAAAAAGAATATTTTCCTAGAATCTAATTTATGGGCTTTTGGCGATAATTATAGTGGACAATTAGGTAATGGTACAACCATTAAATATTCCAGCCCTATTCAAGTAGGTAGCTTAACTAATTGGAAACAAGTTGCTTGTAGATGTACATATACCTTAGCCATTAAAACAGACGGCACTTTATGGGCTTTTGGCGATAATTATAGTGGACAATTAGGTAATGGTACAACCATTAAATATTCCAGCCCTATTCAAATTGGTAGTCTGACTAATTGGAAACAAGTTGCTACTGGTTTTTATCATAGTGCAGCTATTAAAACAGATGGAACTTTATGGGGGTTTGGTACTAATTCTTATGGACAATTAGGCAATAATACAACTATTGATTACTCTAGTCCTATTCAAGTAGGCAGTTTAACGGATTGGAAACAAGTTGCTTGTGGATGTACATATACCTTAGCCATTAAAACAGACGGCACTTTATGGGCTTTTGGCGATAATTATAGTGGACAATTAGGTAACGGTACAACCATTGGTTACTCCAGCCCTATTCAAGTAGGTAGCTTAACTAATTGGAAACAAGTTGCTTGTAGAGATAAATATACTGTAGCTATTAAAACTGATGGCACTTTATGGGCTTGTGGATATAATGGTTTTGGGCAATTAGGTAACGATACACGTATTAATTATTCTTCTCCTATTCAAGTAGGTAGTCTGACTAACTGGAAACAAGTTGCTTGTGGGAGCTATCATACTTTAGCTATTAAAACAGACGGCACTTTATGGGCTTATGGAAATAGTGGTTATGGACAATTAGGCAACGGTACAACCATTAGATATTCCAGCCCTATTCAAATTGGTAGTCTGACTAATTGGAAACAAGTTGCTTGTGGATATAAACATACTGTAGCCATTAAGACGGATGGGGCATTATGGACTTGTGGATATAATGGTTTGGGACAATTAGGCAACGGTACAAGAATTAATTACTCCAGCCCCATTCAAATTGGTAGTTTAACTAACTGGAAACAAGTTGCTGGTGGGAGCTATCATACTTTAGCCATTAAGACAGATGACTTATAACAGGATTTTATGAAAAAATACATATTCACGGCAGGACTACCTAGAGCTGGAACTACGCTCTTAGGTACTATTTTAAAACAAAACCCACGGTTTGAAGCCTCCATATCAGGGCCACTGGCACGGTTTGTCAGAGCTGTTATTCAAGAGTCATCTTCCCAAGGCGGATATCGCCATGAATGTCCACCTCCATTACGAAAACGGCTTATCCAAGGGCTGTTTGAGAATTATTACAGCGACCCCACCAAAGATGTTGCGTTCAATCATAATCGCGGTTGGGGTTTGTTGCTACCTACTATTAAAGACCTTTACCCCGATTGTAAGTTGATTCTATGTGTGAGAGACATGGGCTGGGTGTTGGATTCATTTGAAACTTTAGTAAGAAAGAATCCTTATTCGTTTTCCTCCATGTTCTCTTTAGATGAAAATATCAATGTTTATACCCGTTGTGAAACTCTATTAAGACCAGATAGGACATTAGGTTTTGCTTACAATGCAGTTAAGCAAGCCATCACTTCCGAACATAATGATTCTGTTTTTATACTTGAATATGACAAGCTGGCACAAGTCCCAGAACTGATGCTTAAAGCCCTGTATAACTTTATTGAAGAACCTTACTTTGAGCATGATTTTAATGATGTTGAGGCTTCTTATGATGAATTCGATGAAGATGTACAGTTACCCGGACTACATACTACTCGAAAAAAAGTGGAGTTTATTGAACGTAAGACTATAATTCCACCTGATATATGGGAGCGTGTCAAAAACATGGAAGTGTGGAAATGATTTACAATGTCATACCTGGAACGTTTAATAATTATGGAATAAGAAATGGAGATATGATTGCCATTATCAATTTCCTGCAATGGTTTAGAATGCAGGAAGACGACCCTACTATTAAACTCCACATAAAATCTAATGTCATAGTTAAAACTGACTATTGCAAACAGTTCTATAAATTGTTATGTGAACTGACCGACTGTTTTTCTCTGACAGAAGGCTATCAAAATCTACCTTATCATGAACTGATGCTTTGGGACTTCAGGGACATTTGTGGGGATGTAGTATCCATTCATAATCCTCATATCCAAAAGAAAAAGATTGTAGTGTTTCCGGTCTATGATTCAGATTACCATGTTTATAGGAATTGGAATATAAGTCTACTTGAATCCATACTAGAAGAGTACACTGAAAAATATCCCGATTATGAAAAACTGCTCTGTGTTAAAGACCTACCTGATTTAGATATAAAAATGTCAGGGTTTTCCATCAGCACCCACTTTATGCAAAACATAAAACATATTATGGAAGCGGAGATATTCATTGGTGGTGATACCGGGGTTTCACATTTCGCTTCAGCACTTAACCTTGGTCCTAAAGAACTAGTGTACTGTTACAATGGCAGGAGCACGGTACATACTTTGCCTTTTCATTTATTAAGTGGTAAAGGCACGTTAAGAAAATACTGGTTAAATTGCTATAAAACAACCTATAAAGGACAGCTAGTGTTATGAAGATATTGTTAGGTAGCGGTTATAAAAAAGAAGAAGGTTTTGTTACTATAGATGACGACCCTATAGTGAATCCAGATTATCTGATAAATCTGGATGATGTTAATATAAAACTACCTTTTGCGGATAATTCAGTTAGTGAAATCAGGGCTTATCATATTTTGGAGCATATTGGTGAAGGGTTTATACCTCTAATTCAAGAGATGTATAGAATATCTGAACATAATGCAATATTGGATATTAAAGTACCCCACCATAACCACGAAGTCTATTATGGAGATCCTACCCATAAACGACCTATCACAGTCAATGGCATGAAATTATTTGACCAAGACTACAATCGGGAACATATAGCGGAGCATAATGCCAGTTCGGGATTAGGTATCCGGTATAAGGTTGATTTCAGAATGCTCTGGTATAATTTTGATTATGACCCTTTTTATATGGATATGATTAAAGGGATTGAACAACGCCAAGCAGCAGGAACTTTATCCAAAGAAGAAGAATTTGCTTTTATGCGTTTAATGCGTGAGGCTAATAATGTGGCAATGAACACTAACATTAAGATGCTGGCTATCAAGGAGTAATGCAGTGGCACAACCTATAAAGTATGACAGTAATGACCCATTATCTTTTATTATAGAATATTTAGAAAAAGCTAATGAGGATGAACTAGCTAATAAGGTACTAGATGTATTTGCCAGAAACTCCAATCAATTGGAGCAGTTTAACTTGTTGGCTAAACTGTATTTGGATTTACGGAACGGTGACAAGGCCGAAGAGTTTTCCCTAAAAGTGTTGTCCATGGTGGCTGACCCGCAAGCTCAATATAATGCTAGGTCTAACATCGCCAAGATGTATAACAACATGAACAAACCTGATAAGTCTTTACAGCACTCCAGCCTGAATAGGATTATTACTCCAGATGACCCAGATACCCTGTTAGAATCAGTATTTTCGTTATACTTATTAGGTCAAAAAGACGATGCTGAAAAGATACTGAGAGATTTGAAAGCTAGGGAAGATACTTTAAGCGAACACCATCAAACTATTGTTGATTTTAACTTGGGTACGTATGACATGGAGCAAGGTCACTTCCTAAAAGGGTTGGCTGGGTTTTTAATTAATATCAAAAAATTAGGCTTATGGTTCTCCAACAGGGAACTACCCTACAAGTATTGGAATGGCGGTATATATCCGGGTAGAACTTTAATCTTGTTTATGGAAGGCGGAGGCATTGGTGACGAGTTCATATCTGTGAGACACATGGATGACCTTAAAAGACTTGGGTTTAGACCTATCTATTATACCTTTAGACCGGACTTATATAAGATTTTTAACCGTTGTGGCTATGAAACGGTATTAAATCTTGATGATGTACCTAAAGATTCCTTATGGACTTACGCCATGCAAGTGCCATTATGGATAAAGAAGACTCCTGAAACTATTATCAGGGAAAATTATCTATATCCATCTGATGAAGCCAGATCTAAATGGCAGTTTATAAAAGATTCTAACAAGTTTAAGATTGGTGTACGTTGGCAAGGTAATGCTAAAAATGAACGTGACTTGCATCGTAAGGTTCCTCTTGACGGGATTATGGACACTTTAAAATCAGTATATAAGAACAAAGATGTAGAATATTATTCGTTACAGATTGGTGATGGTGAGGAAGAGATTGTTAATTACCTTGAATTGATAAACGTATCTGATAAAATAGAATCTTATGATGATACTTTAGCATTATTGGAAAACTTAGATTTGGTTGTATCTTCGTGTACTTCGGTACTCCATGCCTCAGCTATAGTGGGTACTGAAACCATTGGTTTGATTCCAATATCAGCTTATTTCACATGGTTAAGTCCCACTCCTAATAGACCTATTTATACCAGCATCTGGTATGGCGACAATTTAAGAATTTTTAAACAGACTACTATCAATAGTTGGGAAACTCCTTTTAATCAGATAAAGGAATATCTTAATGGATGACTTTTATACTTTTATTGTATTATCCACTATCAATACTGATACAGGTGTTCTTGACAGATTGGTTAGATTTGAGCAGACTATTAACACTTTAAATTCAATAAGGTTGAAAGTACCCAATGCAAAGATAATCTTTTTAGATAACTCTATAGAACCCTTGACACCTGAACAACTTAAACAGATATGGGCTAAAGTAGATATTTGTAAGTATGCTTTCCAAACTTTACCCAACCTTTATTTTAATCAGAGAGGTCTGAAAGGTGATGGGGAAATTTGTATGATGTACGAAGCCATGCAAATACTTAAAATTTCTGAATTGCTTGGAAAACGTGTTTTTAAGTTATCTGGCAGATATTTTTTAAACGAGCATTTTAATATAGATGCTTATAATGATCTACAAGGTAAATATGTAGCCAAGATTAACGCTTGGGACATTACTAAAGATAATTGGGTTACTAGAGAACAAGTTTATTATTTTGAAACAAGATTGTGGTCATTCTGTGGTACATTATTTGATGAATTTTATAATCAACTACCTGTCATTTTTAATTACATGATGAATGTGGATAATAATCTTGAGAAAGCTTATTTAAAATTATTAGATCCAGATAAGATAGTACCTATGGATGTTATCGGAGTTAGTGGTTATTCGGCTGATACTGGGGAGATAAAGATAGAATGAAGATATTGATTTATGGATTATCCGGTTCAGGAAAATCTACGTTAGCTAAGAAATTAGCTGATAGATTAAATATCCCAATTATTAATGGAGATGAAGTTAGGATGCAGTTTAATGACTGGGACTTTTCCATTGATGGAAGATTGAGACAAGCAATTCGTATAAAGGATATAAGTGAGAGTTATGATTTAGTTATTTTAGATTTTATTTGTCCGTTATCTGAATCTAGAGATACACTTAATCCTGATATAACTATTTTGATGGATACAATTGAAGAATGCCAATATGAAGATACTAATTCTATTTTTGAATTTGGTAATCCTGATATAATTATTTCAAAATTTGATTATGATGTAGATAGAATTTTAGAAAGGTTATTAGAAAATTCATGATTGAAAAAGATCCCTCCAGTTATTCCATGTTGACTTATACAGCTATCCTGCTGTTGTCAACATGGGGTTCTATTGTCAATATCATTAACAAAAAAGAATTCAAAATAATGGAAGCTTTGGGTGAGGTATTCACTTCGGCTTTTATAGGTTTGCTGGTATTCTGGTTATGTGAAGGTGCAGATATAGTTCCATTATATACAGCCGCTTTAATAGGTATCAGTTCTCACATGGGGTCGAGGGGTTTATTTCAATTGGAACTTATATTACAAAAAAAAATAAACAAGATAGGAGATTTATAATGAAAAATCCAAGTGACACTAAAAAAGGCCCAGGTCGTAGACCCGCCAACAAACAAGACCATAAAAAGAAGAAAAATAAATAAGGGGGACAGACCATAAAAATATTACCCATAAAAATAGAATCAAATACTATTTACAACGTACTTATGAATGGCGAGTATAGATTGAGGGCAGGTGGTGATTTAATTACGGACGGCTTTAGTGTAATCGTCATTAAGATGTCGCAGCAAGATGTAAAGGACGCTTTAATGCCGTTGCGAAGGCATTATATGGAGCGTATAGGGGATAATTTAGATGAGGGTTTATAATGCGTAATTTTTGGGCTATCTTAAAAGTGTGGTAGTCTGACCCTTTAATAGTAGGATTCATCTGGGGAATACTACTGAGTGCAGTTATTATTTTGTTAATTAATTTACAGACCATTCATTGTGGATAATATGGCTGCAATATTTGATGCCCTTACTGATGAAGATAGACGAATGACTAATCATGTTAATAAAAACCTAAAAGAACAGTTAAGTGAACGAATTAAAGAACAACGTTGTTTTAACGATATTTTTTACAGTGTCAGTAATTTGGATACACCTATACCTGAATTGTTACAGACTATTGTAAATTTGTTACCCAAAGGTTGGATGTACCCGGAAGTAACCGCCGCCAGAATAGTTGTTGAAGACCGTTGTTATGACACCATCAACTTTCGTGAAGGTTTTGCCCAGTTGACGGCTCTGATAGAACTTGATGGTTATTGTTACGGAAGTGTTTGTATTACTTACCTTGAAGCTAAACCAGAACAACAGGAAGGCCTTTTTCTTTATGAAGAAAGTGTATTGTTAGATGCGGTAGCTTTATTAATAGCTAGAATTCTTAAACGTATCAGTCTAAATAAAGAACTGGCTCTTGAATATGAAGAAAAAGCCATACGGGCTGAAGAATTAAAAATAGCTAACAAAAAACTGGCTTTTCAACAGGAAGAAAAAGCTAAACGTGCAGCAGAACTGGTAATTCTTACTACTTTAAAACAGGAAAAAAATAATCAGACAGCGGAACTGTTAATAGTTAACCAAAAATTACGCTTGTCTATCTTTGAGACCATTACCTTAGCACGGCAACTCGGTGAGATGCGTGACCCTTATACTGCGGGGCATGAAGAGCATGTAGGGGATTTGGCAGCGGCAATAAGTGTCGAAATGGGTCTGACTAAAGAATTTCAGGAAGGTATTCGTGTTGCTGGGTATCTGCATGATGTTGGTAAGATAATTATTCCTGCGGAAATACTGTGCAAACCGACAAAATTAAGTTTTGAAGAATTTGCTCTAATTAAAACTCATGTCATGGCAGGCTATGAGGTCGTTAAAAATATCAGCTTCCCTTGGGAAGTGGCACGACCTATTTTAGAACACCATGAGAAACTGGACGGCAGTGGTTATCCAAACGGTCTTAAAGGTGATGAAATATCACTGAATGGGCGTATTTTGGCAGTGGCGGATGCCTTAGATGCCATGTCTACGCATCGGCCCTATCGCCCGGCATTGGGGCTGTTTTTTGCAGTCACTGAAATAGAACGTTGTGCGGGTACTTACTACGATCCGCAGGTTGTAGAAGTCTGTGCAAGGCTATTTAAGGAAAAAATGATAACCGTTTATCATGACTATGCTAAAGTAATATACCCACTTGGACATAAATAAATGAAATCCTTATATTATTTAACCCCAGTAGTGTTATTAATGGGGTGTACCATCGTCCATTATGACGCCTTACCTGGGCAAGGCACTAGCGTTTCCATTTATTCATTAGGGTCTGATAAAGCCTTTACAGACTTTAAAGCCAGCATAGATCAAAAAGGCAGCAGAAAACTATCTATTGGAGCTTTTGATGAAATACAAACTAAGGGCATGGAACAGGTTAATCAAGGATTAAAAATGATGGTGGAAGGGGCTGTTGCGGGGGCTAAATGATTATGAAAATTATTGAAATTACTATTCTTACTCTAGTAGCAATGGGTATTTTATCTTTATTTGGCATGTGGATGTGTGCTTTGTTGAAAGATGATGATGAATGAACTGGAAAAAATAACTGCCGAATTAAGAATGGAACAGGCTAGTATAATCCTGAAAATTCTAGTATATAGCTTTGGAAAATCTTTCTTTTGTGACAATTTAAGATATTCCAGATTTTTTGGTAACGATTATCTAATTACGTTTAATTGCAAGAGAAATTCACATGATTAACAGTAGAGATTTTAAAGACTTATTACCCCAAGTAGCAGACTTGGCTAAACAGTTTGTAGCTGTTTGTGAATCTAGAGGTCTGCATGTATTGATAACATCCACTTATCGTGATAAAGAAAGTCAAAATGCTTTATATGCAATAGGTAGAACTACTCCAGGTAAGCGTGTCACTAATGCTAAAGGAGGTGATTCTATGCATAATTACAAAATCGCTTTCGATTTCGTACCCATGTTATATGGCAAACCTGCCTGGAACGAACTTGGATTATTTACCAAGTGTGGAGCTGTTGCTAAGAGTGTTGGTCTTGAATGGGGTGGTGATTGGAAAACTTTTAAAGATTTACCACATTGCCAGTTTACAGGTGGATTAACTTTAAGCGATTTTAGAGCTGGAAAAACTTTAACTAAAACGTCTTAATTGAATAAATTTGTAATAAAGATCTCCATCTTTAATTAATTCTGTATTAACTATTTTCCATTTAAGAGGATCTATATCTGGAAAATAAGTGTCACCTTCAACATCTATAGGTAGTATTGATAGATACAGACTATCAACATCTTCAATAAACAATTGATAAATCTCACCTCCTCCAATAATAAAAGTCTTAGTACAAGACCGACCTAAAACCAGAGCTTGTTCTTTGTTGTTGACTACGACCACATCACCCGCACCTGGTTCAGTTTCATAATGAAGTAAATCTTTTGTTCTTGATAAAACTATGTTAGTTCTATTTAATAAAGGCTTACCTAATATCTCATAAGTTTTACTACCCATTATAATGGAAGAATATAAAGTTAGTTCTTGAAACCGTTTTAAATCTGTAGGTAATTTCCAAGGAATAGATCCATCTTTACCTATCACTCTGTTATTACTCATACAAGCTATTATTATTAAAGACATTCGGTTATTCCTTTAGTTATAAAATTTGTTTTGAAAACAGCATTAACAGTGATAGTTAAAACCTGTAAAATAAGCCACTAAAAACGTTGCTGGTGGCACGAAAGCAAATAAACCAGCATCAGTGTATTACTTATAAAATTATCTCAGCTTAAACGTTAATTTTTTCAATTAGTGTCATTTCAAGATCATCAAAATAAATCTTTAGATTACTTTCATTAATAACTATTTTTAAATTGTGATACTTCCCATCATTAAAAATCCAACGTTCTATAGTTTCTGAAACTGTATAAGAATAGGGTTCCAAATCTTCGTTAGTATCTTTAATCATTTTCATCTACCACATAATTCATCATAGCTTCATAAATATCTGGATCTATGACATCTTTATAGAAATTAGCCAGTCTTTTAGCTTCAGCTTCTTTAGCAGGTTTATAAACTAGATATGCTTCTTGTTCTGTTTTGTAACAACCAAGATATTTTTGTCTTCCTTCAATATTACATACAGCCATATATGGATTTATTTTACAATCTGGATAATAAGTAACTCCAATACAACATTCACCTCTACCAGCATCACATTTTACTAAAAAGGAATTTACTTCTCGTGGTACTAGTCGGCATGTTTCTGGTGAATAAATTTTATTGCCTTTAATAAGGCAATCTTTATCTATAAACCAATTTAAATCTGAGCCTACCATTAATAAATAATCATGAGCAAAGTTTTGAAAATTCTTCCATCTTTCACAAACAGTGCAGTTTCTGTAAGTAGGATGTAAATTTTTATAATCTTCGTTATAACATCTTCTCAACATGTCACTCCAAACCATATAAATTCTTCTATGCGTTTTTTGGGAATAAATTCCAATTCCAATAAAACCAATCCCACAAACATTAGGATGGTTTGGATTCTTAACATTACCATTTCTTAAATTACCCGCGGTGCAATACGTTTCAGATCCATTTTCAAATATAACTCTTACGTTGCGAGCAGAATTATATTCTAAAACAGTGCAAAACCCAGATCTAGTTGTTTCAAAAACATCGCCTACTTTTATCATAATAAATCCTTAATAGATATCTTACCTTCAATTAATCTAGATGATAGATCTATTCCTTCTTCTAAGGAAGATAATATCTTTTCTTCTATACTGTTCTTTGTTAATAAGAAGTAGTAGAACACTCGGTCACTTAACTGACCTTCACGGTGAATTCTCTTTAACGATTGACGGTACGTAATTACATTATCTGTAATTTCATAGTAGATACAATATGCTGCGTTCTGAAGGTTGAGACCAGTGCTACCACTTGATATATTAATTAAAAATATCTTAGATGTCTTATCTTTCCTGAAATTTTCATACTCCTTTGCTAGATCTTTTTCACCACCATTAAATTTGAGATTCATTTTAACAAGACGTTCTTTTATCATGATGCCGCTTTCTTGAAAGTGAAAAAAGATGATGGCTTTTTGATCTTCTGGTAACTCCTCTATTATCTCAGAAAGTTCATCAAGTTTTGGATTGTCTTTAAAACGTATTGCTATTCTAGATCCATCTTCAAAAACTTCGTATACGAAACCAGAACTTATCTGTCTACCTTTATTATAAAAATTAACAGTGGTTTTTTTATCCTCAATTGTTTCTCTCGCTAATGTCCGTAATGTTTGCATTTCAGAATGACTCTGATCTGAAAAAGGAACAAATCTTTTTATAAAAACTTGCTTCGGTAAATCCCCGCATTCTTTATCAGAATAGTAAATTGATTTGTTCTTGATAAAAGAATGTAATAATTGTTCTTTCCTTTTATCAAGAACAAAGTCTACACCACCAAAATATCCAGGTTTAGCATTGTAAAATGCTTGACGAAACATGGATATACTTGTCCCTAATGTTTCTCCTCTATCAATTAAGTACATTTGACTCCAAAGATCCTGACTATCTTTACCAAGAGGAGTACCTGTAAGTGAATATCTATAAGGTGTTCGTTCACAGATATAATTACAGATTTCAAATGTCAGAGACCGATGATTTTTTGCACGATGCGTTTCATCTAGAACAACCATATCGAAAGAATTAATAAAATCTTTTGCCTTTATTGGATCAAATACTTTAGATCTTTTCTTTTTATTCCTTGTTTTTTGTAAATTGGTCGTCATCACGGACAACCCCTCATAATTTATGACATATACACCTGCTTCTTCATTAAGCAACTCTTGTCTTTCTTTTAAAGAACCATAGAGTTTAACTATCTTATAGTCAGAAAATTGTTCTATCTGTTCTTTCCAATTTTGGATATTGATGACTCCAGGTACTACGACCAAGAGTTTATCTATTTTCTTTTGTTGTTTAAGATAATCAAAGATCATTAATGCTATAACAGTTTTACCCAAACCCATATCAAGATGAAGAAGAAAATTATCAGTAGTAGCACAGAGATAAAAGACTGCTAACTGGTGGGTGTGCGGAACTAATTTTAAATTAGATTTATAACCTAGCTCTTTAACAGCTTCTTCTAATTCCTCTCTTCCAACAGACTTAATCCAATCGTAGTTTTCAAGCTTTCGGTTTAAAAACACATCAACAACACTTTTACGAATCATTTTCTGGATGACTCCCGTTTTCTATACTTTATTTTTTCATTTTCTTTTCCATTAGTATCTCCAGTACTAGGAAAATGAACATTCAGCTCGTCCCAGTAACGATTCTCGTTCATCATAATTGCATCAAGACAGAATTGACCTATTCTGTAGCATTGGCTAATTAGTACACACTGCTCTCGTTCCTCGTCACGAGCTTTAGCAATAAACAACCGTGCTAATCCAATTTTGGACTCAGCCTGAGTTTGGCAATATGCCACAATATTATCTGCTGTTGCAGCTTTACTATAATCTTCAGCCAGATGTTTTAGAGTAATTATTTTAGCATCTTCAGCCAATCTATTAGACTGAGATGCTGTAGCTATTGCTAAATTTCGTTCCACAGCAACACGCCTTAGTTCTTTATAAATTATACCCGTATCTATACGAACATTAGAACTGCCAATTTGCATTAGGTCTGCATAGTCAAGTATTAATAAATCTGGAATGTAGTTTAAGAATCGCTCCATACTATCTAAATATGCTTCAAGCCCTTGTATAGTTAAACCATTGGTGGGGAATCTTTTGATGTATAGTCGCCATCTGTTTTTAAATTTGCTTAATTTATTGGCTATTATTTTCCTACTATCTGATTTATGGTCGATAACAGCTATGGTTATTGTTTTAAAATTGATACTTGAAAACCGATTCATTTCATCCATTTCAAATTTTGCTATTCGTGCTTCATCTTTTGAAGTACTTAGAGCAAACATTCCTTGAATATATTTTCTACTCATTTTCTCTTCTGACATTTCTAAAGATATATGCAATACTTTTAATCCAGATCTTACACATGTTTTACCTACATGGACTAAAAAACTTGTCTTTCCTTTGTTAGCTGGAGCCAGTATCACGAACAATTCTCCAGGTGCTGGACCAAATTTCATATCATCTAAAGGTTGGATGCCTGTTGGAAATGGATCCAATTCTTCACTTAAAAATTTAAGTGATTGGTTTGGATCAGCAAAAAAGATACCTGGATTGAAAGTGAGGACTTCTTGTTTAGATGATGTATTAAGTATAGCTCTAGCATTTTCTAAGTTACCAGATTTTAATGCGCCAGCCGCTTCTATTATGGCTGTTTTCAATAACTGGGAGTTGATAAATTCTGTAATTTGAGATAAGACATAAGTCTCGTTAACCGAATCTTGATTCTCAAATAAGGAATTTAAAGTAGAACTATAAACTCGTTCTGTTTTTGGATCATCAAGATGAGATTGTAACAGATCAGCAATATGATCCTTAGCTGGTTCTTTAAATTTTATATAGAATTCAATAGCCTGAATAGCAATAGTTTTATAAATTGTGTTATCCAAAAGTCCCGGATCTAAAACATTGACTAAATATGGGGCAGCTGTATCTGAGAAGCAAAGTAAAACAAGTAGATTTTCTTGCAGCGAACCTGTTAAATTTTCATTCATAATCTATCTAAACCACGAAAATGCTTCAGACATCTTATCTGTTACATGTATCCCTTGTGAGATAAGTAAACGATCTATTTTTGATTGAGAAGATTTGTGTTTTAATAAAATATCTGAATCTAATTTATTAAATTCCATATTTGGATATGGTAGGGTTATTACTTTGTAAGCTAAATCAAAATGATCTTTGTAATCTCTTTTTGTTTTAAAACTTAAATCAATATTAGATAATATTTTCCTAGCCCCTACATCACCAATTCCTTTTATACCTGGGAAACCATTATGCGTACCTACTAGTGAAGTATAATCAATCCAGTCTTTGGGTGACAGTGGATGATAATCTTTTTTGAACTCTTGTTGCCCATAAAGATAAGTTTTTGCACCCTTTCTTTTATAAATGTAAAAATTGTTTTGATCTAAAATCTGGTATAGATCTGAATCATTAGATATGCAAATGATCTTATCAAAAACTTTTTCATATTTCTTTGTTAGTAGAGAGATCCAGTCATCAGCTTCATATCCACGTTCTTTAATAATGGGAATATTCATTAATTCTAAAAGTTGAATACACAAGTCTTTGTTATAAGTTAGAGCTTCAAAGAAGGAGTTGCCATCTTCGTTTTTTCTACGATCTTTTTTATACTTTGCGTAAAAAGATTCCCTTAAATATGGTTTTCTATCATCTGTTACTATGATGTTGGTAGGTAGGGTAAAATTAATAACTGATGTAAGCATACCAATAAATCCGTATATGCCACCTGTGAGCTGTCCGTTGTAGGACAAATTCTTGTTAGCAGCAAGTCCTCTTATTAAAACATTATTAAAATCAATAAGTACAAGCGTTTTTTCATCTGTCATTTATTCACCTTTAAAAAGTTTTAAACCTATATCAAGTAAACTACCTGATATTTTTTCAGTCTGTGCAAATTTTAATAATACATCTTTTGATGATAAAGATTTTATATTTGATTTTATATAATCCTTTATTTCATCCGATGCTTTTGTTTCAACTATTTTTTCCATACGGATATCGTGGAGTTCAATAGCATTATCTTTACAGTAATTAATAGTCTGTGCTTTTAATTCTGCCCACTTATGAATAAGATTTCTATCTAACAATAATGTTATTTTAACCTGATCTTCTTTTTTTAATTTCTTTAAGTCAACTAACAAATCATCAAAAGAATTAACTTCCTTTTTTATATGAGGTCTTTTTATTGTTTTAATATCTATAAATCTTAATTTACCATCTTCAATAACAGACATTCGTGGCTGGTAATCATCCCCGAATGACACGGGGTGCTGGGTGCCAGGATAATTTACTTTTCGTAATGTTTGAGGAACGTGAATATCACCACTTACTATCTTAGCTGATACATTTTTAAAAAAGTTTGGATCAAGACCACAGTTGAGTTCATGAAAATTAGATACTTTTGATCCAATAATAGATTGGTGTATGAACAAAAATTTTAAATTTGGATCATTTATTATTGGTAGCCACTCTTCCCATTCAATTTCAGCAACTCTACTATGTGGAAGAAATAAAAACTGATCTCTTTTCCAATATGTTGGTTTATCTATAAATGTTATGTTTTCGTACTTGGATACGAAACGTAAGAAACAGTGATTTCGGTCTACTGTATAGTCGTGGTTGCCTCCCAGTATGGATATAGGGCAGTACTTGTCTCTAATTTCAAGGAACGAGTTGACAGTTCTATTAACCAACTGGGACTTATGCTTATCCTTCCTATCTAAAACATCCCCAAGGTGTAGGAAAAGATCATATCCACCTTTATCTAATTCAGCCTTAGCGAAATCAAATACCTTCCAACGATACTCATTACTTGGATTATCGTCGAGGTGCGTATCATTGATAATAAGAATTTTTCTAGTCATTAATATCCACCTTATAATTTATCATTGCTGATAGTATATCTGGATCTATTGTATCCTTAAATACATTTGCTAGTCTTTTAGCTTCAGCCTCTTTAGCGGCTTTATAAGCTAAATAAGCTTCTTGTTGTGTTTTAAAATAACCAAGATGTTCTTGTTTTCCTTTAATCCTGCAACTAGCCCTATATGGTGTTGATGTACCTTCATAATAATTGACTCCAATACAACACTCACCTCTACTAGCATTACTTTTTTCTAAAAAATTATTCACTTCTTGTGGTACTAAACGACATGTTTCTGGTGAATAGATTTTATTACCTTTAATAAGCCAATCTTTGTCCAGTTGGTAATTTAAATCAGAACCAAACATGAGTAAGTAATCATGAGCGAAGTTTTGAAAACACAACCATCTTTCACAAACAGTACAATCTTTATAAGTAAGTTGTTTTTTCTGTGTAAATTCTGAATAACATCTTCGTAACATAGCAAGCCAACAATTATAAATTCTTAGATGCGACGTACAAGAATAATTTCCAATTCCAATAAATCCAATTCCATAAAATTTAAGACTTGGGTATTTAACATAACCATTTCTTAAAGCACCAGCTTCACAAGTCGTTTCAGCCCCATCTTCAAATCTGACTCTTACATTGTGAGCATTTATATACTCTATAACAATGCAAGAGCCAGATTTGTTTGTTTTAAAGGCGTCACCAACTTTAATAGAAGGTAAAAGCATTAGGCATCTTCTTCTAGTTCTACTTCTGAGTGTGTCAATTTCTCTTCTTGTATTATGTCAAAAGTATCTCTGTCGTAATCACGGATTAATGATCTCTTACCATAAAAGATACTAGATATGAGACTGTCAGTTGATAATAACGAAGATGCTGTTTTGGATTCGTGTGTGGAGTAAGCTGTCAATATATTGTACAACGTCCATAAGTCACAAGGGAACAGATTTGGATCCAATAACGTTTCAAGTGTTTTGTCTGAAAACTTTTTCTCAAAGAGTTGGAGTGCTTCGTCGTAAGTGATTATGATTTCCCTCCAAGACATCCAAAGGTCATAAAGATATTTACTATCTTCTATTATTCTAGCTACCTTACCCTGTAGTGATGTTGGATTGAACCCTTCGTCAAGAAGCTGGCGGGAATTGAATCCAGCCACAGCCTGGCCGACTACAGCACCATTACTGCAAACTTGTCTGAACACACCTAACTGCAATTTAAATCCACTAGCATGAGCATAACTATTGTTGAGAAGTAAGTGAATTTTATTAGTGTCACCATTTCCTAAATCCACTTCAGGGAATTGGTCAAGTGATATTTTAGCCCGTATAATAGCTCCTGATTTTATAGACGTCACTTCAATCTGTGGTTCAGCTCCAAACATCAAGTTTACACAATCACTTACAGTCTGCAACGCAGACTCGTGCCTAATCAGGAAGGATTTTGAACTGTGTATACCAAATAATAAGTCATGTTCTGAACTCAGAATTACCTTTTTCTCATCGTATTCGTGGTGTTGTGCTAGTTCGGGGAATGCTTGTATATAAGGCAAGAATTCAACTTCACGCCTCCACAAATTGTTATTTTCAAGAATATTCATAATAAAGATCTCTTTTTATTTTATTGGTTTTAAACGAGCTTGTATTATACAAAATATTAACTAAATTAACAAGATGCTCTTTGACGTTTTTTAAAAATATATTCAGGTTGGTTCTGTACCTTTTTTACATTAGCTTTACTTAAAAAGGTAGTTAAAGGCAGAAGATACAGATCTAAATAAAGAATATGGATTTCAACATCGTGGTGTAATTCAAAAATATCTATTCCATTTTTAGATAAACCTACTAAAATAGGTTTATTATTTTGACGGGCTATATATAAAGGGAGTTTATTATAGAACTCACATTCTTTTAAAAGTTTATTCCAGTGCTCAATTATTCCACTCTTGCTTGTTCTAAAAATTAAACTTTCTAAATTTAGATTTTGATAATGCTTCACTTCTATGTAAAACATATTGGTGAACTTATTACCTTCAAATGCGGCTGAAACAATATCTCCAGCTTGGCTGACAAAATTTTTACCTGTGTAAGATAGAACAGTGGCTCTACCGCCTGAATTTTGAGAACGAATCAGCACATCTTCACGTTTACCATTGGTTATCCAAAGTGATAGTTTTCGTGCAATTAGATTTTCCATCTGATTGCCCTTTTGTTTACTACCCCCTGAGCGCATGGTTCTTTAATACTTAGATGATTTTGGAAGGAAAGATTTTTCAATGTCTTGCCACAGGGTTACTATAGCAGAATTTAAAACAGTTCTAAGTTTTTTTGCTTCTTCTTTATCTTCCATTATTTTTTTGATACTTTTCAATTGAGCTGGAGTCAGTTTATCAGTGTCATTAATTCCAATACCTAATTTTGCTGATACAGTATGTAATTCTTTACATGTTTCTAGAAAAGTTATTCCAGCTTCTATATCGTCAACTCCATAGCCAAAATATACGGGATATTCGCAGGTACGAAAGGGTAGACCTATTTTATTTTTTTTACAATTGGCTTTTACCATGATACCTATAACACGATCTATACCTTTTATGGTCTTTTTTAATTTTTTTATCTCGGCTAACCATAGAATGTGTGTAGCATAAAAATCCATAGCTTTACCACCTGAACGTGTATATTTTTCACCAAAAGTCACACCTATGTTTTCTCTAACTTGAGATATTATCATTAAGTGAATAGTGCTTTTTTCAAGTGGTTTAATTAAACGTCTAAACATTTCAGACATTTTCTTTTGTTTACCCATAGCGTATGTACCTTTATCAATTTCACGTTCTTTTTCAGAACGATCTGATAGAGCATCAAGTGAATCTACAATAAAAAGAGTAGGCACTTTTACTTTTAAAGTAATATCCATCAGATATTCGTGTAGAAATTCTACAGTATTATCTCCTTCACAATCTATAAAAGTTATGGAATCTACGGGCATACCGATAGCCTCAGCATAACCAAGATCAAAAGCTGCTTCTGCTTCTAAATAATACACTTGTCCATTAGAGTATTTATTTAAAAAATTAACACAAGCTTCTATAGCCAACAGAGTTTTTGAGCTAGATTTATCTCCAACAATATTAGACATTCGTCCTAATACCCAACCACCACCTAGAACACAATCTAATAACTGACAACCACTAGAAAACATTTCAATGCCTTCTTTATTAACTGTTGCAAAGTAATTAGATTTTTCTGGTAGAGTTATTGCAATAGTTGGTCTTGTTTTTTTAATTTCCTCAGACATAAATAATTCCTAAGATAGGAAAAAGGGGCCTTTATTAGACCCCTTTGTGCGTATTTTATTTGTTGCGGTTACGGAGTCCTGCTAATCTGGAAGATGTTGATGGAGGTTTTGGTTTTTCTTCCTCTTCCTCTTCCTCTTCTTCTTGTTCTGGTTCAGGTTCCTTTATTACTGGTTTTTCAGGTTTAGCTCTTCCAGTTTTAGGTTTAAACATTTTTTTGAGTTCATCTGCAATATCAATAACCAAGTCATCCAGAGTTTCGTATTCACTGGGATCTATTTCAGAACCCATAGTTTCTATTACTTCTATTAATTCATTTTCATCCATGTTTTGTAAATCTTTTTCAGTTAAAGATTCAAGATCAATTTTTTTAGCTTTCTTTTTCTCAGGAATTTCATTAGTTTTAACTCCACTGGCAGGAGCTCCACTAAAAACAGCGGTCAGATAATCATAATCGTAGAAGATTAAATTTTCAGGTAATGAATTTTTACCGCTGATTTTGCTCCATATTTCTTCTTCAAAATCTTCAATTGCAGAAGGTCGTCTAGCAACTTTAATTGCATATTTGGTAGTCAATGAAGTTCCTTCTCTGACAACATCCAAATCATAACCTTCTTCAGGACAATCTACGGGTAATACTTCTCGTGTATCATCATCAACGGCTTGCATCATAATAGTTTTATCTAATGATGCGGGCATTGACCAAGCTTTTAAAACAGGTTTGGATTTGCCTTCCCGAACTAAAATATAGACCAGTACACGGCTAGCAGGTTTTAATGTTTTAGCATAATCAGGATCGTCAACAGCTACACGTTGTCTTTCCTCACAGATTGGGCAACGTAATTTGGTTTCTCCAGTATGAGGATTAACTGTATTGAAAGGACAGATGTAGGCATCATTATTTGGCCCTACTTGATAGTGGACGAAAATTCGGTAGCCATAATGATCTGCATTTTCCCAACCTGGAGGTAAAATTCTTACACGATTTGTTCCTTCCGCTGGTTTGAATAAGGGTATGCTTGCAGTTAGATAACCGTCACGAATACCACTGTCTGCTTCACTGATCTGTGATTTGGTTTCTTCGTAGGTACGTTTTCTGTATGTAAATTTAGCCATTGTAATTACCTTCTATTGTTTAGATTTAATTGATTATGTGTCGGTATGCGTTTTGGATTGCGTTTGACAGTTTATATACTATATTCTTTTTATTTTCTCCTATTAGTTAAAAATTATTCTGCTTTTCTACGGGTGCGGAGTTTGGATTTGTTTTTTTCATATTCTAGATCTGAAACTTTGTTTTCAGCAGTTTTTATGTTAGTAGATGTATAATATCCAGCTATAAAAAGATTACACAATTCTTTTAATAAAAAGCCTTTAGATTGAAACCCCTCTTTTAGTGCAGACCATTCATCTGCTTCTTTTTTAGTATCAAGGTAGTATTTTTGGGCTAAAATATATTTCTCATCACTTTTGACCAATTGATCTATTAAAGCTTCAGTCATCTTAATGGCTTTATCTTTTAAACATTCTTGTCTAATAGATAAAGATACTTCAGAATAAGATCGTTCAAGGTCATATTTTGCTGATTCCTTGTAATTTGATTTTATAGCGGATATTTGAGCTACCTGAAAGAACAGCTCAGCTTGCTGAGATACCTCGGTATTGAGATCATTTTCATTAATAATTAATCTTTCTCTAAAAATTTCTAATTCTGCATTAGTTATCTTCATAATAATAATTTTCCTAAAGCGAGTAAAAGTGGAGCCATTTTTTCAGATTGTCTAAATGGTTCAGAAAAAGCTTCAACTATTGCAAGGACTTCTTCAGCTTGTTTTTGAGTCTTAGTTGATAAAAGGACTTTACTCATGTATGCTAAGATTACTAAACGAATTGATTCTGGATTATTTTCTGTTAGTTTTTTTATTATTTGAAGTACATCAATGTAACTGATTCCTTTTAATAAAGCTCTACACAGCTCGATAGTCTCCCCTTCTTCTGTATCAGGTTCTTGTAATACTAATCTAATTTCACTTATTTCAGTAAGACCACGACATTTTGAAAGCATTGTTAATGCTCTACGAGGTGATCCATAACAGGAATTAGCAATAACAGATAAACCTTTTTCAGGTATATCAAGTTTTTCTTCTGAGTTTACAAGATCTATTAAATCAAAAATATCGTCTGCACTTACATCTGCTAAAGCATAAACATGACATCGTGTTTTAATATTATCAGGAACTTTATCTGATTCAGTTGTACAAAACATAAAGTAAACATGCTTTGGCGGTTCTTCAATTATCTTTAGTAATGATGCCCATGCAGGTTTGCTACAGAAATGGACTTCATCAAGTATAATTACTTTTACGGGGCTTATGCCAAAGGCCGAATATTGAAGGTTCTCTTGTAAACTTCGCATAAAGTCTATGCCATTGTTTGAAGCGGCATCAATTTCTAAGATATTAGCAGCATCCGCACCCAATTTATGAGCAACAATACGTGCAAGGCTGGTTTTGCCGACTCCAGTACCTCCAACAAAAAGTAGAGCATGAGGCCATGCTTTTTTTCTTTCCAATTCTTTGAGTGATTTTATAACATGATCCTGACCAATCACTTCGTCAAGATCTTGTGGTCTATAAGCTACGTGAAAATCAAGATTCATTTTTTCTCCTCTTTTTATTCTTTATACCCGCTTTAAATCCATTCACAAATCCATGTAAATAATTTAGTAATTCTTCTTCATCTTTATTGAGATGATTTATTCCATCTCTTAGCGAGTCTTCAGTCTTTTCATGTAGAGCTTCAAGTGCTTTGATGACATTAAGTGTCTCATTCATAAAGATGGTATTATGGTTATTTTTGAAGCTATATTATACAAAATATAAAGTAATAATGCAAGGCTATTTTTTTATAAATATTCACGATAAAAATCGTAATTTTCGTGTAATTTAGTAGGTACAGAACAAAACTCAGTAGAAGTAAAAACATCAATCTGCTCCTGTTCATACCAATTTTTTCCATAACTCATTTCGCAAGTTAAAGGTATATTTAACCATGGGTAGGAAGAAGTATCTAGCATTAACTCTGCAACCAATAAACATGATTCTTCTAATTTAGAATCTTCAACATAGCATGTTAAATCATCATGGATCATCATAACTATTTCTAGTCCAGAATCACACAATTTATTCATAGCATTAACACAAAGTCTAGCAGCTAGACTTTGTATTGGAGTGTTAATTATTTCATTGAATGATAGAGGCCCATGTCTACGATGACCTAACATACTTTCAACATAACCATATTTTTTATAAAATCCAACTAACCAGTTCTGCCATTTTTTTATACCATGAAAAACTTCCCAAAATTCTTCATTAATAGGTATTAAAATATCTATAGGTATATTTAAACCTTTAGCAATATTATAAACAGATGCTCCATAAAATTGTGGGAAAGTCCATTGGTTTTTAATTTCGTTACGAAACTTCTTAATGGCTTTGGGATCATTTAAAAATTCTATACCTCCTACTGCTTGTGGATATGCTTTGGCAATTTTTTTGCACCATTCTAAATGCACATCATAATCTTCCCAAACCATTTTACAAAAGACAGGATCTTGGGATGCTACAGCAATAAGACGTGCTTCAATTTGACCATAATCTGCACAGACCATCCAATGCTCTTCTGGTGCTTTTATGATACGTCTAATTTCTTTACCTTTACGATTTGGGAAGTTTTGGAGATTTGGGTTTTGAGAAGAAATCCGACCTGTACTAGTAAATAGATGACTAAATTGAGTATGAATCTTTTTATCTATAGTGTCACTGTGCTTAAAAATAGGATCAATATAAGTGCCTTTCTTTTTAGTTAATGTTCTATTTTCAAGTAACAGTTTTCCAATTGGATGTGTTATTCTTGCTAAGACGGATTCATCTGCTGACTCTTTTCCTATAAAGAATGATTTATCAAGATTACAGAAATTTTTAATAAAGACTAATACTTGGGCGGGAGAATCATAGTTAAATACTTTATATCTAGTTTCGTACTTCTTAACGTCAGGCAGTTCTTTTATTTGATTATGAATCTTATCTAATTTTTCACTAAGATCATTAAAGATTTCTAAAGTGGCTTCTTCATCAGGAACAACTCCGTTAATTTGTGTAAGTACTAGAGTAGCACTTGATCTTTTTAGATCATTGTAAGGTTTTAACATTCCTATTTCTTTTAGAATCTCAAGCTGTTTTTTATATAGCGAGTAAGTCCATTTAACATCTAGACCATTATAAGGAAGTATTTGTTTTAAAGAGTGTTTTTCTAAATCAGTTCTATCTAAATTTGATATAATCTTTAAATTGAATCCAAAGTATTGTCTTATCAAAAAATCTAATGAATGAGTCCGCATCAACTCATTGATGCAGTAAGCCTGTGCCTGAGAACATTCCCATTTGTTCCAATCTTTTAATATCTCCTTACCGAAAATTACTCCAAGCCACTCTTGCTCGAACTTACTATTATGGGCCACTAGTTTTTTAACATTTAAGAAAAACTCTTTAAGACGGTTATGTAAAGATTTAAATTGCTTGCTATTCCAAGTTCCTTCTCTGTACTGATAAGGGAATGCAACGGTATGTTCAAATGTCCCAATAGATATGGAAAGTATTCTTGAATCCGGTTGGTAAGGACTCAATTGATTCGTTTCAATATCTAACGAAACTATATCTAGCTTTTCAAAATTATCTAGCCACTTAAACACGGTTTTAAGATTTTCATCTGTGGGAAGTTCAACCCATTCAATACCCAAAGTTAATTCTGATTTTTTAGGTATCCATGGAGGATTGTAAGAATTTAAAAAATTATCTAATTCATCAATATGACTTTGAAAATATCCATCCCATTCACTTGTTTGGGTGTATGAACTACCATCTTTCTTTCTTCTTTCCCTATGCTTGCTCATTATAAAAGCTGGATCATGGATTGGATATAGCCAACATCCATATGTGTCTATTTTTACAGGAATAAACTTACCGGCATATAATCTTTCTCCACCTTCTAATCCAAACCAAACTAAGGCAGAAGTCCCTACAGCTATAATTATTTTAGGTCTGGATTCAAGAATATCTTTCTCTATTCGTAATCTACAACATGTTAGTTCTAATTCGTTTTCATCTTTCTTAGAATAGCAATTGAGTATAGAATTAAAACGCGATCTATCAAAAACATCTTGTGTTAGTTTTTCTAGAAGAAACTCTATTGAATCTCCTTCTAAGTAGGATCCTATTTCATCTTGAATCCGTGTCATCTTAGGAAGTAAAAAATAAAAATCTGGATTTTTCACACCTTCAGCATCTAGTTTAGGAGACTTTAATTTAGCTCTATTCAGAGGACAAATTTTACATCCAAGTGCTCTAGCAGAATGGATCGGCATCTTTTTCGAGATGGTTTTGTTGTTTTTGGTATCATCAAAAAAAAAGGACACTTTAATCTCCGATATCAACGGTGCGATTCATTAGAGCTATATAAGCTCTTGGATCTATAGTATCTTTATAAACATTGGCTAGTCTTTTAAATTCAGCCTCTTTAGCTACTTTATAAACTTGTCTAGCTTCTTTTTCTGTTTTATAAGATCCAAGACGTTTTAATCTTCCTTCAATATGACATCTAGCCACATACGGATTTGGCTTACCTTCAACATAAGTAACTCCGAGGATACGTTCACCTCTACTAGAATCACCTTTTTCTAAAACATAATTTATTTGTGGTGGAACTAAACAACATGTTTCCGGTGAATATATCTTATTTCCTTTAATAAGCCAATCTTTGTCCAGTTGGTAATTTAAATCTGAACCCACCATTTGTAAATAATCATGGCAAAAGTTTTGAAAATTAAACCATCTTTCATCTACAGTACAACCACGATAAGTAGGCCGTTTTAATTGAGCAGCTTCGTGATAACATCTTTTTAACATATAAATCCAACAATAATAAATTCTTGGATGTGATGTACAAGAATACTCCCCAATACCAATAAATCCAATACCAAAAAATTTAAGTTTTGGGTTTTTAACTCTACCATTTCTTAACTGACCCGCTTGACAAATTTTTTCAGTTCCATCTTCAAATCTGACTCTTACGTTAATAGCAGAATTATACTTTATAACAGTACAAAAACCAGATGTATTCGTTTCAAACCTATCTCCAACTTTAATCATATTTTATTCCTTAATTAAAAAGCCTTGGTTGAGATCAAGTGCAAGAAATTACCATTGCAACTCTTGCAGGCTATAATGCCACTTGTGTAGCTGATACAGATGTGGGTCATTTTAGGTAAAACTCTATTCAATATTTCTGGATCAACTTGGAAACGGCCTGATTCAAGTAGAGTTGCAACTTCAAAGCTATCATCACTCCTTCCTGATTTAGAAAGTGTGTCGAAGAATATGGTTTTATCTTTGCTTTCAATCTTGGTTATCATTTTGTCTTCAGGGGATACCAAAATACAAGCTCTGCTTATGATATTTTCTAATTCTTTTGTTACTTCTATAAAAGAAGTAAACTTATTTTCTAAGGTACCTATCAAGTTTACAAAGTCTGTCTTAGTATCAACGTCTATTAAACGGGTAAATATAGTCGTATTTTCATCTATTTCTGCTATTAAGAATAAATTATCTTCATCTTCTGACACATAAAGATCTATATATTCTATATCCTCATTATCTGTTGGTTTAGCTTTTATCAATCTAATAAGTTGTTCACAAAAAGTGCTTGGAATAATTACATCTATAACAATGTTATCCATGATATTGGGAGATTCGTACTTATATCTGCTGACAGTAATTCCATCAATTGAATAAAACTCTAATTTTCCTTCGTCAATAATTAGCCTTACCCCGCTCTTTTCAGGAGAAGATAAATCTTGAGAAATACTTACCAGACAACTAGCTAGACCATCTATAACATCTAGTGGTAAAGATATTTTTTGACATGATATTATGTCTGGCATAGTGAAAATGAAATCCTCTTTAGGTAAGGTAGGGAAACTCATTTTTGTTCTACCACTCTTAAAGATAATTTCATCCATCTTTTTAACTATTTCAACATCATTGCCTGAAATAGAATTCAGCATCTTTATAAGCAGAGCAGCGGGTATAGCACATTCTATATTATTTTTGTATTTTACTTCTATAGCCTGTAAATCATTGTAGGCTGTCACTTTAGTAGAATCAAAACAAAAATGGGTTAAGATCGGGGCAAATGATCTAGTCATGATAAAGGGATAAGCTTTATCTAAAAGATTTGATAATTCATTTTTATTCACTAGCATCTTTATTTTCCTTTAATTTTGGGTAAGATAATTTTATAATTTATTGAACCTAACAACTCTGTTATATTTTCGGTTACTAATAAATTAATTTCATCTGTTGAAAGATTAATTGGGACTTTTAATTCCAAATCCAGTAATTTAATAATAGGTGAGACTTTTATTAATTTTGTTTCAGGTAATTGTTCAGTAGTTACTGTTATGGATAGTTCTTCTTCTGATTCCACTACAACAGTACTGGATTCATTAATGATTCTTGTTTGTTGTCTTTTTACCAGTTTGATTTCTTGTTTAACAGGAGTTATTTTTTCAACTTTAGTCTTTTTAAATATGGGATCTGAAGTAATTGATTGTTCTAGTTCCTTTAAAGTTAAATCTGTTAAATGAACTCTATTTTTCAATACATGTTGGTAATTATTTTCAGAACTTTTTTGTATTATTATTAACTTTTTCTTAGCTAATACCATTTCAGGTAAAAAATCTTTATTAAATTTGTCTTCAATAAAATAATCATTAATGGCTAAACAAGCAGAGGCATAATTATCGTAAGAATAAGATAAAAGAAATTTTAGATTGTCTTCTCTTTCAAAAATTCTATCAATAACAGTATAGATTCCAGGAACAGTATTTGAAGATGACGAAGCAGTACCTGCTAAATAAATATTCCCACCTTGTTCATAATTAAAATTATCTTTATAGTGATTTTTTAATTCTTTTTCTGCATTAATGTAAAATAAGGCATTAACAGTATCGCGTTCTAAATATCCAACATTTTTTTCAGCAGACAATTTTTCTATAGATGAATTTAAAGATGAGATATATGAATCAATTATTTTTCTATTGGATGGAGTTAAACCATAATAATGACTTGGACTAATAACACGACCTGCTGTCACTGCTATGCTTTTTATTCTATGAGGAAAATAATCGTATTTAACGACTTCATTATTCTTAATTACAAAATTTGGTATTTGAATATGGCCTAGTCTAGCTCCAAATCCCCAAGTACTGGAATCACAACTATAAAATGGATATAGTTTTAATATATCAAGAGCAGTTGCAGCAAATCCATGAATCTTTACACGAGGTGATCCATCAGGAAGTTGAATATACTGCTCAAATACTCTTTTAATCCATCCCTCATACGGAGCAGCGTAAGGTCCTTTATTGACACCCGCTACGCCTATGTATTCATAGGCATCTATCATTTTAGATAACCATTTGAAATCTTCAAATAAATGAAATGCAGGAATAGGATATAATCCATTTGATTCCATGTATTTAAGTATGTCCCAACTGTATCCAGGATGACCAATCACATCTAAAGTCACATAGAATGTAAGATTTTTAGATGCATGTAAGTATCCAATATACTTGTCAAGCATCGTTTTAAAAAATCTTGTTCTGATTATATTGTAATTTAGATTTGTATTACTTCTGAAGGATTTATCTTCGTAGTGCTGAATATAACGAGCAAAAACTGTATGTGCTCCACTATCGAGTGATAACCATAACTCTTTATCTTTCATCTATTATCCATTTAAATTTTGCTGTTTAAGCCGTGTTTTTATACAGTGCTATGGTGGTATTACCGCCACCATTTTCTAATCGTCAGCACGTTGTTTTAGTTGAATTTTTACAGGTTTTATCGTGTACTTCATAATTCATTAAAACAATATAAACTCTTGAATCAAGATTCTTTTTATACATACGAGTTACTCTTTTTATTTCAGCTTCTTTAGCATTTTTATAAGCTAAAAATGCCAATTCAATTGTTGGAAAATGACCTAATGATTTATTCTTTTTATTAATGTAACAAAGAGCCCTATAAGGGCTCTTTGTTCTATTTGACCAAGATACTCCAATTGGAAGATTATTATTTTTACTCTTATAACATGTCATAATGCAGTTCAGTTCTTGGGGCAGTAATACACACGTATCTTTACTATAGATTTTATTATCTTTAATAAGAATATCTTTGTCAAGTTGCCAATTTAAATTAGAACCATTCATAGCTAGATAATCATGACAAAAATTTTGAAAATTATGCCATCTTTCATCTACTGTACAACCAATGTAACTCTGTTGTTTATCTTGAACCTTTTTAACATAACATCTAAAGAGCATTGTACTCCAAGTAAAATAGATTCGTCTATGAGACACCGACGAATATTGGCCTTCTCCAAGAATACCTACACCATGTGCTGCCATATTTATTCGTAATTCCTTACACAGATTCCTCTTGCATGAAACGGCACTTTATACTCTGTTAGGTTCTGGTAACGGACTGTCAAATATTTACCTATTAAGTTCTCTTTGTCTTTAAACCATCTTGTTCTTGTAGCAGCATCGCCTTTTGGCCTCACATTAAATTCAGCACCTAACTTTGTGGCACACGTAAAAATGATTTGATTTTCTTCTTTACCTACACCACAGTATCCACCTGTGATAATAAATTCTTCTTCAAAGTAATCCTTTAATTTTAACAAATCATAAGATCGATAATCTACTTTGTATAAACCATCTTTGTTGCGTAACATACTACCTTCATACCCTTGTTCTACTGCTTGGATATGAAATTCTTGAATTTCATCATAGCTATTTACTTTTATAGTCTCAACTAGATGTATATTTTCAGTAGAGCTACCAAACCATTTATTTAGCTCCTCAAATCTTTCATAATAAGGAACATCGAGTCTCACAAAATCATAGATATGAAATTGTATAGGATTATCTGATATGTTTTCACGAGATGTTAAAACTCTTTTAATCCTACTTACTATTTGATTCAGTGGTAAGTTTGGATTATATAATTCTCCATCAAGTATTGTTCCGACAGGGCATTTTTCAAGTATCTGTTTGCTAAAAATATCTAAGGTAGTAAAAGGTTTGTTTTTTCGTGAAGTAAATTTAACTGTGTTATTAGGCATAACTTCTGCTAAACATCTAACCCCATCCAGCTTTCGTTGTACGTATGCGGGGTATTTAAGTCTATCAGGGTGTTTAAGATATGACTGTGCCAGCATTGGTAGTATTATCTTATTTTCATTACAATCCTGTAAATCTTTTCGATAACCTTCATCTCGTTTTTTTTCAGCAGTCGAATCTAATTCAGACCATGCCTGCATAAGTGGAGAAGTTTCATTGCTCTTACCAATATTTTTACCTGATCTAATATGTTTGACAGCTTGTTGTTTCTTACCGTCAATATATCCATGTTCTACTACAATGTCAGCACTTTTATCATCTTGACTTTCAATCCATCCTGACCAGACTTTAATTTTGCCTGTTGATGACTTCCCAAATAGAGTTATTTTATTGCTTATTGTAATCATTGCCACTCCTTTTATATTGCTTTAAAAACATATTATACATAAACTATACAGTCAAGTCAAGAGTTATAACTTGTTAATTAATCATTAAATTCTACTACACGATTCATTAAAGCAACATATACTCTTGATTCTAATAAATTTTTGTAAAAATTAGCCAGTCTTTTAAATTCAGTTTCTTTAGCTACTTTATAAGTTAGATATGCTTCTTGTTCTGTTTTGTAAGAACCAAGATATTTATATTTTCCTTTAATACTACATTGAGCTATATATGGATTTATATAACGTTCATCATAAGTAACTCCAATACGAAATTCACCTCTATTAGCATTACATTTTTCTAAAACATTATTTATCTCTTGTGGTACTAAACAACATGTTTCTGGTGAATAGATTTTATTACCTTTAAATAATATATCTTTATCCAATTGCCAATTTAAATCTGAAATCATCATTAGTAAATAATCGTGACAAAAATTTTGAAAGTTCCACCATCTTTCACAAACAATACATCCAATATAAGATTGTTGTCTTGATTGAGTTTCTAAATCATAACACCTTCGTAACATTTGAAACCAAACCATATAAATTCTTGGATGTGATGTACGAGAATAATTTCCTACGCCAATATAACCAATTCCAGAAATACTAGGATGATTTGGATTTTTAACATGACCTCCTCTTAAATTACTTGCTTGACAAATTATTTCAAATCCATTTTCAAATCTAACTTTCACATTTCTTGAATCTATAAATTCTATAACAGTACAAGATCCATAATTATCCGTTTTAAAAACATCTCCAATTTTAATCATTTTTTAGTTTCTCTGAAGTGTTGATTATATTAACCCATTCTTTTATAACACGCATTTTACTGTGGGGTGTCAAAACTGAATCAAAATGTAGACGAAATCGATCTATCTCATATTTCGTTACTTCGTTTAGACGAAAAATTCTTAAGACAGTCTCTTTTAACTCGAAAGGAGACGAATTCTTATTTCCATAAATAGATAGATTGTAACGAGGCATTTCTTATTTTAAAAAACCTTGTAGAACTATAGATCCATTTTCATTATCTTCTGAAACAGATACTTTATCTGCATTAAAGTGAGTTAAGATTAATTCAGCCAGTAATTCACAGCTTGTTGTACCCATATATGGTATGTTGTTTATTTTATTGGGGAAAATAGTAGTGAGAAAATCATTGACTCTATGTTTTAGTTCAATAAATTCAATATTACGATCTGAATGATAAACTGGAATTACTACTTCTATATGAAATATATGCCTGTGATAGTTTTTTAAATATTGGCATTCTTCTGTATCAAGTATATCTTTCCAACAATGAAGTCCCTCGAATGTGGTTTTACAAAATATATATCTTTTCATTCAATTTAGCCTTGTCATAGAAGAAATAATATGATGGAACATATTGGGTATAGCAGCAGCACTTTTAGTTTCCACTTGTTCTCTATTAACGTTTATTAATTCAGATAAATAATTATTATCCATTTTTTGAAAAGTATCTAATAATTTTAGAGTGTATTGTGTAGAGTAATCAGTATTAGCAGGATATCTAAACAGGTCTAAGAATATTTCAGGATATGATAATGCATCAGGAACTATGGGGATGCAACCTGCAAAAAGTGATTCAATCATACTGATTCCAAAAGTCTCTTGTTTGGCTAAAGATATACTGTATTTGCATTGGTTTAATAGAGTGTAAAACTCATCCTTAGTCTTAGTAAGATTTTGAGTAATTTTTAATTCATAGCCACGATTCTTTAATTCTTTATTAAGGAAATCTAATGAACTTTTACTTTTTTCTTTACTAAGTCTATGTGGAAAAGCTACCCAATTTTTCTTATGTTCAAGTTTTGTATTGACTAAAGATATTGAATCATAAAACGGTAAAGATGTCACTTTGATTTTTTTATTAATAGATATATAATCTTTATCATCTAATTGTGTTCTCACAAATTTAAGAATTAAATTTTTATGGAACTCCGTTGCTACGAAAATGGTATTTGAAATTAAAAGCCAACCTGTTTCAAAATTTTTTGACCAATTTTGGACACATTTTTGATAAGTTAAATCCCACTCGTCCCAAGTTCCAGCGTGCAATATGCCAAATATTTTTATTGATATTTCTAACATGGATTCAATATATTTTAATTGCTCTATACCAGGATTCCACAAGTCGTGAAAAAACACTCCAAACTCAGTTTCACCCTCATAGTGGTGATGTTTAATAATTTTTATTATTTCACACATCTGGGATGTTTTCCAAATGCCTGTATTTAATGGATTTAAAAAATGATGATTATCTATTGTATTTGAATCAAGTTTACTTCCATAAACAGTTATATAAGTTATGCCATTTTTATCACCTGAAAGTATTTTATTTAGATAAGATCTAATCCATTCATCCCATTGTTTGCTATAACGGTTTTCTATCGGTTCGATTGGAGCATTGATTAAAAACATTGTTTTATTCCTTATTATAAACATTTAGTATTTGAGTAGGCCAGTTTTGTATCTCTTTTTTTAATGATTCTTTACCCGTGTCCCCACTCATGTAGAAATCGAAAAGGCGACATTGTTCTGAAATAATTTTCATATTTTCAGCTAATAATTCTATACCTTTTATTATTTCAATGTCTTCGTGTGTAATATCATAATCTATTATTCCTTTTACTGAATTATGTATATCTGATAACATTTCATCTGCTAAATTGCTGATCTGATAATGCACGTAATTGTAGTGTCCTCCACTCATTTTGTTTCTCCTATCTTATTGAGTCAAAAAATTCTGTTCGAGAAACTAGGTTCTCAAAACAACCAAGGTATGCAGTTGTAGATATAGTGCTGTTATGAGTTTTTACTCCCCTAATTTTCATACAAAGATGCTGTCCTGTAATATGCACTATACAGCCTTTTGATTTAAGACTTCTATCAAGAGTTTTAACAATATCTGTTGTTAATTGCTCTTGAAGAATTGGTCTAGCTGCTAGTAATTCAATAACTCGTGGTATTTTACTTAATCCAATAACTACATTATTTGGAATATACGCAAAATTTATTTTCATCTCAACTGGGAGAAAATGGTGTGGGCAAACACTCCAAACATCTAAATTCCTGAACGTTATCATTTCGTTATAATCTGCTGGAAATGTTGTATTAAGAATCTTTTCCATTTCTTTTTCAGAATCGGGACTTAATCCTCTAAATATCTCTTTGTATGATCTTGCTACTCTAGCAGGGGTTTGTGCAAAATTAGGATCATTTAAATCTAATCCTAGAGTTTCTAATATGGATTTAAAGTGTTGTTCAATATCTAATAATTGATTAGGTGTCATATTATTTCCTTAAAGTATATCCGATTATTTTACATCGGATATACTTTAGTTATTTATTACTCTGTTACTTGTTCTTTTTCCTGTTCTTTTAACAGTTTAGCTGCCTTACGCTCTTCATTCAATTTTTGTAATGGAGAAGTAGCACGTTTTATTTCTGTTTTTATATCCTCATTAAAGAAACAATGAAAACCAGCAGTATCAATGAACGCAGAAACTATTGTTTCCAATTCTTCTTCTGATTTGGAATCTATTTTTATTAGTATATAATCATCTGGTATGGGGTGTTTTGGTCCTTGTATTTTTTCTTGTTCTTCTATCTCTTTTTCTTCTTGCAAAACTTCGTTGTGGTCTTTAACATCGTTTTTTCCAGTAGCCTTGTCAACATGCTTTTTCAATTCAGCTACAGACCACTTTTTATCCACTGCTTTTTGAGCCATAGCAAGTTGTTCTTCTTTGGGTAATGATAAAATATTTAAACCATGCCAATATTCCAATTCTTTCTTAGTAATCATTGTTTGGATAGCACTTTCAAGCTTTATAAGTCTCAAAGCATTAGCCACATGGGGTCGTGACTTACCAATTTGTTTGGCGAGTGTTTCTTGAGTAAACTTGCCTTTTTCCATAAGACTTCTCAAGGCGTATGCTTCTTCTATGGGCGATAAATCAGTCCGTTGTAAGTTTTCAATCAAAGCTAGTAACGAAGATTCATTTTCAGTATGAACAGATATGATTGCTTTAATGCGTTTTTTATCCAATAAAATATGTGCCCGCCAGCGACGTTCACCAGCAATCAGTTCATATTCTTCTCCATCTTCAGCCGGTTCTTCTAACAAACGAACTGCTATGGGTTGAATCATGCCATTAACATCAATGGATTCAGCCAGCTCTTCTAACTCTTTTTGGTTAAAATCCTTTCGGGGTTGGTTCCGATTAGGGACGATGTTTGAAACTTCTACGAATTTCAATTCGTCAGTCAGAGTTTCAGTGACGGTTTTTCTTTTTAAAGCACTCATAATATTCTCCAATTGATAAGATTAATATGTTTTATAAATTACAAATAAATAAAATCATGGCTTATTATATACAAACTAAAACCGCTTGTAAAGTGTTTTATAAAACTTTTTTAGGGGAACAAGACCCCGTTTTAAACGGAGTCTTATCTTAAGATATGCACTTTAGAGTGCATTGAGATTATTTTTTAGTAATAGAAAAGACTTCACCAGCTGCATTGACAATTTGGCCTTTTTTGACAGCAGCTTCAAGTATACGGAGACTGTTATACCAGATGATATGAGCAGAAGATCTTTTTGCAACTACGTTAAGTTTTTCTAATTCATCCATTAGACAATCGAGAGTTAAATCAAAATGGTCAAGAATAATTTCCCGCATAATGCCACTGTTGCTGGGTGCTGAAACTTTAGGAGTTTTAGGAGTTTTAGGTTCTTTTGCAGTTTTAGGAACTTTAGGTTCTTTTGCAGCTTTAACAGGTTTTGGTTCTTTTTCAGTTTTTTCTTTGATTGAACGGATTCTGGCAGGTTTTGCAACAATTGGAGTGTAAGCAGCAATAACTTCATCTAGACCATCCAGTTCAGGTGGTACCCAATCATCATTATCAATATTATTCTCGAATCCATCTGCAAAAAGTATGTACCAATCTTGAGCTTCAGGATCTAACGCGTCCCAATCTTCTTCTGGAGCTTTTGACAGCAAGAGAGCAACTTCTTTTAAGTATTCAAGTTTATCTTCGCCTGCATAAGGCTTTTTTAAAAATTCTTCTATCTTATCATATACTGACATAATTATTTTCCTCTTATTAAAAGTTATTAGATTTTTAATTAAAAATCTTAATTAAAATGAGCGTGAATTGTAGTTCAAAAATCTTATAAAGTAAAGAGTTGATTTAAATTAATTTTACAGTTTAGTAAATGGATAATTCCCCTTAATTTCAGCATTTAAAAATTTGCCTTTTGAATCGGCATCTAAAAAGTCTTCAAAAATTTTTAATGGCACATGATTATACATATACTCGGAGCCATTTTTAAATTCAACAGTTAACTCCTTGCTTTCTTCATTGTAAGACAGACTTGCAATATTACTGGATGATACCTCAATTTTTTTCATATATTACTCCTATGTTAATAATGTGTTTTAAGCGTGTTTAAATTTCAACGGTTATCAGTGCATAGCTATGTTTAAAACTAAGCTTAAAACGCATTTTTAGTGGTTATTTAACGGGATTTTCAGTCATCAATATCGACTACGCGATTCATTAGTATTGTATATATTTCAGGATCTAAATCATCTTTAAATAAATTACCTAACCTTTTAAATTCAGCTTCTTTAGCTGCTTTATAGGCTAGCCTAGCTTCTTCTTCTGTTTTGTAACTACCAAGGTACTTTAATTTTCCTTCAACGTTACAAGCAGCTTTGTATGGATTTGTTTTACTACCAGAAGGAGAAACTCCAATACGAAATTCACCTCTACTAGCATCACTTTTTTCTAAAACAGTGTTTATCTGAGGTGGAACTAAGCAACAAGTTTCTGGTGAATATAGCTTGTTTCCTTTAATACGAAGATCTTTGTCTATTTGCCAAAATAAAGCAGATCCAAACATTGATAAGTAATCAGGAGCAAAATTCTGAAAATTCCACCAACGTTCACATACAGTACAAGCACTATAAGTAGGCCATACACCTCTAATAGTTTCATTATAACATCTTCGTAACATCTGAATCCAACAATTATAAATTCTTGGATATAATTTACAAGAATAATTTCCAACTCCAATAAATGCAATACCATAAATAATTGGATGATTTAGATTCTTAACCTGACCATTTCTTAAAGCGCCAGCATTACAAATTTTTTCAGTCCCATCTTTAAATCTAATTTTTACATTGTTATAATCTATATATTCCATAACAGTGCAATTACCAGATTTATTTGTTTTGAATACATCACCTATTTTAATCATGCTGTCTCCTTTATTAAAGCTTTTGCCTGTGTTACTACTTTTGGTGCAAGAGTTTTACCAAGGAGTTGTATAACTTTGTCTTTGTTTTCAACTATATCTTCTAAAGTTTTTATTCCAGCAGCATCCAACTTCTTGGCTTTCACTATTCCAATTCCATCTAACGAAACTAATTCGGCTAGACCGGCTCTGACACCATGTTTTACACGGAGTGCAATAATAGTTAGTTCTTTAGAACTCTCCCAACCAAATAATCCATTCATCCACGTTAATGCTCCAATTATTCTATCAATATCAGATCGTAATTGTCGTGAGTAAATATGGATTCCTTCTTGTTCAGTTAGAACATCATATAAATCTGCAGCAATAGTACTTTTAGTTATAGATTTTGATACTAGTTGAGGAATTGTATCTAAAACAGCTTCAGAATAATTCTCAACGAATTCTATATCTTTAGCAGCTATATAACCAGCCTGCATACTTGGAGTTGTTCCAAGAGTATAGGAAATAGCCAAATCACTAGACCAGAGATTATGATTATAGATATTCATAAAATTCATATACCAATGAAAAACATCTCTTGGATAAAAATAAAGAGTAGCACTTATTTTACCTAACGAAGTAATCTTAAACACACCAGTATCTGTAAGTGTTAACATTCTTATTTTAATAAGATCAGCTAATACTTGATCTATAAACCCATCTTCTAATTTTAACTGAATAGCTGCCAATGATCTTAAAAACCAATGTCTTAGTGTTTCCCTATTCCAAACCTCACCATTGGATATTTCAGCCAGTACATGAAATCCTAAAATGTCACTGTTAATCAAAGTAGATATGATATTTCGTGGATTATTTATTTTATATTGCCATGAAGAAACATTATCACAGATAAAATAACAACGACCTATATCAGACCAACCTAAACGACCACAACGTCCAGCAGCCTGCAATATATCTAATTCATCTATTTGACTAAGACCACGTGTGTTACCTACAATAATAACATTGGTAGCACAGGTGTTGCAGTTATGTGTTAAGATTTTATTAGCAAAAAAGTTATGGTTCTTTTCTACAGATAAGTCTATATGGATATTTTCTGATTTTCGCTTCACAATAGATGTTATTTTCATAATTTTTTAATATTTTTTTAATTTCAATTTGGAATTTATTAAGAACAGCTTGTGGAGAATCTTTCCTATAATTAAAAGGAATTCTTATAACATGCCATCCTAATGATTGTAAAAATAAATCTTTTCTATTATCACTTTCTATTTTTTCAGGACTTGAGTGACATATATCTGAATCTATTTCAATAGCAATTTTAAATTCAAGAATAGCAAAATCTATACAATATCCTCTATGACATTTACCATTATTATCAGGTTCAGGATAATTAAAATCTATTTTAAAAGGTAATTTAATAATGTTTATCCAAGAAATTATTTTCTTTTCAAATTTACTAGGCTCTTGATACATACCAAGATAATGCCAAGCTGTATGTTCACGTTGAAGTTTTTTTGATTCTTCAGTATGTTTTTTCCCATAAAAATGATTATCTTTACCTGATTCATTTTCATTTTTTACACGTCTTGGGAATGTTGGAGTATTTTGATAATGGGCTTTCATTGTCTTGCTTATCTGTTGTTTTGTTTCATTTGTTTGTGCAGGTCTTAATGCAAAAGATGCTTTCATTTTTAATGAAAATTCTTCTGTTTTCCAAAGTTCTTTATTTTGTAAATTACGCTCTTTAACTTTGTCAGGATTAGCTTTGCAATAGGCTTTTGAAGTTTCTCTTTTATTATCTTTCCATTTTTGACTAACTAAAGGAGCGTTAGGATATTTAACTTTGTATTCAGTTAATTTATATCCATGCGTAAAAAATAAATGTCCATTAGTTATTTGTTTACATTGTTTACCACATTCTCTACAAGAGATTGTTTCATATGTATCATTTTCAAACATTAGCTTCACCATTAGCTTACCTTAGGATTAGCTTACATTAACATTAACTAAAATCAGTGTCAAGATTAAACAAATCTTCTTCCCCTGTAAGATTTTGTGCTTCAATTATTGAAAAAGAATTATCTTTATTTTTACAATAAAAAGGATGTTTTCTATCTACAATTATTGTTTTTCCATTTTCTAATGTAATAACAAACTCATTAATAGGTCCATATTCTAAGACATTAAGAATATTATCTTGTTCTAAATATCCTTGTTCATTCCAAGATAAAATTTCATCATTGATTTTAATATCTTTAGCTAATTTTTCTGTCCCATTAGACATAGTTACTAATGTATCTTTTGATACAGAACCCCATGCCAAACCGCTGGTGGAAATTAATACTTGTAAAGATTCTTTAGTATTTTCAGCAAAATCTTCTAAAAATTGTGTTCGGGAACTCATTTCTAAATCAGCATTATAAAATAAACAATCAATTTCTTGATCTTTAAATTTAGATTCAAGCATCCGTCCAGTATTTTTATCATGTACGAAGATTAGTGTTTTCTCATTTGGATTTTTATAATAACATTCAAGAGCTAGATTCAATTTATCTTGCTGTTGGTCAGCATATCTTAAAGATGTGTCATATTCTAATAAATTCCATTGAATAACAGTGGGTCTCCAATTATTATTTATTACTTCTGTCGGTTTACCGTTTAGTGTTGTAAGCCAAGTCTTAAATTCAGATACATTTGGCATAGTAGCAGATAGCATCAATATCTTAGCTGATGGTACTAACTTTGAAAATCGCATGATTCCTACTTCAAGTGCATGTCCTCTATTTGTAGTAAGAAGTGATGATTCGTCGGTAATTATCAGCCCAATATCAAATAACCAATCTGATTTTTCAGATTTATAATTTCGTGAACGGGAGTTATGTAACATAATTCCACCTTGTCCGCCAATCCAATTTTGTATTGGGTATGAAACATTTTTAGGTTGTATTTCAAGATCATATACAATATCTTTTCTTAAAAATTCTATACTTTTAATTTTGACAAAATGTAAATGTGGATTGAGATTGTTTCTTTGTCTTGGGTTATTTTCATTAATTCGTATATCCCATGTTAAATATTCTTTATCTTTGTATATTCTAGTATTTTTTATTACAAAACTAAATCTTCCAACTAATAGTGTTAAATTTTGAATATCTTTAGATAGTTGAAAAGATGCTGTTCTAAAAAGATGTCTATTTTTACTTGAGTTATCAAAAAACCCATCACCGCAAAGCATTCCATTTAAAAAGGATTCTATTTTAGATGCTTCCCAAGTAAAAACAAAATCAGGAATAGATTTTTCACGAGATAATCCACCAAACAAATGTCCTATGTATTGCCATAAAACTGAATTCACATGCAGTGTGTGTATTATTCCACCAATAGGTCTAATATCTGTTTTTGAAGTAATATTACCACCAAAAACTTTTTGTGCCCGTTCTAAAAATTGTAAGTTGTCATTTTTTTGCTCTATGGTTAATCTTGGGCCACGAACACAGCATCCATCAGCAACAAAAAATCCCAATGCCCATGCTAGATCATTGTCAACTTCAATTTTTGCTGGAAATTCTAATTTAGAATGATATGCTTTTACTTTTTTCATTTCATTTATATCTAATAAACCTAATCTAAATGAATTTTCAAGTAATATTAATGGGAGATAACCTCGTTTTCTCCAATCATTTATTCTTTGTGTTGTCTTACTTAGACGTTCGTTTTCATATTTTATTGATGGGACTGCGCTAATTAAATAAAAATCATTTGAAAAAAGATTTAGTATTTTATCACTTGTGAAAAATGTTCTAGTTTTATTTACTATAGGTAAATCTAATAACAGTTCAGCAAACGGAATTATAGATTTAGTTGCTAAAGTTTCAAATCCAGTACTTATAGCAACTTGATCTTTTTCTATATCAATATCTTTTAATATTTTAGGTATTAGTTTCTTTGTAGTTTTATCTAAGATAAATAAATTATGGCATTCTGTCATTTCAACAGATCTTCCTCCAATTAAAGATACTTTATAAATATCTTTTGGTTCTATTTTAATTCTTCCAGTTATTTCAGTCGGTAAGATTCCTTTTCCTTCATGGTAAGAAAATACTTCACAATCAATATTATCTTCAACTATGTTACCAATACAGTCTTTCCAAACATTGCCGTTTTTATAACAATAAAGCTCAGTTTCGTATGGATACGAGTCGGTCATTTCTGATGTACAACAAATAATATCAGCTTCGTTTAGTTCTTTAGCTTTTGTTTCTGTTAGAACAAAGTCTCCAGTTAAAATACATATTTTATAATCTTGTCCAAATGATTTAGTCCAGTCGTTAAATTTTTCAAGAGTTAATGCTTTTAATGGTGAGACATAACAAATCTTCTTTTTGTGTACTTTTAATGTTTCCCAAACAAATAATTCAGCAGATATAGTTTTTCCTGTTGATGTAGCTGTTCCTAATACTAAGTTACAATCTTGATGCCAATAACCGTGTTTTAAAATTGTGGATTGCACACGATTGAATTGCTTAAATCCATATTTAAAATGTGGAAAATAATTATTTAAATAACAATCTTCAATCTCAACTAAATCTGTCATCATTTCTTTTGATGCCAAGTCTTTTGTTGGTTTATAAACAGGTTCAATAGAACTTTGTACCGATTTAATTGTCGAATTTAAAGATCTTAAATGATGTTCTGTTTTTGTACCACAGTTAGGAAATGCAGCACAACCCATGAATTTTACACCTGTAGCTTTAACAGTTCTTTCAACGGTATAAGAACCACATTTTTTACAGAATATAATCTCATTAGATATTTTAATCAGATTATTTACTCGAAGAGTTATTCTTTCAAATACAGTAGTGTTACCCTCTGTTCGTAATACTTTAGGTTCCTGACATATAATTTTATTTGCAATAGTGTCGTATAAAATGTTACGAATGGCGTCTTCACCAATATCTCTGGTTTTGCCAGTACCATCAACAGTGGTATAGATATGTATTTCAAGTGAAGGTTTAGATTTTAAAGTGGCACAGATGACTAACTCTGTTCCTCTCTTTGGAAGTTTAAATTCCCATTTTAAAAAATCGTGTTGAGGAGTAAAAAAAGTATCTGCCCAGTTTTCAAATTGATCTTTTGTTAGAGCAACAAACATGCTTATGCCTTTTATGAATTAATTGGTATTTCATTATATAAAAACTATAATAAATAAGCTAGACTGTATTAATCATTTATTTTGTTGGAATTCTAGATTATGGAGTCGTTCACGGATTAGAGTACAATATTCTGGATTTTTTTCTATAAGAACGTAATTTCTATTTGTGAATAGACATGCTATTCCTGTTGAACCTGATCCAGCAAAAGGATCTAATACTGTGTCACCTTTTTTTGAAATCATTTTAACTAAATGCTCCATTAATTTTAAGGGTTTTACAGTAGGATGTTTATTACTTAAGATTGAATCTAGACCTAAATTTCTTTCACTCTTTACAGATTTTGTTGAGTAAAAATATCTAGATATTTCAATATTTGGAAAAATAGATAAAACTTCATCTGATTCATCATGCATTACATTTGACGGATATCTTCCTAAATCATTGGGTATCCAAGTATCTTTAGGATTTAAATAATAACTTGAAGCATGTTCTCTCCTTTTTTGTTTTGAATTATCTATTTTTACATTATCTACGTCTCCAAATCTAACATCATCTATATTAAGTGCTCCTGTTCCCCAACGAACGATGTTCTCTGTTATGGTATGATATAAAAGTGGCTTCCTAGCCAATGTTATAGGTTCAAGTGCTGGTTTTAAGCAAGAAGCAGAACCTTCCCATTCACCTTTATCATCTAATATCTTATCTATACTTTTACCTAAATTGACTCCTTTTGGAAACCCACTACCATATAGCCAAATGAGCATATCTCTTATTTCAAAACCAGCATCTTCAATACGCACAGCCATTCTATGCTGAGTTTTAGTTCCTGAAAAAGATAATAGATGTCCTCCAGGTTTAAGTACCCGTAAACATTCTTCCCATATATCTTGAGAAGGAACATCATAGTCCCATTTATTACACATAAATGAGATTCCATAAGGCGGATCTGTTATGATTGCATCAATAGAATTTGAGGCAAAATTCTGCATTTCTAACAAACAATCTCCCTGATAGACTTTGTTAGTCTTAAATCTATTTTTGTAATTAGATTTTAATTCTTCAAACTTAGACATTATTTATCTAATAAAGAGGAATTATCAGTTCTACTTATATAACTCAAATCTGAGACATAATGTTGTATTTTGTTTTTTGAATCTAATTTAAATCTAGCTTCAAAATGATAATAACCTTCTCCTTCCTTAGTTAGTTTTTGTAAGGCTTTTATGATTTTTTGTTGAAGGTTATGTTCATCAAGATTAATTAAAGAATCATCTGTTATAATTATTACCATCTATTTTTAGGATTAAGATTTTCAATTAATTTTACTAAAATATCACCATGACAGGCTTTTGGTTTACAACAACACCCTAATACTTTATCTTGTAAATTAGGTAACATTTCTCTAAGATGTTCAGCTTGTGGAGAATTAGTTATCCATTCTTCATATTTTTGAATAACTTCTTCTCTGTTACCATCTTTACCTATGATAAATGGATTACCCCACTGACCTGGACGTCTTATATCTACATCATATTTACTATTATAGGCATTTACTACCTTAGTCATTTTAATTTATTCCTTAAGAAAGATTTTCCAAGCGTTACGTTCATAAGAATCAGTTGTATAGCCATTTTTTAATAAATTTTTTAACAGATTTTTATCTAAAATACTTTCTACATAAATTGTTTTTTTGAAAGATTCAAGATGTAGAATCATTCCTTTAAAATAACCTTGACCTTGATATTTTTCTGGTATAGAAACGTTAGCTACATCAATTGTGTTATAAATAACTCCACCCAAATTGTGATAACCATGCCGTAAATAGACCTTGATATGTTTAGTTTCAATCCAGGTATTTTTTACATGATTATCTATAAAATAATCAATGAGTTTTAAAAGTGTCTTATCTTTCATTATGAAACCTCAGCGTATTTAAAATTCTCAATTACGAACGGAGTGTCATTTCCGTATTTCTTTTTATACTGTAGGTACTCGTTTTTATTCACTAAAAAATAGACGGCATCGTTTAACATTAATCCATTAAGACTAGCCCTTATTTCATAAAAGTTTTTATATATCTCGCTTTCTTTTGGTTTTAGATCAATAAAAGTTTCGTGATATTTTCCTTTATGCTGATTACTAAAGTGAGACTTAAACTTTTTAAGAGAAATATTTTTACTGGGTAACACTGTGACATCTAAAATATTTTCAATTATTTCAGGATAATTGTTGAGTAAGAACGATAATGAATCTTTATTTACGTATCTTGTGTATGTTAAATAAAACCATTTAAAAACATCAGAATGGTTTTTTAAGTTATATAATCCATTTCTTGTTTTTGAGAATGGTACTTTGTCATTAAGAACTTTTGCTATTTTAAACAAAAGAATAATTTCATTATTCTTTATGGCTACATGTACTTGGAATATTGCTCTTTCATTAGGGATTATTGTTATAGTCTTTCCGTATTTTGTTCTCATAAATCCCCTTAATCATCTTATTATTGAATTTTCACGTTCACCTTCGACTCTTCTTTTAACTTTTTCATAAAAGACTTTAATATCAGTAAAGGCTAAGTCAGCTATGCCTTGAAAACGACCTGCTATGAAAGCTGTTTGAATTGAATCATCGTCAGATATAACACATTCTTTAATACCATTACATGTAATTTCATAATTTTCTAAATCATTAAATACATTGTGAATTAATTCCCATTGAGATACATTAAAACGGCCTTTAAGTAGTTCTTTATCTACTAAATTAGTGTCACCTGTTTTTATTTTGTTGATGATTTGTCTCTGCATAGCTTTATCGCCATTTGACTTGCGAATGATACCTAATGCGTCATTGGTCTTTAATTCACCACTTTTCATTGCTTCTTTTACAGAGTCATCAGCATTAAGAAGTGCTATGCGATTGCTTACGTGAGACAATGATTTACCAATTCTTTTAGCTATATCAGCTTGGCTCCAATTATAAGGATCATCACGGAGTCGTTGCAACATTTCAGCTTCTTCAAGCGGTAAAAAATGCTTACCATCATTAGATGTTATCATGTCGGCAAATATATAGGCTTCTGATTCATTTTCATCTATTACTAGAGCAATAAAATCAGGAATAATTCCTTTTTCAACTAAACTCATACAGGCCATGTATCGTCTATGACCATCAATGAGTTGGTATTCACCATCTTTTAGTTGAACTCTACAAGGCTGTAACATGCCACGCTCTTTAATAGATTCAGCCAGTATCTTCAAGTCCCCAAAATCAAAGCGGGTGTTTCTTCCAGGAATTACTGTTACGTTTCGTGGATCTAATGTTTGAAAGTTATTATTTATAGGAGTCATAAGAGCGTATTGCAGAGTAGTCGTTGGTTGTGATGTCTTTAATTGAATTAAAAAACTGTTTAAGAGTTTCAGAATCAAATCCTTTTTTCAATAATGCTTGTCTAATTAAAGGAGCATCACAATCTTCCTCTAAATAAGCATTGTCATCTTTCATATAAGAATATGAAGATATTTTATTTTCAATACCTAATACCATTAAATGACCTTTATTAATACGGAGCCAACTGTGTCCAGGATCAGAATAAAATGTTAATGCTTTAGAATTAAGAGTTACGTTTTTACCATTTGTGATAATCATACTTATAGCCTTTTGTTTTTGTTTGGTAATATATTATACAAAAACTACACTTGTATGTAAAGATACAAAATCAATATATTTTTATCAAACGGTTGGAATCATCACCCACTTGAGTAGAAAGACGGATGTGATATTGATTTGGATTATTTGCTTTGTGAATAACTAGGCGTACACAGTCGTAGTGTAAATGATATTGTTCTAGAATAGGTGAAGTTTCGTGATCTAAACACCAGATTATCTCGAGTTCGTCATCTTTTTCGATAAGACTTAAAATGGTCAGCCATTCAATGGATAGTGTAGCTGGATTTAAAATTACAGAAGCTTTATATTTTCTAGATTTGATAGGATACTTATCTATAATCTCAGATAAAATGTAAAACATATATTCTCTAGGAGCACCTTTCTCAGTAGTGTACCTTAAATTGATTCTAGATTTGTTTTCATTTGTGAGAGTAAAAGCAACAAAATCAGATCTTTTTAGATTAAGGATATCTAATTCTGATAGCAGAATCCTAGTTCCGAAAGTAAAGGCTTTTTGTTTTATCACGGAACTAGAATTAAAGATTAAGCAACAAAATCAGATCTTTTTAGATTAAGGATATCTAATTCTGATAGCAGAATCCTAGTTCCGAAAGTAAAGGCTTTTTGTTTTATCACGGAACTAGAATTAAAGATTAAGCAACCTGTTCATAAGATTTTCTTACAGGTTGTTTTTTAGCAGGAATCATTGTAAATAATTTCATATCTATGATATGTGGATTGGTTAAAGTTTTGGTCTTATTCACCAAGGCAACTATATTGGACTTTTTCATTCTAAATCTCCTCTTGTTTAAGTTCCAAATTTGACTCTGGATATTCGTACAAGTTCAGATTAGCATATCTTGAATGAAAGTCAATATTTAATTTTGTGTTTTAAGCACTGTTTTATTAACTTATGTCAGTATATCAAGCCAGTTGCTTTCTAAGCTTAAACAGCGTTTTTGGCGGCTATTTTAACAGGGTTTTAGTCGTTTGGTTCGACCACATAATTTATTAAAGCTAAATACACTTTTAGATCTAACTGATCTTTATAAAAGTTTGCTAATCTTCTAATTTCAGCTTCTTTAGATACTTTATAAGCTAGATATGCTTCTTGTTCTGTTTTGTAATAACCAAGATATTTATTTTTTCCTTTAATACTACATCGAGCTTGATATGGATTTGGTTTACCTTCATAATAAGTAACTCCAATACAACATTCACCTCTATTAGCATCACGTTTTATTAAAAGTTTATTTATTTCTTGTGGAAGTAAACAACATGTTTCTGGTGAATATATCTCATTATGTTTAAAAAGTATATCTTTATCTAGTTGCCAATCTAAATCTGATCCAAACATTTGTAAATAATCATGAGCAAAGTTTTGAAAATTCCACCATCTTTCACAAACAGCACAACCAATATAAGAAGGTTGTTTTAATTGAGTATCTTCGTTATAACATCTTCCTAGCATAGACTTCCAACACTTATAAATTCTTAAATGTGTTTTAGGAAAATAAATTCCAATTCCAATAAAACCTATATTACAAACACTAGGATGATTTGGATTTTTAACTAGACCATTTCTTAATTGGCTTGCTTGACAAGTTGTTTCAGTCCCATCATCAAATCTGACTCTTACATCATTACAATCTATATACTTTATAACAATACAAGAACCAGAACTATTCGTTTCAAATCTGTCACCTACCTTAATCATTTTTTACCTATAAAACCTGAACAATGTTAAAATGAAAGCTTATTGTTTCTACAATAAACATTCTATGATTCATGAAAAGTTTAGTCTTAGGATCCCAAACAGAAGTCAAATTAAGAGTATCAGTTTTATTCTTTATATCACGAAGTATCTCATGGTAAGATACTTTATCAATGTATATGTAGAATTTTATATCTGTTTGGTTTGGATTGTTTTTTAATACTCTAGCTGTATCAGCACAAATCCTATTATAAAGATCATAAAATGTTATCATAATAGTGAGAAAGAAGATATTACAGCTGGAGTATTACTATCAAAACCAACAACATCTAACATATTGCTATCTAATGGGTCTGCTATTGTAAATCCATTTGATTCCATAGCAGTAACAATTAATTTAGCATTAGGTTTATTCATAATTGTGCGGTATTTCTTAAGTAGCGTACTAGGATGTGATCCCTGATTTACTTCATTATCAGTATAACAAACAAATACATCCACATCCAGTTTATTGTCTATAGCGTATTCAAACATCAACCCTATATTGGTAGATCCAAAACTGGTATTATTTAATACATCAGTAACTTCTTTAAGACTCATAGTCTCATTTATAGCTAAAGGTTGTATCACGTTATGAAATCCAAGAATATAACATTTAGGTTCTGCTTTAATGGTAGTCATGGCAAGAACAGCAGAAGCAACTCTTGGAGTAAATCCTGGAATACCACCAATATTGTTCCATGACATGGATGCCGACACATCTATACATAGTAAGTATTTTTTATTTGTGGGTTTAATATTTTCAAAGGCCATATAAAATGCTTTTTCAAGAGCAGTAACAATTCTATTTTCAGGATTCCAAATTAAGTTACCTTTTAAACCTCTACCTGATTTATAGATATGGTAAGCCATTAAAATTTGTATAGGATGTTGACGAGAACGTTTAAGTTCTTCTTCATTGGTAATTCTACCAATAATATAATCCACATTATCAGATAAAGGTTTTATATAACCATTAGCAGTAAGAACACCTAAATTACGCATCATGGCATCATACGGACTGTTTTTGATTAAAGAAGCCCAAATTTCTGGAATCTTCAACCAATCAGTAGGAATCATCTCCCTAGTTAAACCATAGCAATCAATAGCTTCTTTCTTTTCAGAAATAGTTGTTAGATGGTCATACTGAAACGCTAGTTCATGTCCCACTAATATTCGTAATTCTTTATTAGCGCAATTTAGTTGGAAAGGTTTTTTAACAGCCCATGCAAAAAGGGTATTAATATCTTTGTTATCAGTCTTTGGTTTACAAAGACGAAGTACGTCTCGATGTGACCAACCATTTCTTGATTGGTATTTAACCAGTTGATAGGCTAATTTTGAAACATCTAAATCCAAATACCAGTTTTTAAGAGCATCAGAAAATAGTCTACCCCGACCACGGAAGTATTTAGAGTATTCAACAAAAGCAAACAAATGAGTTCCAATTCTACAAACCTCATTTAGTTTAGATAGTGCATATTTTCTTGTTTCTTTATTATCAACACTACCAGCATAAGCAAGAGCAAATATACAAGTTTCGTTTTTAAGACAACGTCCTTCAGTTGAAATGTTGACAATAAGATCAATAGTTTCAATAGGATGTTTGAAGAGAGCTTTGTCTAAATCACTTACATTGTCTTTTGTAAGCTTTTTTTCTTTGACATAGTAGGTTCCGCCAGTTGTACCAAGAATAAGAAACCGTTCTACTTGTTTAAGTAATGGAGTTTCAAATATAAACCCACTTGTGTTATTTTCTACCATATCTGTACGACCAGCAATAGGTCTATCTACAGGTTGGTCGCCAACTATTTTTTTATGGGGGACGTGCTGCTCAAATTTGAAGGCCATAATTTTCATTCCTTAATAGGATAAGATAAAAAGACCGTCCTTCCTACATTCCCATAGTTCACGGATCGGACTTATTTACTTAAGGTAATATTTTTTCCTTTGTAAGGTTTAAAGAATATGATACCTTCTCAGCCAGTCATGCCCGTCTACTCACACTTCAGTAGCAGAACACTGTTAGTAGAGCATATACCTCACCTTGACAGTAACAAGGGCTACATTTGTTTTGCTGTAGCTTACATAGGTTTCTAAACCATTAGCCGTCTAACGCTCAGGCAGCGGGAATAGGGTGTTGCTGTTCCGAATCGAACGGAATAAGCAAAATATAAAAGGAAAGGTGGCAACCTGCCATATTTAAACTTTAGAGTCATTACTCACAGCAACAAAAGAGCAAGTTAAATAAGATTCGGAGGAGTCATTTTCAAAGAAGTGATAACCAAATCTAATTCAGCTCTAATCCAGTAACAGTTTAGAGTCAATACTGGGAGACTTAAAGTTGCCGTGTATTTGTCCACACACGGCGTGTGTTCAGGCCAGGTATTTATTTGCGTGAGTTATCGGCACTGACGGTTTCCATCTCACATCCACCAACCACGGAGGATTTAATTAGAGCAAGTTATTCAAAACTTGGAAGGATCATTATGAGGGATAACCAAGTCTTTTCAGCTCTAAATTGAGCGGTTACTGGTGGGACTCGAACCTACGACAAACTGTGTTTTGATAATCTAATATCATCAGTTCAAAAGAACAAGATTGAATATTAGTATTTTATGACGGCTGTTCTACCGCTGAACTACAGTAACCATGTTCTTTTAAATAATTTACTATGGCTTATTAATTAATTATTTATTTAAAAATTAGAACTGTTTTGATTCTTTTAAGCAAAGAACAAAGACAGCAAACAAGAAGCTTGAATCACAGGGAAAAACGGTGAGAAATAACCTGTGATTACTTTATTTCAGTTTCAATCCGCAGCCACACAAGGCTGACTTGGTACTGTTTTTCAGCACCAAAACATATTATATATTAAGTGAATTGATAAAACAAGATGCTATTTAAATTATTAAGTAGACCATCCAATAATTGGATGGTCTACAATAAAGTCTGGATTGCTGAAGTTTAAATCGGAGCAGATTCATTTAAGGTTGCGGAAACAGCTAAAGAAACAGCTTGACCTGCAATAACTTGAACTTCAAGTAAGCCTGCAAGTAGAGCTTCGCCTCCGCCAATAAGGGAATCGGCAATAACGTTGATAGTGGCAGAACCTATGCCTACTGGAGTGATTAAGCCTGATGCATCAACGGTAACAACAGCTTCATCTGTACTTGAGAAGCTAACATTTTCAACTGAAGCTGGATGGCCGTGGGCATCTACTGAACTTATAAAAATTGTAGCGGTTCTATCATCTGGAAGTAATAGTGACATAAAATTAATACCTTTAAAAGTTGCCCCCAAATAATTTATTGAAAGAATAAGCCGGGGGTGTAACTTTTTCTTTCTCTTTTTTTTACAACAAACTTGATCTTCAATAAAAATCAGGATCGGTTTAAGTATTTTCATTTTTATTCCTTTTATTCTCTAACGAGGATAGATTTATTTTTTGGTCTCCATCAAAAAAATGATCTAGACCTAAACGTTTACAATGAATCAGTGCATAAGAATATAAGCTATTAGAAGATAGTGGACTATTAGCTACAATCTTTGAGCTAGAATTAATTTCGTTTTTTGGAGCTAACAAATTAAAGACTATTACATCTCTTTTTTTGCTTTTACGGATTTCTTTAACTATTCTAACTTCTAACATCTTTCTGAATTAAAAATTGAATATGAATATGAATATAAATTTAGCATAAAAATAGTGTCTGTACAATGATTCTTTAATATTATTTTTATAAAGATTTTTTGACTTTCTAATTGAGATATGGTCTAATCTCTTTTTATAATAAACTGGATTTAAAAAGAAAATGAATCTACTTGATTTTAATACTTTTTCAATAGATAAGTTCACGGATACTGACTGGCAGTTATGTACTGATATTGATGGATTTATTGATTTAGAATGTTTTTTAATACTGGTGAATAAGAAACTTAATATCCAGTTAACTGATAGTAATGCTTTTCAAAAATCTATTTTAATTATTTTACAATTAGAACGATTATTGGGTCCTTTTTCTAAAGATCAAGCAATTGCTGTAGCAATCCACTATTGTTTGTCCAAATAGCTTTATATGCTATTATAAAAAATATTAATCTTTATTTAGAGGAAAATTGTTATGTCTACGAAAATAATTTTAACATTTAAATCACCTGATGCTGATACGTTTCTTGTAAATACAAGAATTAAGTTGAGAGATCAAATGCATGGTTTACGAGGTATCAGTTATACTGATAATTCAGGTCAGGTTTCTTTTAACATGCCACCTACTATCATTACAGATATTAATGACAGAGCTATTGATTATCGTCATGGTATGTCTTGCTTTGTTGAAGGTATTGGTGAAGTGGGAAATTTCAATGTTCCCTATTCTGGAACTATAATGGGAGATATTGTTTTTAACGGCAGACCTTCTGAAATGGCCTATTCAGCCGTTTTTAACTGTATTCCTGGGGGAACTGTCACTATTACGGGTACAGCAACTTCGGGTCAAGTTTTAACTGCACATAATACTCTTACAGATGCTGATGGTATTCCTGTAACTGTTGAAAGTGTACCTATTTTTGGGTATAATTGGAAAGCTAATGGAACTAATATTGTGGGTGCTACTTCTGACACGTATACTCTTACTGATACTGAAATAGGTAAAACTATTACAGTAACTATCAGTTATACTGATAATAAGGGTAATTCCGAAGTTGTTTCTTCTTTACCTACAATAGCTGTTACTAGAATTCCAAATGTAGGCCCGACAGGTAGTGTTACTATTACAGGTACTGCTCAAGTTAGTCAAGTTTTGACTGCTCTAAATACTCTAGCTGATGCTGATGGACTTGGAACTTTAAATTACCAATGGAGTGCTGACGACCATGCTATAACTGGGGCAACAACTAATACATATACAGTATTGGTTGGAGACCTAGGTAAATTTATTACTGTAACAATCAGCTATACAGATCTTAAAGGTACTTTTGAATCTGTTTCATCTGCACATACAGCCCATGTTATTGCTGCTTAATTTTTACTTCAACTTTGAGAACTTATTATGTCTACTAAAATTGTTTTAAATATCCATTCCCCTGACGCTAATACGCATAAGGTAGATGCCTTGGTAAAGCTTCGAGATTCTTTAGGAGCTATTCATGGCATTTCTTATACAGATACAGCAGGTGTTGCTACTTTTAATATGCCAGGTGGAAGCACAACTGACATTAGAGGAAATGTTATTGATTTAAAGAAGCACATGTGGGCTACAATTGACGGTCTAGGTCAAATTCCTAATTTCGATGTAGCAGACTCCGGCACAACAACAGGTGTTGTTGTCTTTGACTCCAGAGTGAATCAGATGGCCGCTAGTGCAACCTTTGTTGATAGCTAGAAGCTAATCATCAAAATCTACCTTGTAATCAACAAGAGCTTGGTACACCCGTGGATCAAGCTCTTCTTTATATAAATTTGCCAATCTTTTAATTTCAGCTTCTTTAGCAGGTTTATATACTAGATATGCTTCTTGTTCTGTTTTGAAACTACCAAGATGTTTTGTTTTTCCTTCAATATTACAACGGGCTTGGTATGGTTTTGTTCTACCTTCACGGTACGTAACTCCAATACGAAGTTCACCTCTGCTAGCATCACTTTTTGTTAAAAGATAATTTATTTTAGATGGAACCAAACAACATGTTTCTCTTGAATATATCTTATTTCTTTTAAATAATATATCTTTGTCTAAATGCCAATCCAAATCTGAACCCACCATTAGTAAATAATCATGAGCGAAGTTTTGAAAACTATGCCATCTAATATCTACAGTACATCCAATATAAGTAGGATATTTTCTCTGAATATCTTCGTTATAACATCTTTGTAGCATACAAATCCAAACCATATAAATCCTTTTATGTGATGTATAAGAATAAATTCCAATTCCAATAAAACCAACACCACTAAATTTAAGACTTGGATATTTAACATTTCCATTTCTTAAATTTTGGGCTGTACAAATTTTTTCAGCTCCATCTTCAAATCTAATTCTTACATTATTACAATCTATATACTCTATTACAACACAAGAACCATAATTATTTGTTTCAAATCTATCACCAACTTTTATTTGCATTCGTCGATACCTATTTATTATAATTGCGTTTAAACCGCGAAAATTTTATCAGCAATACACTGACACTAGTTTATTTGAAAACGAGCCACTAGCACGGGATTTGGCGGCTTAAATAGCAGGTTTTAAGCTGTACCATTAATGTTATTTTCGGTAAAAATACTAATACAAGGATCGTTTTCATGAATAGCTATCAGATTAATTCCTCTTTGCTCAATTTTATAGTCTAAATTACTTAAAAATAATTTTAATTCATCTAAATCTGATTTGATCCATTCTATAATCAGAATAGGTTTGAATTTTTTTATGATCTCAATTCCGCTTCTTAAAGCGTCAATCTCCATACCTTCAATATCAAGTTTAATTAGATCTAATCTTTCTAAATTTAATTCTTCAACGAGAAAATGATCTAATGCTATGACACGTATTTTTTGTGAGTCTTTTCCATCTTCAATTGTATCTAGTAGGCTTAGATCTCCAAAGTTACAAGGTTGTGTATAATCAACTCTTCTTTGCACACTAAGAATAGGATATTCACCTATAGCTAAATTAAAGGCGATAGCATTGAAACAGTTGTTAATGCAAACATTACCCGCTAGTGCATAAAAGATCCTTACTTGTGGTTCAAAAGCGAAGACTTGACCCCAACCTGTCATGTGCTTTGCCCATTCAATTGTATGTGTACCTATATTTGCTCCACCATCAATAACGAATAGTCCACTTCCATAATGTTTTCTTCTAATATCCAATAATATTTTTACAAAATCAATCTCATTTTGTTCAAATGCCGATTCTTCAAGAATTTGATTACCTACTCCGTATCTATAATCATTATTTGATCCGGGTGTGTACCACGGTTTAATATCTTCTGGTTTAGGAACCGAGTAATCATTTCTATTTACAATTAGAGTGCCATGATCTGTTGATGCCAGGATAAAGGCAATGGGTCGTTTCATTTATACCTCCAATAGTGCTGTTTCAATTTCAAGATCCATTAATTTTGTTCTAATTTGTTGTAATGGATATTCAAATTGCTGATTATAAAAGTCTTTGTCATGTTCTTGAATATAGTGGTATCTATGATAATTTGATGCTGTGCATGTTAATCTGTAACTGACTAAGTTTTTAGATACATAATAATTTAATGAGATCCAGCCGTCATAATAGCCATCTTGATTCATGCAGTGGAAGTTTATAGTACAAAGATAGCTGTTTTTTTGTTCTTCTACATACCATTGCCCATCAAAGCCGCTGCCATGCAGATATTTTGTTAGCAGATCTTTTAGTTCAGCTTCTTTAATATTAGGTAATGGATTTGTTTTCCAATTAGGTACTTTCATAATATTCACCGTTTTACAGTTTAGAGTTAAAGCGTTCTTTAATTAATTTGTTATTCTTTTCTATATGATCTTCAAGATTATACAGAGTCATTAATTTCTTGACCCAAGCGTATGAAATATCCAATTTTTGGCTAATAAAGTGGGCACCAATCTTCTCCTGTATAACCCATCTATGCATTAAATCTTTTATAGATGAGCCTAATCGAAGTTCAGCACTTTTTAATCTATCTTTAGATAAAGAGTGCCTTTTTGAGAATAAAGATTTCCAATCAGGTTCTAATTCACTCATAATAAATTTGTTAACTGTTTTAATTTCTTTCAACGTAGGTTTTCATCCAATAACTTAAAATATCTCTTCCTTCGTTTTTAGATACACCAAATTCTTCAATTAAATAGGGTGTAGCAGAAAACATATTGCAATCACCAGATTCACGCAATTCATCTAAATACTCAAGATGTTCGTCTGTTATGTAATCGGGTTTTTCTTTCATAAATTTTACCTTCAATATTCGCTTGGAAGTAATAACACATTGTTTGTGAGATAAAATTTCCACTCACCTTCAGGAGCGTCAGTGAATTCAATATTTTTAGTCCAAATAATTTTATCTTCACCATTTTTATTTTCAGACCGTACTGAAATAGTAGCCGTGTTCTTAGTTGAAACAGTTAATCTCAGTACAAAAAATTCATCGCCTTCATCAGCAGTCCATTTTTTGGCTTGGTTAATTATTTCTGTAAGAATAATAACTAAAAACCAGTAACATTCTGCTTTTTCTAAAAAGTATTTAAATCCATCAGTGTATCGGATGTTTTTATTTAGAGCATTGTAATAATATTGTTCAGTGCCTGTAAATTGTTGCAATTCGCGTTCTAAATCTTGTGTTGCAATCATATTAATAGTCCTATTTAAGATGTTGTTTGAGTTCGGCTTTCAAAGCAGGAGCTTTGCCACCACGAAATGAACCTGCATTACTCAGAAAGTACAAAATAATACCAGGAGCATCATCAGCTCCATATTTGGATTTTTTGTCTGTTAATGCGGTCATTGCGAGAAGATAAGGTCTGGCAGTGTAATGGACATCTTTCCACTCATTAGCTATGTCTCTTGCGATCTCAGATATTGGTCTTAACATATTGACTCTCCTAAAATTTATAAATGGTTTAATTTATTGAGTTATCATTATATACAAACTAAAAACAAAATTAAAGACTTATTTTAAAATTTATTTTAAAATAGTTAGACTATTTTAGATGTTGCGTAGTAAAATTCCCAACCTTCAATAGTTTGAAGAATTTCTAATAGTAGTTCAGCTTTCCATTTTTCTGAAGCCTTACAGGTAATTGTTATAGACATATTACCTTCATGGTGTTCAGGTTTAAATTCTACATAGGTATTAATTTTAATAGGATCCATTTTAATCTCCCGAATCAATCAGATACGAATCGTTACAAAATTTGCATGTATAGATATGGGTACATCGCCACTGACCCTTTTCATATCTATATTCATGAATGCATGGGCTGCCATCTTTGTTTAAAGGTACATAACCTAATGATTTTCCATACATTTTTTGACCCCCACAGTTAAGACAAGGAGTATTTATTTTGCCAATATTCCAGAGCCATTTTTTATCTTCTTCTTTGATAGGAACAACACCTGTACCGTTGCAAACTGGGCATTCACCTTGATTATCAGGGAGTTTTTCATAAATTTTATACATATTGTCCACCGTTTTGTTTAAAACAATATTATACATAATATCAAATTTAAAAAATAGAATAATTTGAAAATTTATTTTAGGATAACTTAATTTGGTACTCCTCTTAAACCATATAATTCTACTCTTTTACCCCAAACTTTTTTATTATTTTGTTTTTGTTCTTCAGTTCTTTTCTTTCCTTTATTAGCTTCAGATATTTTTTGTTTGTGTTCTGGAGTCTGTTTTTTACCTAAACAATATGTATTTCCTTTCTTTAATTCAGATATTTTTTTCTTAGTTTTTTCTGAACAGATGCATACTTCACCGCCTGTAGTAAGATTATATCCATTAGGAAATAAAGCATTGTAATATTCTATATAATATTGTTCTTTTATTTGTGCTTCTTTTAAAGTAAGATTTTCTTCTAATATGTTATGTTCAAAAAGAATCCAACTATATTTTTTAATAGCGGATGCAAACCTGGTCTTACTCTTTGCCAATTTATGTTCATAACATCTTCGTTTATAACGCTTCGTAATTCCTATATAACATTTACCAGATGGTGATCTATGCATGTAAACTATATAATCTCTAATAGTCTTTATCCTTTTTCTAAAAATTTCCATAATTAGATTCCTTCAAACATAAAAAAGCCCAGCACCAGAATATAGTTGCGATATATTCTTAGAACTAGGCTTAGTAATAGCTGGATTACAGACTATTCAAATTAATATCGCAACTATAATTTGAATAAACTATTCCAGTTTAAACTATTTTTAGTAATTGTAAAGAGTTTATTTTCAAGATATTTTAGACAAAAAAAGCCCCAATACGTTTTTGGGGCCGAAGAAGCCTAACATGGGAAGTAGGAATATGTTAATTATACCACCCATTTAATATGGGTGCAACATAAATCAGTCATCAATTTCAACCTCATAATTCATTAAAGCTATATAAACTCTTGGATCTAATAAATCTTTGTAAAAATCAGCCAATCGTTTTATTTCAGTCTCTTTAGCTATTTTGTAAGCTTGGTATGCTTCTTCTTGTGTTTTGAAATAACCAAGATTTTTATTTTTTCCTTTAATACTACATTGAGACATATAAGGTTTTAATTTACCTTCAATATAAGTTACTCCAATCAATAATTCACCTCTACAAGATTCTTTTTTTATTAAAACCGAGTTTATTTGAGATGGAACTAAACAACATTTTTCTGGTGAATAAACCTTATTATGTTTAAAAAGAATATCTTTATCCAGTTGCCAGCCTAAGTCTGAACCATACATTAATAAATAATCGTGGACATAATTCTGAAAATTATACCATCTAATATCTACAGTACATCCAATATAGGTAGTATGTTTTAACTGGACATTTTCGTTATAACATCTTTTTAACATATTTCCCCAACAATTAGAAATTCTTGGATGTGATATTTTTGAATAAATTCCAATTCCAACAAAACCAACACCACAAACAATTGGATGATTTGGATTTTTAACATTTCCTCTTCTTAAATCACCCGCTCTGCAAGACATTTCATAACCATCTTCAAATCTAACTCTTATATTATTCCAACTAATATACTCTATAACAGTACAAAAACCAGATTTAGTTGTTTCAAATCTATCTCCAACTTTTATCATAGTTGTGTACGTCCTGACATCTGATGTCTATTGAAGTTTGTTCCCTTTTTAGAATTAGGGTTCCATCTTAATTGGTTTCTAAAGTCTTCACTCTGAATTAGTAAAAATTTCTCACCAGTATACCCAATATAACCATTACCTTGTTCTATTACAGCATCACATCCCTCTATGTGGAATAAAATAAATAGCATCAAATCTTTTCTTAAGCTGTGAGGTAGAGCGATAGACCATTTTTGTCCATGACTCTGATTCCAGTTTGGCTGCATGTCAAGATTTTTGACACCGAAGAATTGTTCCAGTAACTCTTTTCCTTGATCTGTTACATCATAAAGCATACGAAGACAATATGGATCAATTTCTCCAGTAAGATAAATAAGGCCATAGTTTCTTAATTTTTCTGTTGAATCTAACATAATAGACTCAATTGTTTTCACTTTCATGAGATTTCACCGTTTTGGTTTGTTTATAAAGTGTTATTATATACAATGTAAACTTATAATGCGAGAGTTAATGTTATTAATTTTTTAATGAATCTGAAATTCTTTTGTTATAGAGTTCTATCAGTTGATTTTTAGTAGGTAATAAAGACCTGTTTTTGTTTTGGAAAATCAAGCAAGAATAAAAGCAGCCATTTAGATCATTATCTGATTGTGACCTAGTATCTAAAGGGCATTTACAATTTTTTGTTCTATCTAAAGGTGCTATTCGGTCTTGTTTAAGGAATTGATCCGGCCATTTATGGTCTTGTGCGTCAGGCCATAATGCCACTGAATTATTGCATAGACCTATACTACAATCTATATATTTGTTACCAGGTTCAGTATTATCTACATAATTTAAAGGTCGGTCATTTTCAATAAGATTTAACATCCTTTGCATAGCTAAAATATATCTGTGCCTGGGTAAATAGGTTACTTTATTTCGTGTAAAAGGATGTTTGTAGTGAGTCATTGTTAATTTTAAACAGGTATTTTTAACATCCAGAAACCATCATTACCAAAACCTTTATAAAGAGTTTTAGTAATTGGACTTCTAGCTACGTCAATGAGTGGAACTAACACGTTCAGTAATTTTAACAATTGGTCTACATCTATGCCAAATTCTTGATATAGAGCTTGTTCAATAACATAATCCACATCGTCATTGGTAAATTCATCTTCATCTATATTAAGAATATGCAACAGTAGTTCTTGTGCATCTAAAAAATCTATTTTCTTAGTCATTGTATTTAGTAAGATCAAGTAAAACTTCAGCTAGCCTACAACCTAGTTTATGGTCTTGGTTATCAGGAAGCTATCCTGATTCATCAGAGCCAGAGCCAGGTTTAATGCCTTTACATAAAGGACAGCAAGGCAACCAGTGCAGTAGCTATATACTTCACTCCACTCTAAATCTTTCAGTAACTTATAAAGCTTGTACTGGGTAAAATTGGTAACTTCAGTCATTCTGCTAAAGAAAGAATAGTTCTATTAGAAATAGTACCTCTATAAATACGATCTTCTAAAGGAACTTCATCTAATTCATAGTAAAGAACATACCATTGGTTATCAAGAGCGAAGCTGGCAGATATTCTAGCTTCAATATGATCCTCTCCTTCGCTAATAAAATAACCTGGATAATGAGGTTGTCCAACATCTAAAGTGACATAGTATTTGTTCATTTGGATCTCTTTTATGAAGTGTGATTAATATTTACATTATAACAAAACTACAAACGAAATGAAAGACTCATTCAAATTTAAAATACAAAAACAATAATAGGATAAGAATATTTAGATCTGTCCATATTGACATAATTAGATTCATCTTTGTTTATCTTTGTTCATAATGGTTTATTCTAATCTTGGGTTCCTTAAATTCAAGATAATTTTTAAAAACTTGTAAATCTAAATATAAAGCATCCAGAAATTCAAAATTGGTGTAGGCCGAAGCTTCAATTCCATGATTACTTAAAATTTCTATAGATGTTCCACCTCCTAGCAATCCACCTTGATTATCTCCTTTAAGCAAACTTCCATATAGAACAAATCCATCATTAAGATCAACTAAATTCTTTCCTGAATTAGTGACAACCACTTTTTTAAAATCCATAAATTTCACCTATTTAATTAAAATTAATTTAGACAGTTTAATAATCAAATCCTCAACACGATTTAAAGGAAGGTAACAAGAATAATCTTCTTCCAATTCATTAGAATAATTGTCTCCATCATCAAGATAGTCACAAATGATGCAGCCATTTTTATCTACTACTGTCACGAAATAAAGATGTTGTAGATCATCGTCCTCTTTATCTTTCTGAGTAATAGTCATAACTAGATCGTTGATGAAGGTAACTTCAGCAATCTTCGCAACATTAGAAGATTTATCTTTCCAACGTATAAGGACTTTTTTATATCTTCTTGCCATAAAAAGAGTTTAGAAAACAGCCTCGTAAGCATTTTTGATGACACATACCAAATCTTGGTCACTTGCTGTTATGATTCCATCAAATTCACAATACCAGATTGGTGGTGTGTGACCTCTTTTAACGAAGTTGTAGTTATTTTCTAATAACTGACAATACTGGTCATAGATTCTCAATTTAGATTCAGCATTTAGATATTCATATACTGATCCATAAGCCATGTCTAAAAAGTTGTTGAATTCCATAGTATCAATATCTACATCATCTTCTTCATCTTCTTCATCTTCCGAGACATCTTCGTAATAGAATCCATCATTGAGATTCACTACCAGACCTGTATCATTATCATGAAGAAAGAGTTTTGGACTATCTTGTTCAAGATTTTCAATAATTATATCTTTTAACTCTTCACAAGATAAATTCCAATACGTAACATCACCTTTATAACTCACCCTTGTTTTAGTTTGCATGAAAAAAATCCTAAAAAGTAAAATTAATATTATACATTAACTAAAGTAGAAAGTCAAGACTGTAATTTTCAAAATCGGTCACGAAAATTTCATTTCTTGCCAATCTATTTTATCAGGATTAATTCTCAATTTTAATTTCGTATGCAGTAAAGGTAGACTTAGAGTCGAAGTAAATCCACAATTTGGATATTTTTTTACAGCCAAAGAATGACTGTCCAGAATAATTTCTTTTGACAATTTTACCTTTACAAAAAGGACAGTCACCATAAGTGAAAAAATTAGGTTGTTTTAGTGGATTTGGCATAGTTTATTACTCATATTCAGGACAGTGAATCCAAGTTTCTATAGTTTCAGTTGTAATAGTTTTAACTCTTTTTATTAATCTCATTTGGGATTCTTTTTTACGAAAATCTGTCTCATCCCGATTACCTTGTTTACCAATATGGCAGTCTTCACAGAGAGGTTGAAGATTATTAATATCAAGTGATAATTCTGGATATTTTTTTCTTGGTTTAATATGTGACACAATAATTTTTGTATCACTCCCACAACATAAACATCGTTTACTATAGAGCGATAATACTTCTGAAGCAAGTTTTTTCCAAATATGGGTTTTAAAAAATTTGTGTTTCATAATTTTATAGATTTTAAGTTAAGTGTGGTTATTAATTTTAAATTTAGTTTATTTGTATTAGAAATACCAGATTTTATTTAAAATAAATATGTTGTAACTAGATTTATTACGAAACTTCATAACTTCTTGATTTTCTTAGATTTTTTTCCTATATTATATTATATTATATTATATTATAAGATATTATAAACATAAAAATATCTGAATGGCGTAATACAAGAGGCGTCCCCAGGACTCCACAGTTTCACTAACCAATTTCCGATTACACTAATAAAAATCTCAAAATTGAAATTTTTAAAATCCTGTCTAAACCTAATCTAAGAAACACAATTTCACGAATTATCAGGAGGTTTATTACCCAGTCCCACATCTGGTAAAGTATCACAAGCCAAGCTTACACTTGAGATAGTCCTTCATTTATTTTATAAAACACCCAAAAGTTTCGTACTGAGTTGTAAATCATCCTTGGGTTTAGCTTTTAAAACTTATTAATTCTCAGTCTATGAAGGAAAAGTTTACATTTTAAAAATCTAAATTACTTACCTTTGTTTTTGTAATACAGCTTTATTTGTTCTTGATCTTTTTACTCGGTCGTTATCGAGCCTCTCCGGATCAGGGCTAGTGGTTGCCACCCACTCCTATTTCTATCTTCAACATTGGATATGTTAAAGATTCCTACGCCATTAACTCCCAGGTCTATCACTGACTTTCGGTTGGAATGCTTTTTAGGCTATGAAATCTTTAATAAACTAGACTTTAAATTGTCTGGGTTACATATAGAACCGCACGTAGGCCGTTAGGGCGTTTAGTTCCATAATTCCTGTAAAAGTTAAAGTTTTAAGACATAACTTATCTAGATTTACAATTCAGTTTTTTCATACTGGGTTGGTATAAGTCATCCTTCAGTAGTTCAATAAGATACTACGTGTAAGTTCCTTTTCCCCTTCGACGATGTCTACAAGGCTCTTCGTACCCAGATTCTATAGGTCACTACTTTATTCGTTTAAAAGATTATTTTTTTTCGACTTAGGATAAGTCAGGATGAGGTTTAAACTATTTGAGTAACCATGCTATTAGGTTAAAACGGTAAAACTATTTGAATAATGTGGGGCAGAATTCGGTAAAAAAGTTAAATCTTAGATACATAGCATGGTTACTCAAATAGTCTAACCTATTTGATTATCTAAAATTTAATTTAATTACCCAGCCCCTGCCCCCAAGAACTTATTTTGCCTTACCAAGATTGATAAGACGAGTACAGCATATTACATTTTTCAACAAAAATCAAGGCCAAATTTTCAATTATTTTTAAAAGCCTTTACTGTCAAGTTTATATCATGTATAATGCAATATAAACAAATAGTTACGAGGCAGTTATGTTTAAATTTAATCCCAATGACATTAATTCATTACAAATAACAGTCACGCACTCATCTCAATCAGTAGAAGTTATTTACAATGACGGGTCAAAAAGAATTTACAATAACAAAGCAGCACCTGTTAATGAGACTAGAGACATGAGAATAAACCTTCTTGTTCTATTCAAGGATAAGGATAAAGCGAAAGCAAAAGGAGCTAAATGGGACCCAGGAAGGAAAACTTGGTATATAGAAAATGTAGAGGACTTAGAGCCATTTTTAGAGTGGGTTCCTAAGCACTTATTAAAGCCTTACCGTGCTTTAAACACTTTGTAGGGAATTATTTATGAGTTTTATAGGTGTATTAGTACTATCTGCATTAGCCATTTTTGTGGTAGGCTACTTGTTCATCTATAGTAGCCCATTCATTAGATTTTTAAATCAAGATGAAAATGACAGGAATTAGATATGGATTTTTTGGATGTAGTAGTAAGTATACTAACGATTCTAAGTATTGCTGGGCTTCTTGCTGTGGTTTGGTGGTTAGGTCGTTAATTTAGTTGTCCTTTTTAAGGGTATCTCCCGGCCTAACCGCCGGGAGCGGATTGAAACATTTTTATTATTTTTTTAGGATGTCAATTATGAGTAAAATATACAAAGAGTCACCTTTCGGTTCTATTTTCAATTCATTTGAGGTATCAGATGAAGGGGAACATAATCTAGAATTGTTTTTTAACGAGGGTGGGGAGTTGGAGTTATGCAGAAAGGCTGAAAAGGCAGAGGATGGGTCTGTTTATCAGAGTGTAGATCTTCATTTAGAGTTCGAGGAGGTTGTGCGATTGAAAAACTTTTTAATTTTCGCTCTTAAACCCTTCCGGGAAAACGAAGAAGATCTCTATTCAGAGGATTAGAGATGGCTTTTCATGTCCCCGAAGAATTTTATTGCCTCCGAGAGATTTTGTATGAAGAATGCGAGTAAAAATTGTGAGATAGATATATTAAAAAAAATCTTTCCTAATTGTAAACCACAAGGTAGCTCAAAAACAATAACTTGGACTCTGATAGAGGGTACAAGATTGGATGTTTGCTGCACTATTAAAAATGCGGGTTGGATCGAAACAAATGAATTACGGCACAGTGAGGCTGCATTTGTCCATAAAAAGTACCCTAATTTAAGAATAGCTCTTGACTATTCTAGTCTGAAACCTGGATGGATGAATGTAATGGTAGTGACTCCTACGGAATCTAAAGTATGACAGGTTACGAGTTACAGTCTGTTTTAAAAGCCTATGTCACCTTACTTGAAGGAGAAAATCCGTTTGAACTAAATCTCTTTAAGCCGAGCATCACTGTGAAGGAAGCAACAGAGATGATGGAGTTACTACCTAAAGTACGGGAATATTTAGCAAAAAATAAAGTTAGGAAGCCTATGACTTCATCTTGACATTGTATAAAATAGCGTATATAATTAAGATGTTATTGGCGTACTATGAGTAAGATATTAAGCCAATAACATCTGTGTTATTACTGAAACCCAGCTCTAGTGTACTTACTCTACATTATCTGGGTTTCTTTTATTTAGGTTTAAAAAGATGAAAACTATATCAAGAGGAGATGTTTTTGAAACGAACATATCTGGTTTTTGTACTGTTGTAGAGTATATAGATTCACGAAATGTGAAAGTTAGATTTGAAGATGGATTTGAAACAATTTGTCAATCTGGTCAATTAAGAAATGGTCAGGTTAAGAATCCAAATAATCCAATTATTTATGGTGTTGGTTTTATAGGAGTTGGAAATTATTCTCATAAATCACATCCAAGAATTTATTACTGTTGGAGGGACATGATAGGAAGATGTTATCACAAAGTTACTCAATTAAAACATCGATCTTATATTGGTTGTACTGTATGTGAAAGATGGTGGAATTTTCAAAATTTTTGTTATGATTACTTGATAATGGTAGGTTCAGATTTAAATTATCATTTAGATAAAGATTTATTATTTAAAGGAAATAAGATATATTCACCAGAAACATGTTGCTTAGTTCCACGTCAAGTAAATAACGTTTTAGAAAAATGTGATGCTAATAGAGGTGAATGTTGTATTGGAGTTAATTACTATGAAGATAAAATAAATCCATACAAAGCTACTTGTAACGTTGAAGGAAAACAAAAATATCTTGGTATTTACAAAACAGAACAAGAAGCACGACAAGTCTATAAAGTAGCTAAAGAAGCTGAATTTAAAAGACTGGCTAATTTATACAAAGATACATTAGATTCAAGAGCTTATATAGCTTTAATGAATCGCACGGTTGATGAAGATGATTAGGGGTGACTTATGAATGATTCTTACAATGCAGATTCAATAAAGATATTAACACCAGAAGAAGTCTTAGATAAATTCAGATGGGTTGAGATAGAGTCCTTATCACATAAATACCATAAGCCTAAGAAATTTATAGAGAATGGCTTTGAGGCTTGTAGACGTGCTGGTGTAGATAAAGAGTATTTCGTTCAGTATTATTTAGAAAAAAATCCAGATTATGTAAGAAATCCTTTAGTAGAAGATGCTTACAAAGATCTAATCAGAGAACAACTTTAATAAATTTAGGAGTATAAGAATGAACAAAAAGATTGAAATTATTGAGAATGAAGGTTTAATAGAGCTTAGAGTACAGACAACCAAGATCGAACACACTTTTCTTATTCTAGAAAAGGAAGTCGCTAAAGAATTAGCTGATTCATTGATAGAACATTTTAAAAATCCAAAGATAGTGGAGTCATTTATAATAGATGACGACGGGTTATGCTAAAAATTGAACGGACTTATTGTTTTTCATTTTCAGTTTGTATATAATGATTACTCATTCAAAACAAATTAAAAATGGTGAAAAAAATGAAAACCAAAATAGCCGCCGCTCTATTGATGGCAGCAATATCAGCGTCAGCGTCAGCCGAGTGGAGCACCGGAGGCCCGTTTCAACTTAACGAATATCCGACTAAGGAAGAGGGACAAAGGCATACCTGTAGTAATTATGCTATTGCTATCAAGGACTTTGATACACGAACCAGAGCAGGAGATCACAGTCAAGACGAACTTCTTAAATTATATTTGGAAGCTTATTTTAAGGAGTGTAGATTACCAACTCACGCCCGTGACATAAATGAAGAGCACATGAAATAGAGATGATTAAATGATAAAAATTCCTAAGATGGAAGATTATTGGATCTATTTTGAAAAAGCAGCAATAGATTCAGATGTTTCTAAAGAACTTAAACTGGATTTCAAAAAGGCATTTTTTGCGGGCATTCAGGCGTTAATGTGTGGTCAGATAATTGTCGTGCAGAATTTTCCTTCAGAAGAGGATTATTTTAAAGCTATGAATAATTGGAGAGAAGAGTGTGAAGAGTTTTTTAATTCATTTAGGGAATTCCCTGCTGATTTTAACCGTATGCATTGATTAGGTAATTTATGACACGATCTAAAAACAATACTATTTCTCAATTTTTAGACAGATTAACTCTGGATTTATCAAAACCCTTAAAAGATTTACATTTTTATTATCTTCATGAAAGAGATGCAGGAACACATAGTAGATATTATGAACAAAAAATGGTTGAGATGTGTTTCTCTGTATTAGAAGATTTTACAATTTTAGGATTTAGAATAATCAGGCCAACATTTAGACCTTTTGGTTTTATCTTCACTATTGAATTTTCCAATTATGAGAATCAGATGTATCAAATTTATTTGACGTTAAAAGATTATGGTTGGAGAGAAATAAAGTGACTAAAATTAGTATTAATGGCTTGGATTTTGAAATTCCTCAAGGTTTCATTCATGTTAAGTGGCAAGATGTTGAACTTTCCCAGACTGTGTACATGATAGGTCAGCATAGAGGTAAACCTTTTGCTTATGGCCCTTATGTTGTTTTTGATAAAATTAATAGGTTATTAGTCAGTAACAATAATAGGCCTTTTCACGAATATGTAGAATCACTTCTTATTAGGGGATAGATTTGAAGACAGATAAATTTGCCAGAGGAGTATACGTTTTTGAATCTGTTTTAGAAGGTAAATCTTATCAAGATATAGGTAATGAAATAGGACTGTCACTTAGCACTGTTAAGCAAATTTTAGTTGAAATAGAACAGGAAGTTTTAAAATTGATCCCTTATAGGGACAGACCTCATGACAATTATGGAAAAACTTCTCCAGATAGATTAAGAGAATTTCGCCCACTTTGGATTAATTATTTAGAAATATTTAAAAATAAGAATAATATTTAATATGACTGATTTTGAATCTAGGTGTTTCTCATGCCGTTTTATGCGAAGAATAACAAGTTCTTCGCATATAAGATGTGCAAATCCAGATCTTACTTTGACTGGTGACGAAGATGCAATAGAGAAAGGTTATTTTCAATATCCATACAATTTCAATCCTATTTGGATTAAATCTATTTGTAAAAAATTTAAGGAGAAAATCTGAATGTTAGACACCCATTCGTTGGTGTTTTTACATCATAAGATATTTAAAGATACAATCGTTCGTTATCCATTTATAACAGATGCTAGATTATTGTTTCATGGCACTTTTTCAGAGGAAAGTATTCAGACTTTTATACGACCAGCTTGGGGTTTTTATGTGACTCCTTTGTATTCTTGGGCTAGAGAATATTATACGGGTTTAAATAGAGAATTTGGTGATGACTATGCGGGAAAAGGGTATGTGTATGCTCTATATGCAGATGTAAAAAATACATATCTTTGTTCAGATAAAGAGTCTGATATTTTTTATGCTAGGGATTATGATGAAATGGAAAATTTTATTGCTAGATTAGATAAATATGGATTTGACAGCATTAAGTATAGAGGTGAATCTGAGTCTATGGTTTTGTTTAAAGATGTCTTGATTATTAACGCTCTGACTGGACGACCTATGTGATTGATTTTAATGAGTCTTAACTTTAAAATACAGTTTGTATATAATGTATTTTTTAATAAGTAGTTTTAAGTTGTTTAAGAAAATAGGAATAAAGATATGAAAGATTATTATCCACAAGTTGAACTTGAAATAGGTCTTTTAAAGTATGGAATAAAAGTTCTTGATTTATGTGCTTATGTTGGATATAGTTTTGTTTTTGAAGGTGATGAAGATTCTTTTAAAGAATCTCTTAGTAATTTTATGCAGGAGTATGGTTGGGAAGTTCAAGATGAGGATTGGTTTCCTGGTGATCCTGGTTATTTTGGTGAACCTGCATATTTTATTATGAAGAAATTGGATGGTCAATGTTTTGAGGTCTCTTTAGATTTTCAAAATAAAATATTAACTAATGTTATATAATCAATAAGATAGGAATAAATAAAATGGGAACAAGATCTTTAACGTACGTTTATCAAGGTAATAAATGTTTAGTGTGCATGTATCGATAAATGGATGGATATTCATCAGGACATGGATTACAGTTGGCTAATTTTTTAACTCCAATCGAGCTGGTTAATGGTCTATCTTTAGATGATGAAGGTAAAAGAGTGGCAAATGGTATGCCTTGTTTAGCGGATCAGTTAGTGGCACATTTTAAAACAGGAGTCGGAGGCATTTATTTGGAAGCCATTGGTCTTGAAAAAGATTACGGGCAAGAGTATGAATACTATATCTTCGACAACACTGTACGAGTTTTTGAGATAGATCCTACAAGGAAAGTAATTTTTCAGGGAACATGGAAGGAGTTTTTAACTTTTTGTGAGACAGTCTGAAGCTAAGGAATTACCATGCTACCGTCTATAGAATCAGAATGGCAGAGTTTTAAAGACCTTGTCATAGATCCTGAAGCCCCAGAATATCAGATCATTGACATGAAGAATGCTTTTTATGCGGGTGTCAAAAGTTTAATGATGTTGGAGTCAGGTTTGGTTAAATCCAACTTATCTAAAGAAAAAAAGAGTAAGGTATTCGATTCATGGAATTTTGAGGTAGATCAATATTTTGTAGATCTTGTGAAATATTACCTGAAGGAACATCTTGAAGAGCAGCCTAAGGAACAAAGGTCTAAATTAAATTAGTTGAGTCTTGACTTGAAGTTTTAGTTTATGTATAATGTTACTTTAATAACAAAAATGCGAGCTAACTATGAAGATTAAAGAAAAAATTGTAAATTATTCAATAACTTATGAAGATGAGATTATCAATCAGGCGCTAGCTATTTTGAAAAAGCGGATTAGGAAGCCAGGGGTCTTTTTTACCGAACCAGCCATAGTAACGGACTATTTAACTCTGACTTTAGCTGAACGAGATATTGAGGTGTTTATGGTTCTGTTACTGGATAACAAGCACGGTCTTATTCATGAAGAGATTTTATTCAGAGGAACAATATGCGAATGTACAGTTTATCCGAGAGAAGTAGCCCGATTGGTTCTTAAGTACAATGCCTCTACTTTGATCTTAGTTCATAATCACCCCTCCGGCAGTATTGAACCATCACCAGATGATCTTCTCATTACCAAGCGAATAAAGGAAGCACTAGAGTTAATAGATGTGCAGTTGCTGGATCATATACTGATAGCACAGACTACCACTATATCAATGAGGAGTGAAGGTCTATTTTAATATGATTAGGATAAGAATATGATATACAAAGAGAAGTGGCTGTATCCTAAAACTGGATTTATCAGTATTCCCAAATCATTATTATATAATCAGGCTAAACTAGAGCTAACATCATCAGATCTTGTAGTTTTATTATACTTAATTAGATTTTGGTCAGGAGATTTTTCTCAATATCCATCACTGCATGTTTTATCAGAAGAGACAGGTTTGTCATTGGAAAAGATATTCAAAATACTTTTAAAATTAGAAAAACATCAGTTAATGGATGTTGAAGAACGAAATGGAAATATTTATTATAATCTATCCCCACTAGCCAATAAATTGAAGGATTTACTATGAAAGACCAGAAATGTCCCACATGCCAAGCACCTATGCAAGGATCTTTTGATGACGAAGGCAATGAAATAAAACCCAATCCTTATGCTTTTGGAGTATGCTTCACTTGCGGAGCACAGTTTAGGTATGACGAGGATTTAGAGCCACAAGAAATGACAGTAGAAGACATCTTATCCATGCCAGATGAACTCCGGATGTTATTATCTATGATAAGCAAAAAGGTATTAAAGGCTAAGAAATGAAAGAGATAAATTTAAAGATATGGACTATTTTTTTCAGTCCATTAGATTTTCCCAACGAATACGTGGCTAGACAGTTTGATGTGGATCGACCCACTAATTTTCTTTTGAGAGGAGACAGTTTGGATGATTTACGAGTTAAGATTCAGAATAATTCGGAAAATCAATTAGTTAGGATAAACCGTTGCGAAGAAGACCATATTAGCGTTATTTAGAGTTGGATATAAAAAGGTATTAAAGGCTAAGAAAGCTTAATTGAGAGAGGTAAATTCATATGAACTATGGCGATCTAACAATAATAGCCGAGATCCCTAGAATAAACAACCAAAGGAGAGTTTTGGTAAAATGCGTATGCGGTAATAGAACAGAAGTCTACCTACACCATTTAAAATCAGGAAAGACGCGATCCTGTGGCAACCACAAATTACTACCTAATGGATCCTACCAAATTATAAATAAAAAGGAAAAAGAACCACATAGACAATCAAAATCAAGGACTTACGCTTCGTATGCAGCCATGAAAGATCGTTGTCTCAATCCAAATTCCGACTCTTTTCAAGACTACGCAGGCAGAGGCATCACTTTAGATCCAAGATGGATAGAGTCATTCAGTTCTTTTGTAGAAGATATGGGAATAAGACCAGAAAACACTACACTAGATAGAATAGACAATAATGAAGGCTATACAAAGTCTAATTGCCGTTGGGCTACCGACATAGAACAAAACAATAACAAGAGAACCCAAGGACTAACAAAACTTCACAGGATTTTCGGCCAAATTAGAGAGGAAAAGAAATGACATACTACGATTATTTAAAAAGTATTATAAACCAATGGAATTTTTTAGATATTTTTCTAATTATTCTATTTTGTGGACTGACACTTGGATTATTAATCCACCACGATAACAAGGACTAAGATTTATGATATTCACTAACGAAAGAAAACTTCAGTACACAAGCTACTGGCTAGCCCAATCTCAGGCTGGTATCGCTGAAGAATTACTTGAAAAAGAACTGGATTCAATTCACACTACGAATTTAGATGCAGTAGCCCAAGGTCTGTTAATCGGTTTAGCCTCATTTTTAAATTATGTAGAAGATCATGACTTGGACAGCCACCACATATCAGAATTAAAGAAAATGAGAAAGTAAACACTTGACAGATATAAGAGAAGTTTATATAATGACAGACAGTTATTGAAATAGGAGAAAGTTGGAGCTCCAATAATTTCAATAACTTAAAAAGTTATTACTGAACCCTTGCTTTTAGATCGTACTCCAACACGATCTATTTCAAGGGTTCTTTTACGAGGAAAAGAAGATGAATTTAACAAAAAGAACAAGAACAGAATTCTTAGTCAAAATAGAAGAACGAAGAATTGATAAGAAATTAATCCCTACCATCAATGCTAGAGACTTGTGGAGCAAATTAAGAAGTAAACAACATTTTTCAGATTGGATTAAAAACAGAATAGACAAGTATGATTTCGTAAAAGGAGTTGATTATGGAATTAATTAAGAGAACCAAAACTGATAAGAGGACATTTGAGTCCTTAAATTATAAGAAGTATGATGGATATGGGTATATTTACATTATTGAGTTTGAATCAGGAGCTATAAAGGTAGGAATGACAACAAATTTTAACCAGAGATTAAAAACACATAGAACTACATTGGGAAGAGTATCTCCTGTTTTACGTTTTTGGGTATCAGTTTTACATAGTAATTATTTGGAAAATGAGAAAGAGTTAATAGAGTTTATTTCTTATGACGAAAGATCAGAAGTGACTTTCAAATCTTCTTTTGACGTTGTTAGACGTGAAGCTGAATTACTTGATTTTGAACAGGAAAGTAGATTACAATATTTAATGAGAGTAGATACAGCGATAGAATCAAAACCAAAAGATATTATAAGTTACTTAGATTACATTAGTTCTGATTTCAGTAATCATGTAGCAATTTCAGAATGGTTAGTGGAGGAATCTAATTCTAAAGATTTGAAACAATTAAAAATGGATTTATTTTTAGTAATGGATAATGATCTATATTCATATTTAGATAATTACTTTTTGGATCTTTGTTCTGATAACGGAGGAGGTATAAATTTAGTAGGTAAAGGATGGAATAAAGAAGATAAAGATCCTGTAATTTTTAATATGTACCCAAAAGATTTATTAGATGATATTATTCCAGAAATAAGACCTATTGTAAATTATAGGTTGAGACAGGTAACTTCGTAAGAGTTACTCATACAAATAATCTTATAACTCCAGAGTTTCGATTAAGAAGAAACAAATAGTACATTGGATCCAGGTAGCACTTTTAATTTTTGTGTTATCGGGATACTGGGAGTTCGGAGAGAGAGATCCAAATCCAAGTGTTTTTGAACTTTCCTGGGAAGTGTTTTTTAAGAGATCCAAATCTATCTTTATTGTTAAGAAGAAAATCCAAATCCATTTAAGAATTACATGTTTGTAAGAAGATGGGATTTATCAAGAAATAAATCCATTTTAAGCTAGATTACTTCCCAGAACTGGCCTTCTAGACATAATATGCCTCGAAATCCCAGTCTGAGTTTGCCCAGGACTATCCTTGCACCTTGATCTATCCAAACCTTATCAATTAATCACTGTCAAGAATCTTTGATTTAAGCAACGATAATTTTTTACTGCTACCATTGCATTGCTAGTAAAGGACTCTAGTCACTATCAGCTTATTTGGTGGCTTAAATTGCGTATTTTTGGCTAGTTGTTAGTTACATGGTAGCAATAATGAAAGCATATTGCAAGACGCGATTGAAAATAAATTGTCAGACCAAAATCTAGCATAAAACAATAAGCTGAAATGATGTTCTAAAAATAAGACATAGTGGTGTATATCACTTGACTCTGTTTAGTGCCAAAAATAAGCATAAATCCATCTAATTAAAGATAGAAGCACGACATATCGATCTAGATCATACTTATGAACAATCCAGAATAAATCTAGATTTAATTGAGAAGAAACCTAGGCAAAAGGCCGTTAGAGACGTTAGGGTTTTAGCAACTTCGTAAGCCTTTATTTATAAAAGGATGGATTAAATCCAATAAAACAGGACAAAAAGTTATTTTCGCCACTGGTGGGAATTTTGAAATTACAAAACTCTATCATTTTTTATGGATTTGGAAGCCACTGAGTTAGTCTAGATTGAGTGGCTTCTAGAATTGAAAAACAGATATGGATATACTGGGTGTGCCAAAATATATGAATCTAGATTTGCTAGCCCCTTGCTCTGACCTGCTGAAAATATTGTTAATCTAGATAATACTTGCCCAGAGCTTATCTAGGTTTAGTATTAAGCCAAAAAGAGAGTCAGATAATAAATATCTGACTCTTGAGTTGAGCCATTACAGCCCATCGGTGTACAACATGACATTGTGGAATAAAATCTTTTATTAAAATCTTATTCCACAACCAGCACGTCCATGTGCTGTAGCCATTAAATACTGATTAGATATATGAAGTAATGCTCTTCATTGTATTTTGCCACGGTATGACCTGAACTTTTAAACGTATCATATACTTCAGGCATATACAGTCTTAAGTTATCAGCACCTTCTGACGAATCATATCTACCAATGCCAATTCTACTTTTGCCATTTTCAGCAATCTTGTCAGTAATAAGTGCAGTGAGTGACTCTACAATAAACTTTCGTTTTACTTGTGGAGTCGGTTCAGTTTCACTTTGTTCGAGCCGTATACCGTATTGAAGATCGTATTTCATGTTGTTCACCAGTCAATTGATCTAGTTATATTCTCTTCGTAGTTCCAAGGGTTGCCTTGAACTTCTAAGTCATCAAAGTCTTCACCAATTCTTATGAAGCCATATTTTTCATCATCCATATCTTCAAGCATTTTCATGATTGAATCTACTTCAGCAAAGCCTGGTGTGTTCATGTACCACTTGATACCTGATACGTAAAAAAGTATACCTTCATGGCTGCACTCACGAGGTGTCGGTTCAGTAAACACTTCGTTAATCATGTTCTTTTGTTCGGCATCCAATTCGTCATAAATTGATTCATCTAAAACCAGTGCCACATCACTTCTGTAACCCATGTTATGTACTCCCGATAGTAAGCACGTCCATGTGCTTGATTGTTATGGTTTAAGCCGCAGCTTGTTCTTGGTTTTTGCGTACACCACGTTTGGCTTTAGCCACCACTTCTACCAGTTCAGCAGCGATGGTCTCAACTGTTTCAACATCTCGTTGTAACGATGTTTCAACGGCTGGTTCTACTACTGGCTCTGGTACAGCCGTGATTTCAGTCTTCACTGTGTTGAATAGTGCATTGTTATGAAACCACTCAGTCCATGCAGCTTGTTGATGCTTTTTAAAGCTGGGGCCGATGTTTGAATACACTCCGGTACTCATGGCTGGTTCTCTTTCAGTCATCACCGCCATGCCTAATAAAGCGTATGACAACTTGTTGGGGAATGGTTGCCATACACGTTTCGTGACTTCACTCACAGTCTGCTTGCTGACATGGTATGACAAGCCGATCTCAATGAAAGTTCTCAATGAAATCAATGGTGCCCAGTTACGTAAATGTTTCTTACCAGCACGTTCGCCGTACGATCTTTCAAAAAAGTTAGTGCCTGGTTTTAACCATTGTGCCGCAATCAATCCAGCTTTTGCCGATGCTGTGTATACTTGGTACGAAGTGGTAACTCCGAGTTTGTTCACAAACTCTTCAACTTCATTAACATCTGGCATAACAATAACCAGTGCTGGAGGTGCTGGTAATTGTGCCGGTAATACTTCACCTTTTAATTCAGCATCTGATTTTTCAATCATTTTGTCAATTTTAGCAACGACACCCTCAATGGTTGGCTGTGCGACTGGTTCTTCAACCACTTCGACAGCCACTTCTACAGCTGGTACATCTTCAATCACTTCAACCACTGGTTCTTCAAAATGCAATTCGGTAGCCAATGTGGTCTCAGCTTCAATTGTTTCAGCCACGTCTACGATAGTTTCAACTACAACTACTGGTTCTTGTTTGGTTTGTTTTGTATTCTTTTTCATTTCAGTTCACCGTTTAAGTTAAAAAATTGTTTTACTGTTTTGATACAGTGAAGCTAGTATACATTTTATAAAAGTTAAACGCAATAGCAAATTGAAGATATTTTTAATTTATTTTTATATCATTATATACAGCCACAAAACGAATTTTCTAGTAGAAATAAGAAGTTATCTACGAATGATTTAGGTTGAATTTAGATTGAATCTAGATTATTTGTGGGTTTTATTTACGTTACTATCTTGATTTGTCAGTAGTGATATGATAGACTGGTTTTAATTTATATACAATATAAGATGGAACTAATTAAGAGAAAGAAGACTGTTTATAGGAAGAGGAAAAAGACTGTTTATAGGAAGAGGAAAAAGACTGTTAGAGATTATATAGTCTACTTACATAGATCACCATCTGGTAAGTGTTATGTGGGATTAACTAAAGATTATGATAGAAGATGTCTAGAGCATAAAAAGGATAATAGGTGTAGATTATTTGCTAGAGCTATTGAGAAGTATGGGTGGGATAATTTAGAACATACCATACTTGAATCTGGATTGACTTTAAAAGAAGCTAAAGATAAAGAATCATATTATATAGAGAAGTACAACACATTCGTACCAAATGGGTATAATTTAACTACGGGAGGCGAAGGTTACATAGTTTCGGATGAAACAAGGAAGAATATGTCTCAAGCTCATAAAGGAGAAGTAAGGGAATATTTAAGGGGAAAAAATCTATCTGAAGAGCATAAAAGAAAGATATCTGAAGCTATGAAGAATATAACTAAGGAGACACGAGAAAAACTTTCTTATCGTGCTAAAAATAAGACTGAGGAACATCAGAGGAAGATAACTGAAGCGTTAACAGGTCAGAAAAGATCTGACGAAACTCGTCAGAGGCAAGCAGCTTCAGCTAAGAGGCGTAAGAAAAGAGAAAGAGATAAAAGATTGTTAGAAGCAATTCAACAGTGTAAGCACCTAAAGTCTAGATCAATTCTAGAGTGATAAAGACAGAAGATGTCAATTTGGATCGATAATAACGCAATCTAAATCTATAATCATTCGTGGTGGAATGAATGTAAATAAGAGTGACTCCATTCACTCCATTTACTATGTGGTAGTGAATCAACTTTTAGAGTGGTCGTAATTGCAAAACAGATACATTTCGTTCATCTTTAATGACTCTAATGCATCTGTATCTCAGTTTAATGACACGAAAAAACGAATTAATATCTTCGGCATCGCTGTGATCTACTGATAACCAAATATCGAATATATCCATCAGTTCTGGTGCGTAGCAGATTGTTGAAATACTACCTGCTTCTATTTCCCAAATGCCATTGTCATCGACATCTAAGCATTCTTCTATCATTGTTCTTACTTGTTTTATTTCTACAGCATTATAGCTTGCGATATTACTCATCTTATTTTCCTCAGTGTGTGCTACCGCCGTTCTATAAACGAAGTGTAACACACTCTTGTTAAGTTGTCAATTAACTCCAACGATTCAAATACTTACACACTCTTGCAGCTTCAGCTCTAGTCAAGTATGGGTCTTTGTCTTGTTCGTTACTTAGATTTCCGTAGTAATCTCTTTGGCTGTCCCATATTTTGAAAGCTGGAATAACCAAATTGGGTTCAATCAACGTGGTTGACATTTCTACTGTGTATCTTTTCTTCATTGTCTTTACTCCGTAAAGTGCTAATGATTGATCCATTTCTTGTTCTGCAACATTCATTTCTTCTTGAGTCATCATGATTTTTACACCGTGGTTGGTTGGGGTTAAAGCACATCCATGTGCGGTGGTTGGTTAGTGTTGTGGAGTAGCTTCAATCAGTATCATGTAGACTTGACGAAGTTTATCATTCAGTTCAAGCCATGTTTTACAACCACGTCGTGTGGCTTGCATTAAACCGCGTATTTTGTGGATTTCACGACTTTTGTTATCAATTTTTTTCATTTTATACACCGTTAGATTATTGTTGCTGGCGTTATTACCAACAAATTATATTATATATAAACTAAACTTGTAAGTCAAAGACTATTTTCAGTAGAAACAAGAGGTTACTGAGAATTATTTCAGATGTGATCTAGACAAGTTGGCGGGGATATGTTACAATTTTTAATTTATATACAATGTTAAGATGGAACTAATTAAGAGACAGAAGACTGTTAGAGATTATGTAGTCTATGTACATAGATCACCTTCTGGAAAGTGTTATGTTGGAATAACTAAACACTATGCTAGGCGATGTTTAGCACATCAGCATGAAAGTAATAGATGTAGATTATTTGCTAGAGTTGTTAAGAAATATGGATGGGAGAATATAGAACATATCATACTTGAATCTGGACTAACTTTAAAAGAAGCTAAAGAGAAAGAACAATATTACATAGAGTATTATAATTCATTTGCACCACATGGCTATAATCTAACTACGGGAGGTGAAGGTTACACAGTTTCGGATGAAACTAGGCAAAAACAATCTAATTCATTGAAAGGACATAAACATACAGATGAAACTAGACAAATAATGACTCAATCTAATAAGAATAAAGGTTCTAAAAGATCAGAAGAATTTAAGAAGATGATCTCTCAAATTAATAAAGGTAGAAATCCTTCTAGAGAGCAAAAAGTAAAAGCATCTGAATCTAATAAAGGTAAGAAAAGAACTGAAGAACAAAAACAAAATCATAAAGCAGCATGGATTAAAAGAGTAGAGTTGTATGGTTTAAGGGGTGTCAAACAGTAGGTATTTTTGTGAGCTATACTAGCACACCAAGGCATTGTGGAGCGTGTTACCAAGACGATTTTTTGGGGCTTAAAGATGGTGTTTTGATGGTTTGCCAAGATGGTATTTAGGCGCTGTCTAGACAAGCAATTTTGTAACTAGATTTGATCTAGGTTTGAGAATCGAGATTGCTTGT